CTCAACAAAATTATCGACACCTGGGCAACCAACAAGGCAGACCTCATCACCGCATTCAAGAGGCATCCGAATTATCTTGAAGGCAAGTTTATGATTGTGTTCAGCCACAATTTCAACCGCGAAGTTGATAAGGATGAGATTGATAAGTTTAGGACGTGGCTGCTTAGTTATGATACTGCTATGGCAGTAAGAGAATTCATGCCCGAAGATATGAGGGATCATGTCATTTGCTATGGCCTGAAACTTCCGAGGGAATTTTACGATTTCATTAGTTCCTTGCCTAATAGTACCGAACAGTATATTGATGAAGTTATGACCGATTATTTGAACAGGAGCTGCCCCAGCATTCATGCCCACAAGGGACAGAAAATGAGCCGTGTGGTTAATAAGCTCCTTAGCTACATTGGATATGACAAGCTGCCCGCCTACAACAGTGCCTTTGCCAAATATGCCGACGCGCTTAATCCTCTGCAAATTACAAGGCATACCGTTCTTTCTGTGAATCCTCTGGACTATCTCACCATGTCCTTCGGTAACTCCTGGGCAAGCTGCCACACCATCGACAAGGAAAACAGACGTGGTATGCCCAACAGTTATGAGGGAATGTATTCCTCTGGCACTGTAAGTTATATGCTCGATTCTCCGTCTATGGTATTCTATACTGTGGATGCTTCCTACAAAGGAAACGATTTCTGGAATGAGCCTAAAATCAACCGTCAGATGTTCCATTGGGGCGAGGACAAGCTCATCCAAGGCAGACTGTATCCACAGGACAATGACGGTAACAATGGTGCATACACTCCTTACAGGGAGATTGTACAAAGCATCATGTCCGAACTGTTCGGGTTTGCCAATCTGTGGACTGTAGGCAGAGGGACTGGTGCTTCCGCAAAATATGTGATTTCTGAGGGAACTCATTACAAAGACTATGAGTGCTATGACAACTGCACCCTTTCTCGTCCGAAAGGAAGCGAGAACGAGAACAATATCATCATTGGCCACGATCCTATCTGCATCAATTGTGGCGAGGAACACGACATACAGGACAATATTTCCTGCTGTGCAAAGAAGGTTTTCTGTGCTCATTGTGGAAGTGAAATTGATGATGGCGACATCAGATGGATTGACGATGAGCCTTACTGCTGCGACTGTTCTTTCTGGTGTGAACAGTGTGAGGAGTATCATGTTGGCGAGGGAACCAGCGTAAGAGGTTTCGGAATTGTATGTGATAGTTGCCTCGACGACTTCTATTACTGCGATGAATGTGGAGAATATGTAACCGAAAGACATGCCACTTATGTGGAAAGCGAGGGCGCATACTTCTGTGATGATTGCATCGAGGATAACTTTGCGCCGTGCGAACAGTGCGGCGAACTGCACAGACACAGAAACATGAGGGAGGTCGCTCGTCGTATGCTTTGCCCCAACTGTGCCGAGGAAGCCGAAAACGAAACTGAAGTCTAAGGGAGGTAATGTATATGAATAAAGAATTTGAAAAGATTTGCCGTATGTCTCAGAAGTCTTTGAAGAATCATGTGAAGCAAAAGTTGCAGGTAACTCATGGGAAGGCCATTGTTGAAGATGGTTTTGTATATGCACAAGGGAAATTTCCTGTGCTGCTGGTGGCTCATATGGATACTGTACACAAGAATCTTCCGAACCTGATTGTGTACGATGACACTGGAGACATTATTTCTTCTCCGCAAGGGATTGGAGGAGATGATCGTTGCGGCGTGTATATGATTTTTGAAATCCTCAAGAGATTTAACTGCTCCGTGCTTTTCACGGAAGATGAGGAGGTGGGAGGAATTGGTGCAGGTAAGTTTGCAAAAAGCGACTTACTTGAAGAACTTGATTTTAACTATATTATCGAGTTTGACCGAGCTAACTCAAATGATGCTGTGTTTTATTCCTGTGCAAATGATGAATTTGAGGAATTTATCACGCAGGATTTCTACAAAACAAACTATGGAAGTTATTCTGACATCTGCGAAGTGGCTCCCGCTCTTGGTTGTGCGGCAGTGAATCTGTCTTGTGGATACCACAATGCACACACAACAAGTGAATATGTGGTGTTTTCCGAAATGGAAGCAAGCATTGAGGCGTCGTGTGCAATCCTCGAAAGGACAACGGAAAGTGATAAGTTTGAGTATGTGGAAGATATGAGTTCTGTCTATTATGGTAACAACTATAGTTACAGCGGCGGATACTCAAACTACAGCTACACCGGCACAATGGAAAGTTACTATGCGCAGAAGTATTATATTATCGAGTATGTGAATGTGTATGGCACGACTGAATATTATGACACTTATGCTCGTTCCAAAGCAGAAGCAATCGGTCACTTCGTTATGGACAAAACTGATATGACATACGACAACGTTGTTGACGTGTGCTCTCAGGATTTGTATTATTAATTAACGCCAAACTGGCAGAAAGGAAATTGACATCATGAAAAACATCAAAATCGTCAAGGCCAAATATATTGTGGAGAGCGACCGTCGTAAGGGTAAGGCAGTTATGAATCTGGACACCGGTGAGGTGTTTACTTCTGCAAAGGAATGTGCTGATTTGAAGCATATGCCTTATGCAAACTTCCATGTGAAGCTTCGTGATGGAAAGCCTGCCGTCGATGGTCATCTGTACTGCTATGTGGCAGACATGAGCTATTATGCGGATGCGATTCAGGATCGTATCTATGCAAAGGCAAAGATGGAGTATGATGTAATGAAGCTTCAGTTGGCAGAGATTGAGCGAAAGAAAGCGAAGCTGTGCGCCGAAATGGGCAAGTTCAAGAATATTAAGGAGGACGGTGAATGAAATCTCCTTGTCAAAACTGCACAAAAAGAACAGTTGGGTGTCACTCAAATTGTGAAAATTACATAAGTTTTCGCAACGGCGTAGACAACATAAGAGAGAAGATGAGGGCCGACAAAGAATATGAAAGATATAAAAGAGACGTAGTTGTGAATGCGTATAGTAAAAGGAGACAAAGTAAATGACACTTGAAGAACTGAAAACCGAAGCAAGCAAGCTCGGTTATAGTCTAATCAAAAAGAAACCGTATATTCCCATTAAACCCTGCCCAGTATGCGGCAAGAGGGGTACGAGTGTATGGTATGGTCAAAGAGGCGTTGGTACAAAAAGGAAGTGCTCTTTCTGTGATTTTGAAGGAGATTGGACAAACGAAAAAATCTCCGTGAATGAAGCGTGGAATAATGCAGTTGAGCGGTATTTGGATAAGGAGGAAAAGTAAATGCCCGAAAAGCTATTTAACGTAATTGGCATTGACGATTTAGATGGAATGGTTTTTGCAAGATGTACCACTTTTGAGAAAGCACAAAAGGCAAAAACGCTGCTTGAAGCAAATGGGTTTGAAGATATGCTTGACATTGTACAAGACAAACTTTTAATTGACGTGATTGAAGTTGACAATAGGATGATTGAATTATGAGGAGGTAAAGTAAATGACAATTGCCACAATCGTTATCTTATCTGCAATGATTGGAGGAATGTCTGGAGCATTTGTAGCTATATTTGTGGATATATATAAAAAATAAGGAGGCAAAATAAATGGTAATCAATATTCCTGATTGGTGTAAACTTGGTTTAGAAATTGAGTGGTATGCTCCAAGATGGACTGGACTTGAAGAATGGGTAAAAGAAAAAGTTATTGGTTATGTCTATAACGGTTTTCTTCATCGGGCGCCCAATTGCCCGATATATGAAACAGAGTTTTCGGAGTATGGTAAGACAGTTAGGGAGGTAAAATAAAATGAAAGTTAAAGTAGTATTTGAATGCGAAATCTATCCGACAGATTATACTCCTTGGTTCACCGTGAATGACGAACTTAAACATACTGGATTTGATTGTGTAAACAATCTCTCCGTATTCGATGCAGAAACTGGAGAAGAACTCTAAAATGATAATTTTAAAGGAGGTAAAGTAAAATGAAAATTGCAGCACAGGCCGTAGACGTAGAGGATATCATTTACAAAGTTCTGACAAAAGTATTTCCCGAAGATCCTACTTGGGACGTTGAAACCTACAACGAATACTGCACACTTATTGAAGAAACATTGATTTGCTTGAAGGGGGAAAATTAACATGAATGAAATGATTAAATTCTGGCTGACGGATTTGTACGAAAGAGAAATTGAAGAAATCAAAGGAACTATATCAAACAATCATTTATGTATTTTGGGTGCAGCAGACGAGGAAGAAGAGCGTATATTTATTCAAAATGAAGTGGATATGAGAGAGTACCTTGATGTACTTGAAGAATTAAAAAAGAAAGTTGAGGTGGAATAAATATGAACGCAAATCATCATGTAAAAATGATTGAATACACAGAGAAATATGATTTCTGGGCTGAGCAAGACAATGTTGCATTATTTGATGACAGAGATATTTCCGAAGAAGAAGTTAACAAGCTAATTCGAGAGGGAGATGAGTATCATCCACATGTAATCTTTATGACCAAGAAGCAGTATGACAACGTATTTAGGAGTTTGAAGGGAGAATAAAAAGGAGGTAAGAGTAAGTTGACGCAGTAGCATAATAGGGGTAAAATAATTACGAATAATGTATAAAGGGAGGTAAACAAATGATTACTATTTTGCTTATCATCATTGCTTGTGTACTACTATTCGGAAAGGACGAAACAAAAGACGGGATTATTGCTCTCATTGGAACAATCATAATTTTTGCAATTATTGCAATGATTACAAATGCATGTGGGCTTTTAGACTAAACAAATAGTTTGTCCTATAATGGGGCAAACTAATACAAAACGAGAATACAGTACGAAATTAAAGGGAGGAATAAACATGGAAGTATCAAGAGAAATCAAGAAGGCAGAGGCAATTAACCGCATGAAGGAGCTTGGGCTATTTGCTCCTTGCATCAAGGCATTTAAGAGCAGAGATGAAGTACAGCTTTCTGAGCTGACTGGAGGCTTGTACGAATTTAGCAGCAACAGGGAGCTTACTGCAAAGGTGCAGGAGTTTGAAAGGAAAAACAATGCACTTGTGTATCATGTAATCCATACTCTTATGAAGCTTGATGGAGAAGTGATGGATATGTACAATTTCTTGTATGTGTCTGACTATCAGGAAGAATGGGAGACGGACAATGCCGATATTAAGGAAGGCTATGTATTTGCTTATGTATGGAACAAAACCATTGACTATTTTAGTGAATTCGGCAGTATTGCCGTAAAAGGAATGTTTGGCGGACTCGTGAGAATCGGCTAAGAAAATTTGTGAAAATTGTTTATTGAATTTCAGAGGGGAGGTGATATAATAAAGGCAAAAGGAGTTGGTGTAAATGGAAAACAAAGAGTTACAAGAAGTGGTTGATGTGATACTTCAGGCATTGCTTGAAATGGAGGAGAGATTCAACAAGAAGTTCGACGAAATAGACGAGTGGTTTGACAAGTTTGAAACAAAGTCAAAGTAAGCGGAGGGGCATTTTCCCCACCCCTTACACAACACAAAATTAATGGAGGTAATTTTATGAGAGTGCTGCTCAGAAGCTGCCCAAACGGAGATCGGTATGTATGGAAGAAGGCAGAAATGAAAGATGCAAGAACATTTGCTTTAGAGGATGGAACTTGCGTGTATCAAGCAGGCATTGTTTCTATTTCAAGAGATAACAGAAAGAAATTTGTAAAGTGTTCTTTCTGCGGAGCACTTATCAGAAATACACCGGAAGCAATTAAGGAACATACCGATAGGGCTTCAACTTCTGCATCTTGTTTTGGTTGCCAGTACATGAGAGAAGGAGATGGTAAGCAGTTATCTGCAAAATATACTCTGCAAGAGGATGGGAGCTACGTGGTAAATACAAAAAAGAGCGTTAAATTGTATTGCAGAGCATCGTTTAGGTTCCAGGATATTAATTCTCAAGAAGCAAGGGAAGTCTGTAGGTTCAAAGGTTGTGCCACGGCGGAAATGCAGCCCATTGAGGATATATTTACAAATTATCCTGGCCTATTTGATGACATAATTACTGTGGATAGAATTCTTGAAAACGGGTTCACAGAAAAGATTGAATATAAACACAGTGGCGTTACCTACTATAAACTGAAAGGGAAGAATCATATTACTGCAATAGTCAACAAGTTAAACATTGTTGACCGTTTTGTAATTTGTTACAGAAGTCAGTCGTTTGATGTTGTGTATTCTAAAAAGTACAACAAGCTGTTTCTTATTAATGGTTGCTGGTATAATGAATACAATAGTTCCGAATCCATTCCTGACAAAACCCTTAAAAGCATTAAGGAAAAAATTGCAAGCCTGTATAATTGAAAGGAGATATAATTATGGCACTCTACAATGTTGGGGATCGTGTTGTTGTAAGGGAAAATCTTGGTGTCATTAGTAGAAATTATCGTTATGGGTACGGATGGGGAATGGAGCGTTTTAATGGACGTGCTGTAACAATCGAAAGAGTTGTTGAACATAACGGTATCGAAGAAGATACTGAATACTTCCTCGAAGAAGATGATGGGAAATTTTCTTGGGGCAGCGCTGACTTTGCTGGTTTTGAGGATGGGACGGTTCCTACAGCACAGCCAAGCACCATTCTTACAAAGGCAGATATCAAGGAAGCGTGGGGTCAGTATTGTGACACGGACAAGCTCGTCGATGATGTGATGGCTCTGCTTACCAAATATGGGCATAGAAATACTGAGCACGGCGTATGTACGATGCTGAATGAATATTTCACCAACAAAAAGGATTTGATTGAACTGTTTCAAAAGTCTGCTTATTACATGGGCGACATGCGAATCATGATTGACATTGAACTCGAAAGAGAAAATAATGCAGATGATATTTATTCATTTTGCGAAAACTTCTATAATAATGTTGACGCAAGCAGGTTGATTCTGAAGTACGAAGATGAGTATGGTAAGAAAATTGATGATTACATCAGAACTGGAGTAGAGTGCATTACGGCAAAAGATTTGATGAAGCCAGAAGTGGTTGCAAAGTTAAAAAATGTAACAGATGCACGCAATAAGTTTGCAGATGATAAAGCAACGCTTGCTTCTCATGCAATCGAAAATGAGTGCTATAGCGCAATGCGTAAATTTAAGATGTTCAGACTTTCTACTATTGATAAAGAATTTTCTGAAAGCATGGATGCAAAATATAAAGTAAGGGAAGGCATGAAAACCAGCCGTGCTTTCAATCGAGTGTGCGGATTCTATGGAATAGATAAATTACCTAAGTATAATAAGCTATTTGCAAAGTATGCCGACATGGTAAGTGGACTCAAGAGAAAGCTAAAGTTCTTTATTAGCGTCAATCCTATTGATTATTTAACTATGAGCTTCGGTGTAAACTGGGCTTCTTGCCATACAATTGACAAAGAGAACCGTAGAGGTATGGATAACGCCTATTCTGGTATGTACTGCGGAGGGACTGTGAGTTATATGCTGGATAGCACTTCGATTGTTACCTTTGTGCATAATCATGTTCCGACCAATTGGGAGGACGGAAAGATTTATAGGTGTATGTTTCATTATGGAAATAACATTCTTGTACAGGGCAGAGTGTATCCACAGGGGAATGATGGTAGAACGGATTTGTATAAAGTATTCCGCAACTATGTACAAAATGTACTCGCCACTATTCTTGGTCTTACGGATACTGTCTGGAAAAAGAAAGAAAATGGTGATGTAATCAATAATGTAGATTCCTACGGAGTACACTATCGTGACTATACAACTTTTGAAGATTGTAACGTTTCTTATCCAAGAGAAAGAAGCGAGAGCCGTGACAATGTAATTAGCATTGGGCATTCTGGAATCTGCGCCAACTGTGGTAAACCCATCACAGAGAATGGTAGAATTAGTCATTGTTTTTGTTTGGCTTGAAAGGAGATATAACATGGAATTTAGACGTACAATTCCCGCAGGTCAGTTTTGTTTGTTTACTGTTACTATTGTGGATTATATCAGAAGCCGTAAAAGAATGTTTCAAACATTTGGAGATGCTTTTGACTATATTCAAAAGTATGCTGATGAGGCAGAAATTTTTGAAGTGAAATCTGATAGTTTTTCTGTCCAATACACGTTTCTTTCGCACGATACAAAACATTTCATTCGTTTTGCTACAGCTACCATTGATGCCCATTTGTTCACTTACGATGCAGATAAACCACTCGTTACTTCTAATTTTATGTGGACATATGAAGATGAAAGAAGAACTGGTCATTTGCAGTAAATAAGGAGGAAGAATAAATGTCATACAACATGCTGGATATGGAATTTGATTTAAAGGAGATTCAAAAATGAGAGACCCCAAGAGAATTGATAAATTTTGTGAGATGCTCAAGGCATACTGGCACATGTTTCCCGATTGGAGATTTATGCAGTTGGTATGTAATCTTCAAACACAGATTGGAAGTGATGGCTTCTATCTGGAAGGCGATAAGGCAATGGAACTGATTGAGCAGATGTTGAAAGGAGAATAAAATGTTGATTAATCATAACAACAATGAAACTAATCATGTCGAGTTTGTTTCTTATAGTGGCAGATATCCAAATCTTTGTAGTGGCGTTCTCGTGTTGAGAATTGATGGACTCGCATATGGCTTTGGGCATGAAGTTGGAAGTTATGATTTTAATACAAATAAATTTAGAGATCATAACTGCGAACCGTTCTGGCATAGCGGAGGAAATATTCGGGCAGATGAAGACTGGAACTTTGATGTATATCAAGGCGAATGGGAAATCGACGCAGATGAGATTCCTGAAGAATTCCGAAAATATGCAGCAGAGATTGATAGAGTATTTAATGACAACGTTCCATGGGGATGTTGCGGTGGATGCATTTAAGACGATACAAAATTAAAGGAGGATTTAATTATGTTCAACAGAGAAAAGGCAGAAAAAATTGCAGATGATTTTTTGGAGAAAATGAATCCTACTAATTGGAATGGGGAAGGAAGAAGACCGAAATCTTTTGACACAAGGATTGTGACTTATGACATTAATTCTATTAACGGAAACGAACTTGACATTTCTTTCGATTATCTTGAGGAAGATGGATGGACACATTATTGCGAACTGAGAGATAAGGAAACTGGAGAGTTAATGATTCCGCTACATGGGTATGGAGTGGATTCTTTGCAGAATTTGGTTGATACAATCATGGATATTTGTTCCGAAGAAAATTAAAGGAGGATAATTAAATGTCTAAGAACTACGAGAAAAGACTAACCATTAGAAAAGAATTGAAAAATATTGAGCTTGATACGTACACAATTTTTAAGGTAAAGGCGTTGATTGATATGCTCATTACAGAAAAGAGATGTCCACATTGTGGAAGACCGCTTCTTCTAAGTGATTTAGAACAATACGATTATGTATGTTCAGAATGTGATGAGAACTTCTTTGAATGTGAGGTTGATGATTAATATGAATAGTGAATTTCAATACAAAATGCTTGACCGTATGAGGTCAGATTGCGACTATTATCTTGATTTTGGAAACAGAAGTACAAAATATCTATGGGGAAAGAGTGTTGAAAAACACATTGAAGCCATGAGACGAATTTGGAATGAACTTGAAGAGAAGCCTGTATGGTTGAGTATGGAACAAATTGATGAATATGAAAGGAAGATGAGGAATGAATAATATTGAAATTAATGATAAGGGTTTTATAACTCTTGATGATAAGGTGATGGTTTCCGATCCATGTTATGGAATGAATACTTGGTGTCAAGGCGCGATTAATAATGTGCTCAAAGGCAACTATAAGTGTACGGTGGAAACTTCTGATGAAGACGCATGGGGTAGACGAGTTTCCGCAATTCAGGTTGTACATGCAGATTATATGAATAAGTTCCTTGAATACAGTAAGGAAAGCTTCGTGGTCGGCGTTGATAGTGGTCAGGCTGGTATTTTTGATTATGAATATTATAAGAAATATCATAGTGATGATAATGAAACCGAACACGTAAATGACGATTGGTATTGGAGGGTATGTGAACTTACAACAACGACTAAGAAAAATCCAAATTATGTAGCATTCGTTTTTGATTATAATGCAGAAGATATGGCTGAACAGTTAAAAAAGTACAGAGAATGGAGCAACAACACAAAGGTAAGTTGGCAAACGATTCAAATTAATGATGGAAATACTATTGATGGTCTTGGCTTTGCTTCTTCTTCTGGATATGGAGATGGCAGTTATTGTTGTTGGACTGCGCATAATGAGGAAGGGAAAATTGTTGCGATTAGAGTAGAGTATATTACAGAAGACGACGAGGAGGAAATGTAAATGAGTGTTTATCAGAAATACGATGATGAACTTCTTGAATCTATGTGGGACGAGCTTGAAGATGTACCTATTGACGAAAATGAATGCCTTGATGTTGATTGGAAAGGTTGGAGCAAAGGAACTCACAGAGAGGAGATTTGGCATTGGTTTGATGAAAACCACAGCAAAGGCGTTGGCTGGCTGATGAATGAAAGAGAAACAAAATATTAAAGGAGGATTTAAAAATGGGTAACAGAGCTGTAATCACTACGAGGGAGAACTTTAATAACGATGGAGTAGGTGTATACCTACACTGGAACGGAGGCCGAGATAGTGTACAAGCATTCTTAACCTATTGCAAAATGAAAGGATATAGAGAGCCGACAAGTGATAATTATGGGTGGGCAAGACTCTGCCAGGTGATTGGAAACTTCTTTGGCGGGGGACTTTCTATTGGGATTGATACGTGTAGTCATCTTGACTATGATAACTACGATAACGGAACTTATATCATTGACGGGTGGGACATTGTAGACAGAGAATATTTTAATGAAAACGAGCAGTATAATTACGACTTGTATGGAATGCTTTGCGACATTGATGATGCACAGCCAACAAGAGAACAGCTTGGTGCAAATAAAATTAAAGAGATGATTAATAAAGGAGGATTTTAATATGGGACTTGATATGATGCTTTACAGAATGCCTCGTTACAAGAAGGCTACCGCAAGTGTAATAAACGCAGTTGAGGGCTATCTTGATTGGCAGAAAGCAAAAAAGGAAGGGAGTGAGTATGCAAATTGTACATGGCAAGAGTATTGTGGAGCAGATGAAAATATATTGCTTGATAATGACATCATTAGTTATTATAAGCAATTCTATAACACAAAGTATTGTGCTTGGGATACTGAGCACAACTATGGACATAATTCCATTATGAAACAGGTTGGTTACTGACGAAAAGAGAATATGATTCATCAATGGTTTGTTGACCATGTTCAGGATGGAATTGACGACTGCCGTTACCACAATGAGTGTACAAAGGAAATTCTTGAGGAATTGCTTGATACTTGTGAGAAAGTGAAGCAGATTGCAGTATTGAAACCAGGAAAGGTTATAAATGGACAGACACTTATAAACGGAAAGTGGAAGAATTGTTATGAGGACGGAGAGGTCGTTGTAAATGCCGATGAAATTGCAGCACTTCTTCCTACTCAGGGAGGATTCTTCTTTGGAGGAACTGAGTATGACAATTGGTATATGAGAGGTGTTGAGGATACGATTGATATTCTGACACGAGTGCTTGAAACAACGGACTTTGAAAAGGAAATGGTCTATTATGTAAGTAGCTGGTAAAAATAAGGCTAGCTATATGGAAAGGAAGGAAATTAAAATGTATACTGTGTACGATTCAAAGGGGATTCCTTACGAAACTGTGTGGAACGAAATTGAGGCAGACTGCATTGCTTATTACATCGGCGGGTACTATGAAGAGAATAGGAGGACGAGTAAATGACAATTTATGATTTTATTAATACTTGCTGTACTATTGATGGTGTAGAATTTTCGATATTTGATTGTAATAGCGAAAGAGCATTTGATATTTCAGAAGAAGATCTGAGGCATTCTGAGTGGGAGGATTACGAAATTGGAGGTATGGATATTTTCTATGATGAGAAAAGAAAGAGTATCCATATTGAGTTTAATATAGAGATTGATGAGGAGGAAATGTAAATGGATAAAATTAAAATCGACCTTGGATTTGCAACATTAGTTGCTGAAAGAGGAGCAGACAAGGATTATAGAGAAGTGATTGTTTCTCTTGAAGATAAAAATGGAGTGTGGCTACAAGACATTGCAGTAGTGGGACAAAAGTATCATTATAATGAGGATTATGAAATTATACAAGACAAAGGAATTAATGTTTTAGTATATGCAGATGCAAACAATGAAGACTATACCAATGAATTTAAAATTAATATTCATGAGGAGGAGGAATAAATGATAACAAAATATTGGGTAAATTGTTTTGAAAGAGAATTATGTATCGAATGGGATGATGCGTACAAACATCTTGAAAGGGAAATTCTTGATATGCTTGACGAATATTATTCTGAATGGCATAGCACAGAAGAAATTGAAGATCCTGATTATAGAGCATATGTCGAAGATTCTTGTTGCGAAGAGTTTATGGTAGAAAGGTTAAGTGAAACTTACAATATGTGGTCATCTTGGTGGGTTGAAGGCGACGAAGACGAAAATGGAAATGAAATTTCACCAGACAAGACACATAATTCTGGATATATTACATACAGAAGGGCACTTGAATTGCTTGACAATGCAATTAAATGTTGTACAAATAACGGAAACGTAGAGCTTGCGATTGTACGAAGAGATTTGGACGCCATAGGATTTTCGGATGACGAAATTAAATGGTTCGGATATGATTGGATTTTGGAGGAGGAAGGCTAAATGGAAAATAATAAGTATGTTCAAACATATGTTACACTTGATGAAGAAGAATTAAGGCTTCTTAATATCCCAGAAGAATATTGGGAAGACCTTGATGTTGTAAATGATGCGATTCATTCTATGATTTATGAAAGGAAGGAAAATTAAATGAAAACTTGGAAAATTCCTGTGTGTTGGGCAATGATGGGAACTGTAAAGGTTGAAGCAAATACTCTTGCAGAAGCAATTGAAATTGCAAAAGATGATGCAGGTGTTATTCCTATTCCAGATGATGGGACATTTATGGATGGTTCTTGGGAAGTCGATTGCTTTGACGAAGATTATCTTCGTGAATGGTACAATGGAAATCAGATTGATGGGGAGGAATATTAAAATGAAAGAAATTACAAGCACAGTTTACAAGGCATTTGATGGAAAGGAATTTGTGAGCCGTAGCGATTGCGTGGAGTATGAAGCAAATGCATTTAAAGATGTCAATTTGCAGAAGTTTGACGTACAAATTCCTTATGGAGACGACGGCCTTTATACTCACGTCGCTTACAAAATTACTTCAGAAAATGAGTTCAATATGTTTATGACATATCTAAAGTATAACTATAGCGACATTTACGGAATTGAAGAGTACTCAGGCAACGGATGGTATATGACAACAACATCTGATGGCGATTGGGCAGATGTATATCTGTTAAGTAAAGTTGTTGAAGACTTTACGCATATGCTTTCGGAGATTGCAAAAAACACTTTGAAGTTTTAAGGGAGAATTAAAAATGAAAATTGAATTCAATACAAGTAATGCGGCTTTTGATGAATATGGTGGTACTGAGGTAGCTCGTATCCTTGAGGAAATTGTGCATAAGGTAAGGCGAGGATATGACCACGGCGCAATTATAGACATTAACGGGAATAAAGTTGGATTTTGGGAAATGTAAGGAGCCGAAAGGCTCCTTTTTACTTGACAAGGATACAAAATTAATGTATAATGGAGGTACAAATTATGAAAAAGAAAAATGAAAGCAAAGTATGGATGGAAAGAGAAGACTATATTAATTATCTCGCAGCACAAAGTAATGAGGTGCATATCAGCGACAGAAATAGTAAGACTGGACCCTTGTGTAATGACCTAGCATTTCCTATTTGTACATGCCGTGAGGATGCACCGTGCAGAGAGGGAGGCTGTTATTGCAACAAGGGCAGACAGCAATTAGCAGTTGTACAGGCTGCATATGCAAGAAACTTGAGATTGTATAATACAAATCCTGTAGACTTCTGGGAGCAAGTGAAATTTAAGATTAAACACCGTCCCTATCCTTTGTTTCGTTGGACTGATAGCGGCGACATTCCAGATGCAGATTTCTTTGTTGGTATGGTAGACTTGGCAAACACATTTCCCGACATTAAGTTCCTTGCATACACAAAGAAATATTGGATTGTTAACGAATGGATTGATAAGAATGGAGATTTGCCAGATAACTTCACAGTAAGATTCTCTGCATGGCATATTGGTTGGAAGGTAGAAAATCCTCACAGCTTACCTATTGCCTATGTAGACTTTAAAGACAAAACTTTGAATCCTGAGTTTCCGAATGGAACGACTGGTTGTCCTAACCAAAAGGATAAAACAATCACTTGTAGTATTTGTAGGAAGTGCTTCAATAAGAAAATCCAATCTATTAAATTTGACCAACATTAACAATACAAAATTAACGCAAGGAGGTGATTTAATGATTATTTGCAAACAATGCTTTAAAGGAGATGAAACATACAAAGAAGCTGAGTTTGATTACTGGCAATGGTTTGATGCAACAGAAGATTTCGACGACCCACATGGACGTTATTGTGATATATGTGGAAAAGAATTTGAAGACGGCGAAACTGTAGTTTTGGTTAATGAATAACAGAAAGGAAATGACATAATGACAACTAGTGATTGGACCGGTAATAGTAAGGCAATTTATTCTTGTCACGGAGCAAGTAATCACAGTGATACTGAACGAGAAGCAAATGATTATTATGCGACTCCTCCTAGTGCAGTAGAGATGTTGCTTGGGCTTGAGGGTTTCAGCGAAATAATTATGGAACCGGCTTGTGGAGAGGGACATATTGCGGAGGTTCTTAAAGCTCATGGGCATAGGGTTTTGGCAACAGATCTTATTGACAGAGGGTATGGTATTGGAGGAGTAGACTTTTTCTGCATGAACAAACCAATGGATGTAGATATTGTTACAAATCCTCCCTATAGTATGGCAAAAGAATTTGTAGAACATGCAATGGAAGTTGTAACAGACGGGCATAAGGTTGCAATGTTTCTTAAGTTGACATTTCTTGAGGGGCAAAGCAGAAGAGAATTGTTTAAAAAGTATCCACCTAAGACGGTTTATGTTTCTACTTCTCGTATTGGTTGTGCAAAGAACGGTGAATTTAAGAAGGATAAAAATGGAAATCTGAAGGCTGATTCAGCAGTTGCTTATTGCTGGTATATCTGGCAAAAAGGGTTCAATGGAGAACCGAAAATTAAATGGTTTAATTAAGGAGGAATATTAATGAACAAATATCAATATTATGTAAACGGCAAACCAGTAACAAGAAAGGAAATGATGGTAGAACTCAAAAATAAGTGCTATAAGATAATTCGTACTGAATACATTGGTGACATTGGAATCAACACAACAGAAACTGATGAGAAAAAGTTTAATAGCTTCATGCGAAAAATTGAGAAAGGACACATTGTCCTGATTGATAATAAAACTTTTCGTCGCAAGAAGATTTAAGGAGGAATAAAAAATGAGTAAATTAGAAAAGAAATACGGAGCGTTGATTTACACTTCTGATGGAGGACACGAATATACAATTGGGCAAATCACAACAGAGTACAATGTAATTATTGATGAATTTGGTGATGTTTGGGAGTTGTTTGATACAAATGTTCTTGTATACGACAAGTTAATCACATACTTCTACGGAGATATGGATGATGATGATACAGTAAAATATGTAGACAAAATCATTGACTACTATGAGAAGCATCAAAGAAAAGTGAAATTTGTAAGAGATATTGTTGGCAGAGAGGATACACTTTATGAAGTGTACATTGGCACAGAAGAAGAGAAAGAAGAAGCGGCTAAGAGAATTTCTTGTATGGATATGTTTAGGTTTGCTAAAGAAGATAGAGTATCAAGTTTTGACCAAGGAAATAACCTGTAATGGAGGAATAAAAGATGCAGAGACTTGTAGTTTGCAGTGATATTCACGGATTTTACGATAAATTAATGGATGCATTGGATAAAGTAAACTTTAATCCTGAAACAGATTTATTTATAAGTTGCGGAGATGCAATGGATAGAGGCAAACAACCTAGGGAAGTAATTGAGTTTCTCAATGGACTACCAAATAAAGTATTGGTTAAAGGAAATCATGAACAACTCATGCAAGACGCAATTCAAAGAAGATGTTTTCTAATGCATGATTTCCATAATGGTACAGCAAATACTGCATATGATTTTTGCACAAAGGAAAATGCTGGGCTCATGAGCCACGCTCAGATTCTTGGAGAACTGAGAGATGATCCAGAATATCAAAAGTATATGAGCTTGTTGGTGAATTACTTTGAGACAGAACACTATGTTTTTGTACATAGCTGGATTCCTGGCGGCAAAGACTGGAGATATGCTTCACAAAGCAAATGGAACAAGGCGTTTTGGGGCAATCCTTTTGATATTGCGTCAGTAATTGGAAATAAAACTGGCAAGACGATTGTACATGGACATTTTCATAATAGCTACGGTTGGCACAGAAAGGGAATTGGTAGTGAGTTCGATGAAGATGCTTGCTTTGATATTATTGAGCACGATGGATGCATTGGTTTGGATGCCTGCACTGCTTGGACACACAAGGTAAATGTACTTGTGTTGGAAGATAACTTCTTGGAGGATTAAAATGATTACTAAAATTACTAAGATGATTCCAACTACGTATTATATTGTAGATGGAGTGAAATTTGATGGAAATGAATTATTGGAGACTCTGGATAACATAGTTAATATATTTAATTCATGGGTAAGCGAATTTGAGATAGATTGGAGATGTGCCGAAAAACTTTTTGATCTTGGTTATCTTGATAGAAGGTATCTTTATTATGATGGTACTCTATATCATGACACAGAAGATAAAAAAGCAGAAGCTCTGTTGGAGGAAATCTTGAAAATGTAAAGGAGATTAATTATGAAAATTAATAGACCTATTCATTATACGCAGCCTTGTCGGACGCACGAAAAAATTGATTGGGAACCGTATTATACAGGATTTATTGGAAGTAGACGAATGCCAGATGGAGTTTGCAATTTCATTTATGAGATTTATAAGGATGATGATGGGAATTACCGAGCCGAAGCCAGTAATAATGCCTATGGAGCGATAAGAGTCGCAGTTAAAAGTAGAAACTATAAAAACGTACACGGGTCAAAGTACAAGGAAAACGAAGTAAAAGACCTAATGGAAAATATAGAAAACGGAAAGTGTTTGTGGCTATATGTTAGTCACTGTAATGTTGTCGGTAAAGTAACAACTATGGAATATTGAAAGGAAATTAATTATGAAACACATTTATACTTCACCTCTTTGTGGTTGGGACGAATCGGCAGACCGTGTTTATGTGTACGAGCTTGAGAATGATGAAGAAGTTTTGGATTTTGAGGAGATGAGTTTTGAAGAGAAGTGTGATTTGTTTGGTGTAAGAGAGGAGTATGATGTGATGCCCGGTGCATTATATCACAGATATGACTTTCATTGTACTGGAGGTCATATTATTATGACGGAAGTCGTTGCTTGTAATGTTTGAAAGGAGATTTTAAAATGAAAACTGGATATGGTTACAAACTGTTTGAAATGGATACTACTGGCAAGTTGTATCCTCTTTTTATTGGCAAAAATAAGGAAACTAAGATTGGAGAATGGATTCCTGCAGAGAATTTGCCGACAAAGGGGTTTTCGCTCAGACCAGGATGGCACCTTGGTATGGATATCCCTGATGCTCCTTGGCTTCGTGGATATGACGGTTCTGACCTTGGACCTTATAAGGGAAGGAATAAAGGATGGAAACGAGTATGGTGCTTGTGTGAATACGATGCAACAAATGATTATAGAGAGGAGGTATTGAAGCTCCCAGGAAAGTGTATGAAAGACAAAGTCCCAGAGAATGGATTCTACTGGTTTAAGGAAGGTTCTCGTGGAACGTGGATTATTACAAGTGCAATTCGTGTTATGAGGGTGTTGGACGAAAAGGAAAGGCGGGAGATTTTGAAGAAAAATGGATATGATGAAGTTGCAGCTTACGCAAGATACAAAACAGCGTTTGAAAAGAGGATGGCAAGTTGACAAAATATTCTCAAAATTATTGACAATACGAAATTAAGGCGTTATTATAAAAGAAAGGAAGGTTGATGTTGATGAAAACATTGAATAGGTGTGAATCTAAGAACTGCGCCGCCTATTGTCATCATCATTCTTGTTATTTAACGGTAAAACAAATCAGACAAAAGAATTGCTTGCAAAAGCAATGTTGGCACCTAGAGAAGAATGAAACCCATAATTGGTGGCAACAAAGAGCTGCAGCAAAACGAAAGAGAATTGAAAGAAAAGAAAGACTTTGTGGAGGTATTGAAAATGTTTAAGAAGACAAAGTACAATGGGGAACCTGCATATGTTTATTACAACGCAAATCCTAAAGGTAAAAGAACTGATGATTGTGTAATTCGTGCAATTGCAGCGGCAGAAGGAAAAACATGGGAAGATGTTTTAAGAAAACTCGTAGAATATTCAATTAGAACTGGATATATGGTAACGGCAGTAGAAAATTATACCTTGTATTTTGAGGAGAATGGTTGGAAGAAAATGAAGCAACCTGTGAAGAGCAATAGACAGAAATATAGAGGTTATGAGTTTGCAAAGATTTATAACGGAAGATGTCTTGCTCATGTGGGTACTCACCATATGAGCTATCTGTGTGACCATAGCTGGTATGACATTTGGGATTGTACGGATGGAGTTGTGGGCAATTATTGGGAGTATGTTGGAAAGAAGGTGGATTAATGGCAAAACCGGGATTTGATAAGTGGCTAAACGATATGCAAAGAAAAGGCAAGTATAAGACAAAACTGCGTTTAGAGGGGTATATAAAATGTATGGTAGACAATCAAATGCATTATATTAAAGGAGATTATTATTTGTACGACAGTCACGGGAATGAAATTTATAACTGTATTGACGAAAACGAAATGGGTGTTGTTGCAGCTCGTCGTGACATTCTGAATATTCTTCAAGAAGTGTATTATGCTAGTGAGCCAGAAAAATGGAAAAAGAGTGGACCATTATATCTTGATGGTAAAAATAAGAAGCAATCAGTAGACACATTCAACGGAACTTTGTTGTATGTAGTCGTCATGTTGCTTCTGACAATCTTTAATGATAGAATTATCGGTTGGATTGGTGCAACAATATTCTATCTTATTTGGAAATCTTCAAAGTATAATTAAAGGAGGATATTATTATGAACGGACGTTTGGAATCTGAATTGAATAAGCAAAAAGTTATTAAGGCAAAATTGAAAAAGCTTCCGCCTATCTTTACAGAATTTTATAGTTATATGGAAGAAGATGATAGATCTTATAATACGATAGAGCATTATATTGATTATAATGTTGAATTCATGGAATATATTACAGGAGGAAAAAAGGACGATGAGTATTATAAGAATGTAACTCAATCCAATGTAAGGCAGTTTATTTCTTCTCAGAGAACAAAGGAAAAAGAAGGAGAGATTGTAAGAACGGGCGATAGTATTCTTGCAACAAAATGGTCGGCAATTAAAAAATTATTCGTATTCTTGAATGATCTTGGTTTTACAGATAATAATCCGGTAGAAGGGGCAAAGAGACCAAAAGTAAAAGCAAAAAGTGAAGTAACATTCTTGGAGGAGGACGAGATTAGTAAGCTGTTTGCAAACATAAAAGAAAAGTCTACAGAAAGATTGTTTAATAGAGATTTGTGTATCTTCTCACTTTTCATTTCTACCGGATTAAGAAAGTCTGCATTGGTGCAAATAAATGTAGAAGATGTGAATTTCAAGACAAATACAATCACAGTTATTGAAAAGGGAAGAAAAGAAAGAACTATTGGATTTGGTGAAAATATGAAACAATTGTTATTAAATTGGCTTCAGGACAGAAGGGATTATTTTGATGTAGATGAAAGAGGTCCTTTGTTTGTATCACAATGGAATAATAGAATGTCACCAAAGAATATAGAATTGCTATTGAAGAAATATATTGAGGGTGTTACAGATAAGCATATTACACCTCATAAGCTTAGAGCAACTGCAGCAACACAAATGGGAGCACACGATGTACCAGTGCAAGTAATAAAGGAAATTTTGGGGCATAATAATGTCAATACGACTATGAGATATGTCGCTGCACTCGATAAGCAGAAGCAGGAAGCTGTTAATATTCTTGATAGCATTATTTAAAACTTGACAAAATTAATATTGTACTGTATAATACAGTTATAAGGAGTGAAGAAGGAGATGTTTAACGAAGCGCAAAAAGAGACGTTTATAAAAAAGTACTTGAGGAGTAAGGTGGTTGCAGAAACTAGCCTTTATGCAGTTTTTAAAAAGACAGAGGATTTTGAAGAGAAACTTAATAAGGATGTGTCAAAGTTTACTAGGGATGAGATTCTAGATATGCTTGCAAAATTTAAGGCAAAGTCAATCAACTCTTTGTTGAATTACACCATAGTTTTAAAGCATTATTCTAGATTCGTATTCGGAGAAGTTGGTACAAATGCGTATGAGTCAATTGGAAAAGCAGATGTTGCCGATATGGTAGACAAAGATGCAAATATCTTGCTTACAAGGGAGGAACTTGATGATGTTGAAGTGCAGCTTCTTAACTGGGTAGACAAGGCAATCGTAGAATTGCTTTGGGAAGGTGTCGCTGGTAAGAATATGAATGATATATATTCAGTTACAGAAGACTGTGTGCAAGGAGATAAGTTATGTGTAAACGGTAAAGAGTTTACTATGACAAGAAGACTAAAAGAATTTTTACCGAAAGCGTTTTCTGAAACAGAATCTATGGCATATGGAAACACAATGAGGATCTCACAAGTAATCGGTAGAGGGCGTATTTATAAAGAAAGACCAAATACAAGAGGCGTAGACTCTGATGATGTGCATTTTCGCTACTTTTATCGTAAAATTCAAATATTTAGGGACTATTTAGATATACCTGGTCTAACAATGAAGAATATTGCAGCGTCTGGTTTATGGCATTATCTTCAACATGGTATGAAGGAAACGGGATTGGACCTTAGAGAGTTCTTGAAGACAAACAAGGGAGAAATATTGGCAAAGCAATATGGGTTTGGTGATTATTATGTAGACAACATTTGTCAGAAATACGAGCAGTATGTATAAGCATATTGCTTATTATATACTGCTTACAGCACAAAATTAATTAGTAATTTATAGAAGGAGAACATTTGTTCTTGTAATTTATGGTCAAATATGCTAAAATATCCGTACAAACTTTAGACGAAAAGGGGAGAAAAACATGAGACAATTAATTGATGCATTAAAAGAAATAAAGGGGAAAAATGTAGATATTTATACTGAGCATAAGCTCTTTGACAAGCAACATATTCAGATGAAGTTTGTACCAGAGACAGAAGCGGGATGGGGGTTCCGTGTGTATGGACAGGCAATATGTATTGATAAAGATGATGTTGTTTCGTATGAGGTTGATGATGGAAGGATCGTAATCAACGGAAATAGGATGACAATAAAAATTATTTTAAACTATTGACAAAACTTACATTATGTGGTATAATCACAACATAAGTAGAAAAGTGGTTATACCACATGAGGAAAGGAGGCAGCAAAATGTCGGGTTGACATTAGGGCGAGTGTATGAAAGTAGGAGGATACTACCAATGCTGCAGTTGTGGTGCAGTGCATTACATAAAATATCCATATAAGACAGAAGAACTATATTATGAAATGTTTTGTGAAGAATGTGAAGACGAAACATTACAGTTATGGATAGGCGACAACTTGGATGATAAGTATTTATATTGGGATATAAATAACGATCCAAGATATTTTTTATATTAATACAGTACAAAATTAATGAAAGAAAGGAAATATAATAATGAATCAATTTACATTTATCGGGAAAATTCAAAGCATTAAGGATTCGAACTCATTTCATCCAGTAGAGAAAAAGACTTTTGATTCAGGCTGGTCTATGACTACAGTTAGATTTAACTGCATTTCTAGAACTAATCGTGTGATGTGTGTAGCACAAGGTGGAAAATGGAATGATGACAAAAAAAATGTTGTAAAGACAATTGCAAAAACTGTAACTAATGAGGACGGTTCTGTTACCAAGGGAGAAAAGATTGACATTCCCTGGTCAAAGAGATTTGATGAAAAGGAAATCGAAAAAGTTGCGGGCTATCGTAAATTTGTTGTAGATCTTGGGGATGCTCAGATGCGTTATGCACTACAAGATGCAGTAAAGGCATTTGAAAATGATGAGATTACTGATGAATTAATTGCCAAGACAGGATGTAATAATCTTGAAGAGGTAAAGGAAGCTCTTGATAAGAGTAACAAGAGACGCCATGTGTTCTTGAGTGAGTGGGATTTTGCCGAGTTTATGACTAAGGTAGTTTCTTCCCCTAAAATTAAGGATACTGTGTTCCGTATTTCTGGCTATCAGGAGGTGCAGTATAATGCAGAAAAGGGTCGTTTCTATGTAAATTATCATGTGAACCGTGTTGATATTGCAAAAGATGGTATTGATGAAGCCACAGATCTTTCTGTAGATTTTTATTTTGGAGCTAACGCAGTAGATGATTCAGACTTTGATGAAACTGGCAAGGGATTTATCAATGGGTATACCACATATTGGGATGGTATGATGAAGAAAAACGGCTTTACACCTATTACATTTGTTGTTCGTGATGAAAAGAAGCTAAAAGTGATGAAGAAGAAGCTCGTTGCAGATGACGATGAAATTAAGAACATTGGTCTTGTAGGAGAAGTAATTCAAGGTGCGAGTATGTCTGCAATTACTTATGAAGATTTGAGTGATGAAGATAAAGAGGATGTGGACTGTGGGCTAGTGACAGTAGAAGAGTTAGCGGCAGCAATGGGTGGACAAAAGGCAGGAGAAAGAATTTCCGAGATTCGTTTCAAGGGTCTAAATGCAAGAAAAAAGAATGTTGAAGATACAAGTTATACTACAGACGATATGCATCCTGCTAGAGCCGATGTCAAAGAAGATACAGAAGATGTGGATTTGTTTGATGATGATCTATAAGGGAGATTAATTTCTCCCTTTATAATACAAAATTAATGGAGGTGAATTTAGAGATAATAAAATGGAGAATATTTACAAACATATAATTCATTAAAAGAAGCAGAAAAGTGTACCGGAGTTAGATATCAGCAAATTAGTGCCTGTGTGAGACATATAAAAATATCATCCGGTGGTTTTATGTGGTTATACGAAGACGAATACGATCCATCTATTGTATATAAATATAAATCACATAGAGAAAGATTAGTTGTGCAATTAACAAAAGATAATAAATATATTAAGGAGTATTCAAGCATATCAGAAGCTTCAAATCAAACTGGATTTTCTAAATCTAGTATTGGTGAATGTTGTTCTGGTCGTCATAAATATTCTCATGGATATATTTTCATGTATAAAGAAAATTATGAAAAAATTTTAATTAATGAAGGAGATAATTAATATGGCATTTGTAAAACCTACTGTAAAGACTATTAAACCAGATCTAAAGAATGTAAGTATTTATATTCGTTCAGTAAAGAAATTCGGAAAGTCCACTCTATTTAGAGACGTAATTATGGAGAAGTATGGAGACCCAACCTATGGATGCCTTGCAGAAATTGGCATGGAGCACGGTGATGAGCTGCTAGATAACCTAAACACTCTTCATCTAGATACTTACAAGGATCTTATTGAGTTCCAAAAGTGGCTGATTGAGGGCAAGGGAACTGAGCATCACATTGAAATTGTTGGTTTCGATGTTGCCGATGAACTTGTTCCCCTGTTTGATAAGGAAACTATCCGTCAGCACAATATTGAGAATCCTCAGAAGACGGTAAAATCTGTGAAGGCGGCTATGGGGGGCTATACTGCAGGAGAACAGTATTCCGCCACTCTTATGAAGAACTATTTTGATAAGATTCGCAAGGCGGGTATTCAGGTTTGGGTTCTAGGCCATTCGAAGTATAAGAATATTAAGGATAAGGCAAATGTAGACAGCGAGGGCTATATGCAGCTAACAAGCAATCTATCTGCCGCATATGAAGCGGCTCTAGGCGACATCTTTGATGTCGTTGTTACTGGTATGATTGACCGTAATATTGAGACTGTTGGAGAGGGAAGCGATGCTAAGAGATATGCAACTGATTCTATTCGTAAGCTTTATTTCCGCGGCACCCCTGAAATTGATGCTGGTGGCAGATTTGCTTTTGGTGCAGTGCCTGAGTATCTAGTATTTGACAAGCCAAATATGGCAAAGGATTTTATCAAGGTTATCGAGGATGGTATGGAAAAGAGTAAGACTTGCAACGCTTCTTCTGGTGATGTAGAGGTTTTAGTCAAGAAGACTGCTAAGAAGATTACCAAGAAGGCAAAGGTTGAGGAGCCTGTCGTTGAGGAAGACGAAGAGATTGATGCTACTCCAGTTCAGTCAGATGAAGCAGAAGCTGCTCCTTGGGACGATGATGACACGGATCTTTTCGATGAAGATAACGAAGGCGATACAGAGACTTTTGATGAGGACGCAGCCAAAGCAACTATCAGACCTGCATTCAAGGTAGCAGATGCAGAAACCAAGAAGATTATTAAGGGAATTCTAAATGGTGCAAAGCTTGCAGACGTACATGATGAGAAGACTCTAAAGGCAATTCTAGAAGCCCTAGCTTAACAAACAGGGGGAGGGCAACCTTCCCCTTATTTTTTTGGAGGTAGACTATGGGAATGAGAGTAACTTGCAGATACTGTAAGTCTAAAATAGAAAAGAAAGATGCTCTTCAAATTCCAGGAGAGAAATATAATACATATTATTGTAATCAAGAATGCTATGACAAAGCAAACGCAGAAAAGAAAGTGAAAGAGATTGAGAGACTTGCAAATAAGCAAGAGAGGGAAGAATATGTGAAAGAAAAGGCAGAGTACGATGAAATTTTTGAAGAAACAAAAACTATCTTCGGGTATGAGTTTCAAGGCTATGGAATACTGAAAAGAGAAGTAAAGAATTGGGAGAAGCTTGCGGACAGAAAGAAGATTTTAAGCTATCTCAAAGAGAATGAAGATTTCTTATCTTCCATATTAGCACGAAAGGAATTTTCAAATGACTTTAATCGTGTGCGCTATTATAGTGTTATTGTGTCATCGAAGCTACATGATTATAGAGGACAGCCTCCAGTTGTTGACAATGCTATACCAAAGGAATCTTCTTTTGTATTATTCGAGCCAGTAAGGGAGAATAAAAAGGTACGAAAATCATTTGCGGAATTGGAGGATGATCTATGAATGATGTTTGGTTAAGAGGTGTAGAAGACAAATATCCAAAAGAACTACTAGAAGGACGTATCAATGCAGAAGCATCTGTAATTGGTGTCCTGTGGCAAGACCCACTTATTCTAGATGAAATTTCATTATCATCGGCAGACTTTTTCAGTAAAGATGGGCGCTTTTATTTCGGTGTAGAAAAACATCTTCGTTCGAAAAATTTGAACGAGTTTGATGAAGTTGCAGTAATTAGTAATTTATCTGAAGAAGCACTAGAAAAGTTCAATGAACGTGGAGGGTATAAGGCAATTGATAATATGGCAAGCGTTGTTTCATTGAAGAATAAAGATAGCATTCTAGATGAACTTTATAGATATAATACAATTTTACGCCTATATGATGCTGGATTTAATCTTACAAAGAAGATTCAAATTGGTAAAAAAGAAATGACACCACTCGAATTTTCTAAAAATCTTACATCAACAGAACTTGTGGAGTGGTATGAAACGCAGCTTAACAAAATGTATGTTGGCGGTTACGATGTAAAGTTGCTTGAAGATGTAGATATTGAAATTACGGATGAATTTCTAGAGTCGTTGGAAAATGCAGAAGAGTACGGAACTCCATACGCATACGCAGGAAAAGATATAAATGGGGACAACATGAACGTCTTTCCTTATCTTTCCTCTTTGACATTGGGATTCACTCGACAAGCGTCACACTATATTGCTGGGTTTTCGTCAAGTGGTAAAACTGCAATGTGGTGTTCAATTGCCATGTCTATGGCACTTCAAGAAAAGATATTGATTTTGTGTAATGAGCAATCATCAAAAGTTTGGAAGATCAACATGATACTGTTCATTCTATACAAACATTTTAAAGAGTATGGTATCACAAAGTCGAGTCTTATGGCTGGTAAATTAACAGACGAAAATAAAAGGATGCTTCAAAAGGCAAAGGATTATTTCAACGAGCATTATAAAGGAAGAATGCATTTTATTCAACTCTCTGAAAATTCATTTGACGTAGTAAAGTCAAAGATCAGATTCTATGCATTGCAGTATGGGTATTCTATGGTTATTTTCGACACACTAAAGATTTCTGATAGCAATAAGAGAGATGGTAATTTAGCAGCATGGGAAGAACTTGTACAGTATAGCCGCGATCTTGACATCCTGGCAAAGAAATTTAACCTGATTATGTGCGCTTCTGTCCAGTTAGCACAAAGCCAAAAGGGAGCCTTATTCCTAGACTCTAATATGTTATCAGGCGCAAAAGGAATGGTAGAACAACTTGATACATTACTCTGTATTAGAGATGTATATAAGGATGAGCTTGACCAATCTTCAAAATATTTTTGTCATCCATATCAAATTGTAAGAGACGAAAACGGAAATTCTGTAACAAAAGATTATTTGTGCGACCCAAAGTATCCATGGAAATTCTGCTTCTTGGCAAAAAGTAGAAATTCAGAAAACTCTACATCTTCTGGTTCTGCATTGATGTTTAGGTTTAACGGTAGATATGCTACATTTAGTGAATGTTGCTGGGGCAAACCGAAGCATGGGTTTATTGGCTCAAATTAATAGACCTAGTGAATAAATAAAATATAAATAAGCATCTTCCTCTTGACAAATCCAAATTTTATGATATAATTACAATACAAAATTAACGAAAGGAGTGGTGTGAATGTGATTCAAGAACTAAAAAAACAACTATTAGAAAATCCAGAAAGCATTCACGCCCTCCTTGAAGAGTTCGAGTTTGAGCATATCACACTTAAAAGAAATGAAATTCGCTTTGCTAGAAACAGTGAAGGCGGACAGAACATTCGTATAAGGCTTGAGAATAATGACTATCTCAATGTAACAGACTACGCAAGGTCTGAGCATTGTGATATTGTTTCATATATTATTAAAGAAAAGCATACAGACTTTAGAACTGTACTTACAGCTATCAAGAAGATTCTTCATTTGTCAGACGATTGGAGGCCACAAAGTAATAAAAGAGAAATATTTGGAGGTGTATTCTCTAGAATAATTAATAAGACAAAACCTCAACCAAAAGTGTATAACGAATCAATTTTAAATAATTATCTAAAAGTAGGCAACACAAGATTTCTAAAAGACCATTTATCGTTAGAAAGTCAACGTCGTTTTGAAATTATGTATAATGTTGAAACAGATAGAATAGTCATACCTATTAGGAATACATTTGGTGATTTGTGTGGGACAAAGTGCAGGAGAAATTATGATACGGATAATGAAGATGATCCAAAATATATTTTTGAATATCCATGTCAAAAAAGCTTAATACTTTATGGTGCTTATCAGAACTATCCTTGGCTATATGGTTCAGATAAAATATTTATATTTGAAGCAGAAAAAAGTGTAATTGCAGCAGATTCTTATGGTTATCAAAATGCTGTAAGTATTATGGGCAACATATTAAGCGAAAACCAAGCTAAAGAATTATTAAGTTTAAATGCAAAAGAGTATTGTTTTATGCTCGATGAAGGACTTGATCCAGAAATTACATATAAAAATGCACAAACATTAAAATCGTTAGCAACTATGAGGAAATTTAAAATTACTTGGTTTGACTGGAGGAATTCTTTGTCAATAGGTGAAAAGGAATCTCCAACAGACGGAGGAAAAGATAATTTTTATTATATATTAAATAATGAAATTCAAGATATCAACGAATTAGAGGAAGAATTAGCAGAAGATGAAATTTAATGAAAAGGAGAATGTAGGAAATTAAAAAATACCATAAAAGAATTCTTACTCAATAATGGATTATGGAAGATAAACAAATAAAGAAAAAACAAGGAAATAAATATGACGAAAATATTCCAGGTGTAGGATATTGTAGAAATACTGGAAATCCGTTTTATTTTGATCCAGAGGATTATGATAAAATAAAAGATTATACATGGAGTGATAGATGGAGAAATGGTTATCATGAATTAAGAGCATGGGATTCTAATTTAGAACAAATGATATGGATGCATTGGTTAATTGTGGGGAAAGAATACGACCATAAGGATAGGGACCCTATGAATAATAGAAAAAGCAATTTAAGAAAAGCTACACAAGAGCAACAAAGTCAAAATAGAAAGAAAACAAATAGAAATAATTCTGGTGTTGTTGGTGTCTGTTATGACAAGAAGCAAAACTATTGGCGCGTATACATTTCAATTAATAAAAATCAGGTTCAATTGGGGTGTTTCATAAATAAAGAGGATGCAATTATTACTCGTCTTAAAGCAGAAGCAAAATACTACGGAGAGTTTGCTCCTCAGCTCCATCTTTTTGAAAAATATAATATAAATCCCTCTGACGAGGGCAAGGAGGTTTTTGAAAATATATTAGCAGAAAACATAAAAAACGAAACGGAGTTAGAGGAGGAGTTATGACATTTCCTATTTTTTGTTTAATATTTTTCACAATTATTGGTATTGCTATTTTTGTATTGATGCTTGTTATAAAGCAAAACTATTTCAATCAGAGTGGTTATGGCGATGGCAAAAGTGAAATATTTTTATCCTTCAAAGATTTTATAGATTTTTATAATTTAAATCCAGACAGATATGAAATAGAATACAATAATGGAGAACCATGTTCTTTAAATATTAAAGAAGAATATAATGAATATAATATGTATTGTCAATATGGTGTACAGTTTAGAAACAAATATAAAATCAAATTTAAATTATTCTCATATATCAGATTTTATTATTGGGATAAACATAAACAAAAGGTAAAGAAGAAGTATAAGCACAACGAAGATATGAGAGGGATGCTTGAACTTGTTCAGAAGGACATCGACAGTATCCGTAAGCAAGCAGAGAAAGAAATTAGAGAGGCCGAAAGAATTACGAATGAAATTGGGAGGAGACTATGAGGAAATGTAGTGAAGAATGTATCCCTTGTTGCGATTATTGTAACTATGTAGTTCATGAAGTGATTGAATTTGAAAGTGGTAAAGTTATAGGTAGCCCTATTTTTTGTAAATTACACTTGGATAAAGAGCACACACAATTAGTGAGAGGATGTAGCTATTGTGAGGACTTTTGGTGTATGAATTATGAGGAGGCGGTATTTTGATTAATATTCCTTTTTGTGACCACGGACATGGATACTGTACTGCTCCTGATACAGATTGTCCTCATTGGCAAGGTACATTTTGTGAGTTAGATTTGAGTCTGGCACAGTTAGCATTTCATTATACTCCCAAAGCTAAGCCGAATTTTATTATTTGTGATAAAAGGAGAATAAATTTTGAAGTATTGGATTGATAAACAAACTAATTGTAAGATGTGTTCTCCAGACTGTGTGGACGAGTTGTTATTTGATATTTGGGCAATTGGTTGTGATTATGATGGGTGTCGTTCTGTTGAGGATTTGAAAAATCTTGTTGCTGAATTGGTTGAAATGGCTAATCAAGCACGAGATTGTCTGTGGGATGGTAAGCTATTTGGGATTCATGGAAAACCAGCAAAGGAAGATGAGGAAGGCGAGGAGTAAATAAGATGAAAAAGACACTATGGCAAAAGATTTATTCGTTTTTCGGCTTTTGGCATTATTACGAGACTACTTCAAATGGTAGGTATAGAGTAACATATTGGTGTTGCTTACCATGGGGAAAGTTCTTCCGAAAATTTGACTTGTTTAGAAAGAGGGTAGTGTAGTAATTATGCTGACACCAGAACAATATCAGGCATTTGTAGATGCCGTTAAGAAGTTTGATGAATATATACACGAACATCCAGAAGTTATAGAAAAAGCCACGTGTAAACATGCAGAGCAATTTGTGGACGTTAAAGACGTTGCACTTGGAGACAAAGTTCCATTCACAAGAGATTGCAGCAAGTGTGTATACGAAGTTGGATGCCATGGCAACCCAGTAGGTTGTAAGCGTTATAAGAGAGATGCGTCGGATGGAGGGTATTATAGATAATATCGCCAAGGAGAATGAATTATGTTAATGAAGATTGCACACCACAATGATGGTAAAGAAAAACGGGAATCACATACCTGTTATTTATTTAATGATGCTGATGATTATCATGAATTTGATATAACAAACATCCGTGGATATGGAGAGACAAAAGAAGAAGCAGTAAAGAATCTCAAGAAAGAACTTGAGCGTTATTTCAATGAACTTCATGCATTGGAAAAGATGCTTTACGAAACAGATGTACTTGACAACGACATTATTGAAGTTGATTGTCTAGGGAGGAAAATTTAATGAAAATTGGCTATATCGTAAAATATGATTTAACACTTAATCCACACTTAACAGAGAAGTTTAAGTTCAGAGAAGAGACATTTACTCGTAGAATTAGTTCACGCGGAGACCGAGTTTACTCGAAAATGTTACAATTCCCAATTGATTATGAGGAAATCGTAGATAACGCTGATATTATGAAGAAGAATCCAAGTCTTATTCTTGTGCAAGAGCCATTTCTACTCGATGATGAACTGAGAGATAAGGCGGTACGATGGGTTGAGTGGGCAAATAAAGCAGACCCGTCAGAATATGATCCGTTTGCAAAAGGAGAAAAATAATGAGTGATATTAAAAACATGAAATGTTATTGTTGTAAATGCTACGATTCCTTTGATGGATGCACGGCATGGTCGTGTAAAGACGACTTTGAGATTAGTATTGATAAAATCAAGCAAGTAGCAGAAGATTATGGGCTAAGTATTGCAGATATTACTGCACTGATTGACTTTGAAAGAAGGGGTGGTAGCAGATGAATTATATTATCGCTGGGCTTATCGGGATTCTAGTGTGGCAGATTATTGGTATTATTATTTATGAGGCAAGTGGTGAGAACGATGATGTCTTTGTTTTCGTTCTTTGTGTACCTGTTTTTATCTTGAACATTATCGGTTGGTGTTATAAGGAGCTTTATTTTGCGTGGTGCAAGAACAACTTAAATGGTTATATTCTTTATTGCAACGGAGTCAGTGTGTTCTCTCAGGTTTATATGACAGATAGAGAAGCTGAGAAGCTATATCATGAAGGTGAGAGTAATTATTACATCAAAAAATACTCAGAAGGTCATACATGGAAATCAGCTCCGTATAAAGGAGAGATTTATAAGGGACAAGAACAATTTCGTGGGCTTAATATGAAGAAGTTTTGGAGGTAACTATGTTTATTTTATTCTTTCTTATTGGAGTTGTTCTTATCATATTATATGTACATACAACAGAAGATGGCCTTGGTGAATTCGGAGTTATTATTATAGGAATAGCTTTATTAGGCATTTTTATCAATATTGGTATTCTTATTCATGGGAGAACTTTCGATGACAAGATTGAAATGTATGAAGAAGAGAATTTGAGGATTGAGCAGAGCCTTGATGTACTTGTAAAAGATTATTATAAGCACGAGTCTGATACATATAGCTCTTTGAAACCTGAGAATGCAGTTCTATTTGCTTCTGCATATCCTGAACTACAGAGCAATGAACTTGCTACAAAGCAGCTTGAGATTTATGTAGATAACAACAATAAAATTAAGGAACTAAAAGAGGATCAGATTAACTTGTCTAAAAATAGATTTTGGCTGTATTTTGGGAGGTAATTGATTTGGGACTTGATAATGGTATTGACCTACATGTAAAGAATATAGAGAATTATAAAAAGGCATATAAACTATTTAGTCACGAAGAGTGGTATGAACCAGGTGAATGTTCCGTTTGCTACTGGAGGAAGTGCTGGGGAATTAGGAATGCTATCTTACGAGCGGTAGACCCGACAGTAACAAATGAGTATGAGTATCCTGTGACGCTTGATAATATTGATGATGTCATTAAAGCATTCAAGCATTTTCTCCACAAGGATACTTGGGTATATGAAGGAAACACCATCTGGGATTGGGACAAATATACTCGACACAATCAGGCAAGAAATCTTGTTGGGCTATATAGGCTAAAGTGTTGGTTGAAGAAACACCCAGAAGACACGGCGTATTTTTATGATAGCTATTAAGGAGGATTATTATGGAAGATAGAAAATTTTGTCCACTGTGTTATTGCCTTGCTGATACTGCACTGTCTCCAGGGACATTGATGTGTGAAAAGGAGAAATGTATGTGGTGGCAAGATGGAGATTGTATTTGTAATACGGCAGTAAGAGCGTTGATTATAATCTCTAATACTACTAAATACCCAAGAAGTTCTATTTAACAAATAGAAATCATGTGATATAATGACAGTACAAAATTAATGGAGTAAATTACAATGATTTATAAGGAATCAGTCATTTCAATTTTAGAAAATAGACAGAAGGAAACTTACCCAATAGGTCTGTATAGTAGGAACAAAGCCGACGATATAGAGGCTTTTGATTTTTGGCAGGAGCTTATTGATGCCATTGAAGCTATTTCAGAGGAGGATTGAATTATGAATAAAGAAGATTTTTTGAATAGTATTTATTGTTCCATTATGATGCTTAAATTTGATAATTTAGAGCCTAAAAAGATTTTCTTGAATTATCCTGCCTTTAGGCTTTGTCAATCGGAAATTCTTGTTTATAATGACATGACTCACATTCTCTTTGGATATGAAGTTCAGGCTTATAATGGCGGCAGTAACGAGCCAGAATATTATCTTGGATTGTGAGGTAGTAGAATGACTACATCTGATTATAATAAACATTTTTATCCAGCATATAATAAGGCAATCTCTTTTCTTGGGAATTTAGACCATGCTCTAAGTAAATGTGATGATAATGCTCGTATGCAGTTAGAGTGCATTGGTTGGGACGAACAAACTAAAGCATTCTTGAAGGACTCGCTGAGGAGAATGCATAAGGAAGCTCAAGAAAGTTATCGGTGGGATATGAAAGATTGGTGGAGAATGAATAATGAAGAAGATTGAAAATTTTCAAGTTGCCTTTTATGACAAAGATGGATGTTATGACGAAGACTTTTATGAGTGGTGGGACACAAGCTGCTTTGATTATATATTCGATAATGATTGTCCTGAAGAATATAGACGGCTATTTGTTAACTTTGATGATGGTATGAAATATGAGGTTAAGTTTAAGGAGGATAAGAGATGATTGTTATTGAAACTTGCCCAAAGTGTGGGCACGATTTACAGAATACAGTGATTTGCACATATCCACCTATTCCTCGTAAGGTGTGTTGGAATTGCGGATGGAGCTGGACAGGGAAGCCAGAGAAGATTACCAGAGTACCGTTCGGTGGTAATAAAGATACTCTTATTAATAAGGATAGTATTCCACTAAGTTGGAATGGAACATCAACAGGTTGGGATAGTACAAATCTAGCAACTTCAAGTGCTATTACTGCATTTGGTGCGAAGGCCTGTGAAAATTGTCCTAGCAACCCGAAGAATGGTGGAGATGGCATTTGTTTCTGCACCTTGGGACAGAATATTGTTTATTGAGGTGAAGCATGAAACAAACAATTGAATTAGATGCAAAAGATATTAAGCGGCTAATTGCAAAAGAGTTTGATGTTAAAGAAGAACAGGTGATTGTTTCAATTAGCAAAGTATATAGTGGGTACGGAATTGGAGAGCATAAGGATTATGAAATTTATGCTACGGTGAATATGAGGTGAAAATTATGATGGGAACAATAAATTGTGTGTATGAAACCCCTTGTGGATGGTGCTCAAAGTGGGATAAGAAGTGTGATAAAAAGACACCAGAGCGTGGACAAAGAGCAAAGTGTAATCCTATTGATGATGCTGCCGCTAATAAAACGTGCCAATCAGAATCCGACCATGAGTGGGAATGTATTGGAATGTCCACAGGAGGAACGGATTATATGTGTAGAAAATGCTATGCTCGAAAAACTGTTCCTTATGTTGGCACAAAATGTATTACAATAACTGCGAAAAATTAATGTTGGTGATGTAAATGAAGTATTCTTACGAAACAGAAGAAGAATTTATCGCGAGACAAAAAGAAGCAAGAAGTCGTGGAGAGTGCGTTTTTAGGGATGATAACGACAGAGAAATGATTTTGGATATTATTGATGATTATTTAGATATTGTAGATGCATTGCAAATTAATCAAGAAAGGAGTAATTAAGAGAACAAAAGATGCGATAAAAACTCTTATGATTGAGAGTTGTGGAAGAAGTAAAAAAAATAATTAAAGAACCATATGGATTTATATATATTACTACAAATATGGTTAACGGCAAAAGATACCTTGGACAAAAATCTTTTGATGATAATTATAAATGGAAGAATTATTTAGGAAGCGGTAGTGCATTTAAAAGTGCAGTAAGAAAATATGGCAAAGAAAATTTTTCTAGAAATATTATATGTTTTTGTGATTCATTAGAAGAATTAAATAAATCTGAATATGATTTAAGTGTTTTTCTTAATGTTGTAGAAGATAAAAATTGGTACAATCTTTGTTATGGTGGAGGCGGAGTAAGTGGATTAATAGTATCTGATGATACTAAAAACAAAATGAGTGAAGCTCAAAGAAATAGATGGACAGACGAGTTAAAAGAAAAGTGGAGCAAGAAATTTTCTGGAGAATGTAACCCATTTTATGGTAAACATCATTCGGATGAAACAAAAAATGTTATAAGCAAAATACAAAGTGTACCAGTTATTCAATTAGGCTTAGATGGAAAATATATAGCAGAATTTAAAAGTGGTAGAGAAGCCAGTGAAATAACTGGTGTTGATGAAACAACTATTAACAAGTGCTGCCTTGGTAAATTACATTCTAAATCTGGCGGAAAGTTTCTTTGGGTTTATAAAAAAGATTATGATCCTCATAATGATATAACATATGATAATAATACATTAAGGCCGGTTGTACAATTGGATAAATTGGGTAATTTTATAGCAGAATATAGTACTATAAAAGACGCAAGTATAAACACAAATATTTATGATTCAAGTATAACTATGTGCTGCAAAGGCAATTATAACCACGCTGGCGAATATATCTGGATATACAAAGAAGAATATGACCCGTCAAAAACATATGTATATAAAAATCCAGTATATAAAGAAGTTGTGCAAATAGACACAAATGGAAATATTATTGCAACTTATGAAAGTATTGTTGAGGCATCAAGGATAACTGGAATTAACAATTCTACCATATCGAGATGTTTAGCTAAAGATGGCTCTATGGCTGGTGGATTTGTATGGAAATATGCCGACGGAGATTATGATTTAGATAAAATTAAATCTACAAATTATCATAAAAGCCCAGTTAGACTTCCAGTATTACAGTATGATTTAGATGGAAATTTTATAGCAGAATATAAAAATGTTGCGGATGCCGTAAAAAATACGAATGCAAGTAAAACAAGAATTTTAGAATGCTGTCATGGTGTACAAGAAAAAACAAAAGGGTTTGTATTTAGGTGGAAAACAGAATAAAGGAATGATTTATTTGAATTATAAACTTTTTAAAAATAATTTAAATGATAAAGACAAATTAATAGAAACAGTGCTTTTAAATCGTGGCATTGAGAATCCAGAGGAATACCTTTCTCTGGATTCGAGTTGCATAAATGACTATGATAACCTTGACAATATGGAAGAAGCTGTTGACTGCTTCGCGAAGCATTTTGAAAACAATGACTGTATTTCCATTCTCGTCGATAGTGATCCTGACGGATTTTCAAGTGCGGCAATGTTATATAGTTATATCAAAATGCTAGAAGAGGATTATCCAGTTAGATATATTTTACATAATAATAACAAAACACATGGTCTTGTGAAGATGGAAGATGGAGATTTTTGTATTCCAGATGGTACAAAATTATTTATAGTACCAGATGCAGGAACAAATGATGCAGAGCAATTTAATAAGCTTATTGATAGTGGTATTGATTGTATTGTTTTAGACCATCACGAAGCCGAAGATATAGCAAAATCAAATAAAGCTATTATTGTCAATAATCAAATGAGCAAAAATTACACAGATAAAGATTTTTCAGGTGCAGGAATTGCAATGGAGTTTCTTAGAGCGCTTGATGATTATTACATTTGTGATTATGCTGATAAGTTTTTAGACCTATGTGCCTTTGCAAACATTAGCGATGTTATGGATATACGCAATTCACAAACAAGATATTATATTGAAGAAGGCATTAAGAACATCAAAAATAAATTCTTACTAGCTCTAGCAAAAGCACAAGAATTTAGTACAAAGGGGATTATAAACATTCATACAATTTCATGGTATTGGACCCCAATTTTAAATAGTATGATACGTATTGGAAGTATGGAAGATAGAGATCTTGTATTTAGAGCATTTATTGAAACTGATGAAAGATTTCCATATAAGAAACGTGGAAGTGATATCGAGGTTGATGAAGATATTTATACAAGAGCAGCAAGACTCTGTAAAAATATTAAAGCCAAGCAAGACAAAATGAGAGATGCTTTATATAATGAGCTTAAAGATGAAATTAATCCAGACGATAAGGTCGTTGTGCTTGTAGTGAATGGTGCCGATAGTGGCATTGTAGGTCTATCATGTATGAAACTATGCGACTTTGCAAGCAAACCTACTATTGTTCTTCAAGAATATAAAGACGGTGCATTAGGTGGTTCTGCAAGAAATTACGATGGTTCCCCAGTGAAAGATTTTAAGGAATTAGTAAATTCTGTTGGTTTATTTAATTTCGCACAAGGTCATTCAGGTGCATTTGGCTGTGATATTGATAAGGATAAACTTGAAGATGCAAAAAAAGCACTTAATGAAGCTTTGAATCATATTGAATATGATGATACTATATATGTAGATTTTATTTTTAGCCCGTATGATTTAGACGCAGATTTCTTTCAGACGCTTGATAAAAATCAATGGGTTTGGGGACATGGAGTTTCTGAGCCTTTGGTTGCAGTAGAAGGGGTTGAGGTTTCTACAGATGAAATTGCAATTATGGGCAAAGACAAGAATTCCATATCGTTTTTTGCCGATGGTGTAAAATATTGCAAGTTCAAGCTTCCACAAGATGATGAGTTGCTACAGTTGGCAAATGAGGCAATAGGAGAAAATATTAAACTTAATGTTGTTGGAGAATGTAGCATTAATGATTATGGGGGAAAAAGAATTGCCCAAATGATTATTAATGATTATGAAGTGGTTGACAAAGAAGAAGAATTATGATATAACAGTACAAAATTAAAGTAGGAGGTGACATAATGCAAAATTACCATCGTCATACAAGCTATAGCGAAGGTGATAGTGCAGCAATGCCAGAGGAATATGCAAAAAGAGCAGTAGAACTTGGGCATAAGGTTATTAGCTCTGTTGAACATGGATGGCAAGGCTATTATCATAAAGCATTTGAGTTGGCAAAAGAATATAATTTAAAGTTCATTTTTGGTACGGAAGCATATTGGGTTAAAGATCGCCAGAAAGAATATGAAGAATACGATAAAGAAACTGGTGAAGTTAAAAAGAATAAAGATGGAATAATTCGTACCAATAAAGATAAATCCAACAATCATATAATTATTCTTGCTAAGAACGAAAACGGAAGACGTGCCATAAATCGTATTCTATCTGATGCTAACGAAACAGGATATTATTATAAACCAAGAATTGACCTTGATTTAATTTTTTCACTTCCTGCTGATGATGTTTTTATCACAACTGCATGTATTGCCTTTTGGAAATATGAAGACAGTGACGAAATTGTAAAACATCTACATGATTATTTTAAAGACAACTTCATGTTAGAAATTCAAAATCACAATACTTCAAGACAAATTATTCTAAACAAGCATATTAAAGAATTGTCTGAGAAGTATAACATTCCAATGATAGTTGGACTTGATAGCCATTATATTTATCCAGAGCAATCGGTAGAAAGAGATGATATCCTAGCTGGGCGAAATATTCAGTTTGATGACAATGAAGTTGGTTGGTATATGGATTATCCAGACGATGATACTGTTCGTCAAAGATTTGTAGAGCAAGGTGTGTTTGATGCAGAAACTGTGCAAAAAGCTATGGACAATACTGATATTCTGCTAACTTTTGATGATTATGACAATGTGCCAGTATTTACTACAGACATTAAGTTACCTACATTGTATCCAGATAAAACACAGGAGGAACGAAATAAAATATATAGTAAGCTTATTTCTAGGCTTTTTAAAGACTATGTGAAACATGTTCCAAAGGATAAATATAAAGAATACTTTGATGGAGTTAAACAAGAAGTATCAGTATATAAAGAAACTGGTATGGTGGACTATCCTTTGATGGATTATGCTATTATTAAGCGTGGCATTGAAAAGGGTGGGCTTATCACAACTACTGGCAGAGGTAGTGCCGTTGGTTATTTTACCAATACCCTATGTGGATTTTCTAAGGTTGATAGATTTACATCTCCAATTAAACTGTATCCAGAGCGTTTTATTAGTAAGACGAGAATTTTGGAAACCAAGTCATTACCAGATTTGGATATGAACCTTGGCACGGTAGAACCTTTTGCAGAAGCTCAGAAAGAAATTCTTGGAGAAGATCATGCATATCCTATGGTTGCTTTTGGTACACTAAAGAAGAAGTCAGCATTCAAGTTGTACGCAAGAGCAGCTAACTTAGATTATGATATTGCAAATGAAATTTCTAAGCAGATTGATAAGTATGAAGAAGCAGTAAAATATGCCGACGATGACGACAAGGATGATATTAATATTTATGACTTTATTGATGAGCAGTATAAACCATATATTGATAAGAGCAAGAAATATTGGGGAGTAATTGACCACAAAAACAAGGCCCCTTGTGCCTACTTATTGTACCAGGGTAGCATCAGAGAAGAAATTGGTCTTATCAAGTGCAAGAGTGAAAGCACAAAGCGTGAATATATTACTACAGTTATTGATGGAGCAATTGCAGAAAAGTACAAGTTCCTTAAAAATGACTTGCTTAAAGTAGATGTTGTTTTGCTCATTGATATGATTTATAAGCGTATTGGTATTCCAGTACATACGGCTAGCGAGATTAGTGACCTTGTTGATGGTGACAAGAAAGTATGGGATATTTATGCCAATGGATATACTATTGGAGTTAATCAGTGTGAGAAAGAATCTGCAATGAGAAAGCTCAAAAAGTATAAGCCTCAGAATATTTCAGAGTTAGCCGCTTGGATTGCTGCAATTCGTCCTGCTTTTAAGTCTATGTATTCTAAGTTTGAATCACGTGAGCATTTTGAGTATGGAATTAAGGCTTTTGATAAGATTCTTCAAACACCACAATTCCCATATTCTTATATTCTTTATCAAGAGCAGAGTATGAATACATTAAACTATGCTGGATTCCCCCTTGATGAATGCTATGGAATTATTAAAGCTATTGCAAAGAAGCATCCAGAAAAGGTTCGTCCTTTGAAATCTAGATTCATTGAAGGATTCAAGAAGCGTATTATGGAGGATGACCATATTCCAGATGCAGAAGCGGAAGAAATGAGTGCAAAGGTATGGCAGATTATTGATGATTCCTGCGGATATGGCTTCAATAGTGCTCATGCTTATTGTATGGCTCTTGATAGTCTGTATTGTGCATGGTTAAAGGCTCATTATCAATATGAATTTTATGAAGTCCTTCTACAAGTGTTTTCTGATAAGGGCAAGAAGGATAAAGTTCAAGCTCTTAAACAGGAGATGCAAGTAGCTTTTGGCATTAAAGAGGGTGAGTATAAATTTGGTGTTGATAACAGAAAGTTTGTTGCAGACAAGGAGAAGCATGTAATTAACCCGTCTCTATTGTCAATTAAAGGACTAAGCCAAGCTTGTGCGGATGATTTGTATGAACTTTCACAGAAACAGAAGTTTGATAGTTTCATTGAGTTACTTACTGCTATGAAAAAGATTCCTAGTTTAAACTCTGCAAAGATTGATACATTGATTAAGATTGACTATTTTTCTGACTTTGGACCTTCGGGAACTCTTTTGCACCTTGTAGAAGTATATGACCAGTTTGCTGGAAAGAAAATTTTGAAGAAGGACAAATGTAGACTTCCACAAGAACTTCTTGACAAATACACAACGGCTACAGAGAAACAATATAGAATTACCGATCCAGATGGACTACTTAAAGAATTATGTTCTATGATTCCACAAGTAGAAGTTCCTATTCAGTCTAAAATAAAATGGCAATGTGACCTTTTTGGATTCTGTTCATTGGTAATTCCAGATAAAAAGAATATTGGTTATGTTATGGATTTGAATACAAATTGGAGTCCTCGTATTACGGTTTATCAACTTTGGGATGGGCAAACTGTAGTCTATAAGGTACAGAAAAAGGCTTATGAGAAGAATCCTTTTAATAAAGATTGTATATTACAGTTCCATTCTGAAATGAGAAATAAGAGCCGTAAGGACGAGAATGGTCAATGGGTTAAACTCCCAGAGCAAGAACCTTGGTTGACGAATTATCTTGTAAATATAATTATATAAGGTGATATTATGAATTATTTTATTGAATATGATGAGCACACAAATCCTATGTGCTTTACCGTATGTGATGGCAAAGACTGCACTCACATCAATTGTCAGAGGCATATAAGCAACAACAAAGATATATACTCTCAGGCAAGACTACAATTAGATTGCGAAAAATATGAAAAAGCACTTGACAAATGAAATATATAGTGCTATAATCCAAAATACAGTTGAGAGGTAATTCAGTCAAAAACTTACGCATACTGCCACCGAATTACCTCTTGACAAAACGAAAATGGCGTGGTATTATTCAATTATCAAAAAACACAATACAAAATTAAAGTTCAAAAAGGAGAAGTGTTATGACAAATGTATTCAATGGTATGTTCGGCAAGATTGCCCCTGGTATGTGCAGACTTTCTATGAGTGGTGGCATTGCAGTTAAGACGACTACCGGCTATAAGAGCTACAATGTGAAGAATGGTCGTCTAACGAACTGTGATAGCTTCGTCTTCGACATTGGTGAGGAGTTCTTCTTCGTTATTCCTACAAACAAGGTTGAGGTTGGAGACATCATTCTGGTATCTGGTAAGCCCAAGTGTGTTGTTAAGTCTGACAAGGATACCATCACGGTAATTAACTACGAGGATTCTACTGTAGAAACCATTCTTCCTGAGCGTCATGTCTTTATGGGCAATACCTATTTCTACGGCAAGATTGTTTCCATGTTCGGCAACAACTTTATGAAGGGCAAGAAGGGTATGGATAAGATGATGTCTTATATGGTAATGTCCGAGATGATGAAGGGTAGCAATACTTCCAGCAATGGTATGGGTTCTATGCTTCCTATGATGATGCTTATGAACGGTAACAATGTATCCGACATGTTTAGTGGCATGTTTGATTTTGATATTGATGATGAAAGTGAGGCTGAGTAAAAATGGGCGGTGGCAGTTGGACTAAAAATGCTTTTACCACTTATGCGACTACCAAGGGGTACAGCGTATCAATGGATGGTGTAGTCACTGGAATGTCCTCTAATGTGCAGGACAATTTTAAATCTAAAATGCTAGTAGCAGACCTTAATCCTAAGAATGTAATGCGTGAGTGTGTTGACTCTGTGGAACATCCTAATACCAAGCCTGTTATTCTGGCACTCGATGTAACTGGTAGCATGGGCAAGGCGGCTATGGAAGTTGCAAAGCAGATCAATGTAGTAATGACTAAGCTATACGAGAATATCGCAGACGTAGAGTTCATGGTTATGGGCATTGGGGATCTTGCTTACGATTGCGCTCCTATTCAGGCATCACAGTTTGAGTCTGATATCCGCATCGCAGAACAGCTTGATAAGATTTATTTTGAGGGCGGTGGTGGAGGCAATGATTATGAGTCTTATAGCGCCGCATGGTATTTCGGTCTTAATCACACGAAGCTAGATTGCTGGAATCGTGGACAGAAGGGTGTCATTATCACTATGGGTGACGAGCCTATGAATCCATATCTGCCGAAGAAGGCTCTATCCGCAGTAACTGGTGATAATCTACAGAGCGATGTTGAAACGGCACAGCTTTACGCTAATGCGTCTGAGAAGTTTGACATTTATCATCTGTATGTTAAGCATGGTTATGGTCGTTATCATGAGGCCGTTCATAGGACTTTTGGGCTGCTTCTGGACGAGAACCATCTGAAGGATACGTCTATTGATAAGATTGCAGATGACATCATTGATATTGTCACCAATGCGTTTTCTGGTGGCAATGTAGCAACATCTAGTGAAGGTATTTCTTGGTAAGAAAGGATAAACACATGTCTAATGTTAAGGTAGTAATTGGTAGCAACTTTGGCGACGAGGGAAAAGGTCTGATGACCGATTACTTTTGTGCCGAAGCAAGTAAGCGGAATGAATCTTGTATCGTTGCTCTATGCAATGGCGGCGCACAAAGAGGACATACTGTAGTTACTCCAGATGGCATTAGACATGTGTTCCACCATTTTGGTTCAGGAACCTTTGCGGGAGCAGATACTTATTTTGGGGAAGAGTATATTCTAAACCCTATGACTTTTAGAAAAGAGTACGAGGAATTGAAGGCATTAGGCTATGCACCTCGTGTTTATAGTCATTGGAATTGCAGATGGTCTACTCCATATGATATGATTACAAATCAAATCCTTGAGGATAGTCGTGGCAAAAATCGGTATGGCTCTTGTGGTATGGGTATTTGGGAAACTGTTCTTAGATATAGGAATACTACAAGCCCGTCTTTCCAGCAGTTCTATAATATGACTAAGGACGAGCAGGTCGCATTTCTTAAGCGTGTCAGGGATGAATATACGTCTAAGAGGCTGCTAAAGGCTAGTCCTGAAGTTTTGCAGGAATGGGAAGATATTTTGGCATCCGACAATTTGATTTATAACTTTATTGACGATGCGCAGTTTATGCATTCTCATGTAGTATTTGATTATAGTAGGATTTTGCAAAAGTTTGATAATGTCGTATTTGAAAATGGGCAAGGATTGCTGTTGGATCAGCGTCATGTTCAGTATTATGATAATACGACTCCTAGCAATACTGGCATTGCAAATCCTCATATAATCATTGAAAAGTATTTACCTAATGCAAACGTTGAAGTGTGCTATGTTACTAGAACATATATGACGAAGCATGGTGCTGGTGACTTTGAATGTGAATGTGATAAGTCGGAGATTAACATTAACATTGATGACAAGACCAATATTACAAACCAGTATCAGGGGTCCATTCGGTATGGGCATCTTGATGTTGGTGAGCTTATGCAAAGAATTAAGGAAGACATTGGGGATATTGCCTATGAGGTATCTCTTGCAGTAACTCATGTTAACGAGTTTAAAAATGAAAAACTGCTGAATTTGACGGGCATTAATATTAAGTACCTGTCTTATGAAGAAACTAGAAAATTATTTAAAAAAGATACTTGACAAAACAAAATTAATGCGCTATAATACAAACAATGAATGAGGCAAGAACCTTTACCGGGATGGTTAAAAAGGGCTTGACAAGTTCAAGAAAGCATGTTATAATCACAATACAAAATTAAAACAAGAAAGGATAACAAAAATGATTAAGTTTGTACATGTGCCGGAGCAGAACAAGACCATTGCGGTTCTTGAGAACACGAAGTATGATGCTATCCATAAGATTGCAAAGATTATGGGACAGACCAAATCTCTGTGCTTCGATCCTAGTAAGTACCTGATGAGTAGTTCTTATCGTGCGGTTGTCGTGTGTCATCCTGATGATGAGTATGATCCTGCTATTGGTATGAAGATGGCAAAGGCGAAGCTTCTGGATCGGTACTATGCAGCACTGGATACCAAGTGTGATGAGTTTGCAGAGGATCTTAATGCAGCAATGTTTGAGTTCTGCAATCGAGTAAATTGCACAAGAAAAAATCGAGAAAATGCTTGACAAATGATGCCGAATATGGTATAATAAGGAAGAAGTAAAGATGAAGGAAATTGTATGTTTCTTGTTCGGAGTTGCTTGTGGATGGCTTCTCTGGAATAAAAAGTAAAAAAGTACTTGACAAAATAAGTAATCTGTGGTATAATCACAGTACAAAATTAAAGTGAGCCGAGCACCTCGTTAAACTGCTCATAAATATGTCTCCTGTAGCTCAGTCGGATAGAGCGCTTAATAACGAGACTTGTAAAAGCCTTAAACAGCAAGTTTCTAATTGGTCTGTTAAACCAGAGGTCGCAGGTTCAAGTCCTGTCAGGAGACTTTAAAAAGGCACTAACAGCAACTTTACATAATATGATATGGATTTATATTGATGGTGCCTTGCCTTACATAGAGACGCTTACAGCAATTTAAAAAGATGAAAATGATATTTTTACTAATGGTTTTATTTTGGCGTCTCGTTGAATAAACTCCAAAGACACTAACAGCAAATTTTTAATGTGGAGATTGTACATAATAATGTGTCTTGGGATTTAGAAATAAATCAAAAAAATGGAGGAAAGAAAATGTCTTTTATGAATGCAGTAAAGAATACTCTGAACGAGGATTTCAACTATTCAGTAACTGAGAATGGCGCTCTTGGGTATCGTACCTCTGGTAAGGAACTGGTTGACCTAAACTTTGCAGTTTCTTCTATGCGTGGTATGAGTGAGGAGAATATCTATAATAAGTTTACTAAGGCTTATTTTGAAGATAAAATGATGGCTCTACGTTGGCTGTTCTTCGCCAGAGATGTTCGTGGTGGTCTTGGTGAAAGACGTTTGTTCAGAGCGATTATTAAGAATATGGCAAAGGATGACGTTGATATTGTTAAGCATCTTGCTCCTCTGGTGAGTGAGTATGGTCGTTATGATGACCTGTGGTGTCTGTTTGGTACAGACGTAGATGGTATTATTTTTGACATCATCAAAAAGCAGCTCACTGATGATATTGCAAATATGGCTGATAATAAGCCCGTATCTCTTCTTGCCAAGTGGCTTCCTTCTGTGAATGCTTCTTCTGCAAAAACTAAGATGGATGCAAGATACATTTGCAAGAATCTTGGTATGACTGAGCGTGAGTATCGTAAGACACTTTCTTCTCTGCGTTCTTACATTGATATTGTAGAGGGCAAGATGTCTGCAAAGAAATGGGGAGACATTAAGTACGAAACAGTTCCTTCTCGTGCAAATCTCATTTATAACGGAGCTTTCCTTCGTAATGATGAGGAGCGTCGCAGAGAGTATCTGAGTAAGCTTGAAAAGGGCGAAACTAAGATTAATGCTGGAACTTTGTTCCCTCACGACATTGTGCATAAGTATTCTAGTGCAACTGGATGGTACGGCGGTATCGGCAAATACGATGCAACTCTTGAATCTCTTTGGAAAGCTTTGCCTAACACAGTAAATGAATGTGGAAACACCATTGTAGTTGCAGATGGCTCTGGTTCTATGTGTTGCAACGTTGGTGGAAGTAGCCGTGTTACTGCACTTGAAGTTGCAAATGCACTTGCGATTTACTTTGCAGAACATTCTTCTGGAGACTTTAAGGATAAATACATTACTTTCTCTAGCAGACCTCAGTTGGTTGATTTTAGTCAGTGCGATTCTCTGAGAGATAAGTTACGTGTTGCATATGGTCATGACGAGTGTTCAAATACAAACATTGAAAAGGTGTTTGATTTGATTCTTACTACTGCGGTGAATGGTCATATGAAGCAAGAGGATATGCCTAAGAACGTACTGATTATTTCAGATATGGAGTTTGACTCTTGTGCAACTTGTGACGGTTCCGCTAGATATGGTCTTAATAGACCTAATGCAAAACTTTTTAAGGTAATCAAGAAGCGTTTCGAGGATGCTGGGTATCAGATGCCTAGACTAGTCTTCTGGAATGTAAATTCTCGCACTGGAACTATTCCTATAAAGGAGAATGACCTTGGTGTTGCTCTTGTTAGTGGATTCTCCACTAATGTCTGCAAGATGGTTATGAGTGGTAAGACCAATCCTTATGAGTGCCTCGTTGAGACGCTTATGAGTGATAGATATGATGCGGTGGAAGCCGCATTGAAGAACTCTTAAGGAGTTAAGTATGGTGCTGGGCATCACCTTAAAGCTGCCCTGTGATATGCGGGTATGGTGGAATGGCAGACACAAGGGACTTGGGTATAGCCAGTGCTTTGGTAGGGGCAGCACCTACAATACTCACCAAAAATCCCTCGGTGAAATATCCGTGCGAGTTCAAGTCTCGCTACCCGCACCATCGACCTTGGCAAGTCATTAAACTACCGCCCCATCTCCCGTCCAAAGTCTTGGAGTAGAGAACAAGCGATTGGTTCTCGAAGCAGAAAATGAAAGGGAAGTTCACTATATAGGAAGGTTAATGCACTAGGGTGCGAATGTAGTGCAAAGGCCAATTGTAGAGAAAATAGTGCGATTGCAAGTCAGTCGGAGTTGGTGTAGCGAACCAACTCAAACATTAAAACCACATACTACGGACGAACTGCGTGTGGCTCCCATGTGGATGAAGGTTTGATCGTCTGGCAAGTTTCACTATACTTCTTGCCCAAGTTAAAAAGTATAGCTATATGGGTCAGTAGCAAATCGGCAACTGCGGCGGACTGTAAATCCGTTTCCTTCGGGAGTAGGTGGGTCGGCACCACCCTGGCCCACCAAATGATAGTAAGTAGTGCAAATTTCATAGGAGATAATCAATGAGGATAAGCCGTTACAGGATTAGCTACCTGCACCGATAATAATTAGAAATGCCAAAAGTAGTTGATGAAGCACTGTGAAATGGAGTCATGCGCGGCTTCGCTTGCTATCATTACCATCTGTTGTTCCCAATAACGACTTAGAAGCAATGATATCAAGGCTTCATATTGGGTGTTAGTCATCAGGCACTTTGATGGCAATTGTGAAATTCAAGCGTGTCCATCTTATTGGGCGTACCGTAAAAGCCGGATTATATGTCCCCTGCTAGCTCAACTGGCTAGAGCACCCGACTTCACTACATAGTGTAAAAGCAACACCACTGAAGGATAATCAGTAATGTAAGGGCAGGACTTACTGTAGTGACAAATAATCGGGAGGTTCGGTGTTCAATCCACCGGTGGGGGACCATCTGAATGACAAGTTCAGAGCCTTGGTTATAGGCATCACCTCTTTCTAATGCCCTAGCAGACGGCATTGTAGTCTGCTAGATAATGCGAGTGGGAGGTAGGAATCTCAGGTAGTCTCATAAGCTATCAGAATCTGGTTCGATTCCAGAACTTCGCAACCATGCCGCCTATTGGGGTTCTCGGTGTATTGATAAGTGCTATCCACAAGAGAAAAGCTACTAAGTTACTAACCCATAGTAACGAGAAGAGAACGAGGCATATGTTATTGTGAAAATAGGATAAACAATAACAAAGCATAACCGAGGGTGGGAAGTGTTCGGGAAAGCAAGTGTGAGCGAGGCTAGCTCTATGTAGGTTGTGCTTAATATGGCGGTGTGCTGGAACAGGCAGACAGGTTGGTCTCAAAAACCAATGTCTTATGACGTGTGGGATCGTAGCCCACCACCGCTACCACTCCCAAAAGTGACAGTGCTGGACATCACTGTATAAACTGTCCAAAGATATGGCGCTATGGACGAATTGGTAGAGTTACCACGCTTTCACCGTGGAGTGTCCGGGTTCGATCCCCGGTAGCGTCACCATAGGTCTTATAGTTCAATGGTAGATCGGCCCCGTGGTGGGGCAGGTGTTGGTTCGATTCCAATTAAGACCTCACATAAAAGGTAATCACACAAGATTGGCGTCATCTTCCTATTAAAGAATAATTTAAGATTATTAATGTAAAAGTGCGATTGACACCTCGGAAAGACGAGGAGATCTGCTGGTGTAGCTCAGAGGCAGAGCGAGTGATTTGTAATCACTAGGTCGAGATTTCGAAATTCTCCATCAGCTCCAGAAAAGCTCGATTGGGACCGTGGGATAGTGCTGAGTATCACTGTATAAACTGCTCGTTTTATGGAGGATTTTATGCGTTGGGAAGAATATATAAAATTTGCGAATTCTAAAATAGTAGAAAAAGCTGTTCGTTTTTGTGAAAATGTAGAATGTAAAGATTGTCCTATCTATATTAATGACATTGAACATCGTACTCAATATGAGATAGAGGCAATGCACATTCCCTGTGTTGATAATTTAATTTTTGAATTAGCAACTGGAAGAACATTAGATTAATATGCGGTAGTACTCAAGTGGTTGAAGAGGGTAGATTGCTAATCTGCTAGGCGGTGAAAGCCGTGCGAAGGTTCGAAGCCTTCCTATCGCGCCATTGTTGATTTTACTATTTTATCAATGTGAGGACGGCGGTCCGTTCAAGTCACTCAAATCTGATTGGCTAAGAGGAGAGACAGATAAAAATGGTTTGAGGTGAGGAGTTAGAAAACCTAATAGCTACATTAGGTATACATAGTGTAGCTATCTCATAAAATCTGGGTCTGTATTTCAATGGGAGAAAGCTTCCCTTGCAAGGAAGAAGTTGCGTGTTCGAGTCACGTCAGATCCACCATATAGGGGTATAGCCAAGTGGTAAGGCACGGGACTTTCAAGGTATTCAAGTGAATTTAGTTGGGGCAGTACCAACTACCTTGACCAGACTCCCGCATCGTAGGTTCGAACCCTACTACCCCTGCCATACAAAAATTTTAGGAGGTACATATTATGAACTTTCGCACTAAGGAACATTATGAAAATCGTCTAGCAAAGCTTTTGGCACGAGGCGAGACTATGAACGAGGGCCTTATCCGTAAAGTTAAGCGGCAGTTGAACAAGTTTAATTAAGAGGTGTTATTATGAAGTATATTATCAAGGGAGGCAAAGTTAAGACCTATAAGGCAATCTGCCCTTATTGTGGTTGTGAATTTGCATTTAATCCGTCTGACGGAATAAATAATCTTGGGGTTGCAAATATTTTTTGTCCACAGGACGGATGCGAAAGAATGATTACCTTATCTAGTACTGAATATACAGAGGTTAATACGCAGTGAGGTGTATCTTTATTTGTGGAAACGGCACAAACGTTTGTTGCTACTAACTAGCATTCGAGGTAAGGGGTGCCCAGTAATCTGTGTGGAGGAGTTTGGGATTACAAAGTTAATATGCCGAGGTGCGCAAGTGGTCATAAGCGCCTAGACTTGAAATCTTGTGTGCCGATTTATATTCGGCCCGTGGGTTCGAATCCCACCCTCGGCGCCATATATGCCCCGTTAGCTCAGTTGAACAGAGCAATGGCCTTCTAAGCCATGTGTCGTTGGTTTGAGTCCAACACGGGGTGCCACATTTCGGGGTGTAGCTCAGTTTGGTAGAGCGCTAGATTTGGGATCTAGAGGCCCAGGGTTCAAGCCCCTGCACTCCGACCATATGCTCGTGTAACTCAGTGGTAGAGTAACGGCCTTTTAAGCCGTGAGTCGAGAGTTCGAATCTCTCCACGGGCACCATATATGCACCTTTAGTTCAGTTGAATAGAACGTCTGACTACGGATCAGAAGGTCGAAGGTTTGAGTCCTTCAAGGTGTACCACAAATGCACGTGTAGCTCAATTGGTAGAGTTCCAGATTTCCAATCTGGCTGTTGCGAGTTCAAGCCTCGTCACGTGCTCCATAAGGGGAGACGAAAGTCTCCCCTATTTTTAAGTAAGGAGTGAATATAATGCTAGACAACCTAAAAAAGCAAGATGTAGAAGTATACGATATTTGTTTGAAAGAACTTAACAGGCAGCGTGGTACAATCGAACTTATTGCATCAGAAAACATTGTGTCTCCAGCAGTTCTTGACGCAATGTCATCTGTTCTAACCAATAAATACGCAGAAGGAAAGCCTCATGCGAGATACTATGGTGGATGTCAGTATATTGATGAAGTAGAACTTCTTGCAATTGAACGTTGTAAAAAGCTATTTGGAGCAGAACATGCAAACGTGCAGCCGCATTCAGGAGCAAGCGCAAATTTGGCAGTATTTTATGCACTATTATCCCCTGGTGATACCGTTCTGTCCATGGATCTTTCTGCTGGTGGGCATCTCAGTCACGGAGCACCATTCAACATTTCTGGCAAGTACTTTAACGTAGTTCGTTATGGAGTAGGCGAAAATGGCTTTATTGACTATGATAATGTGAGGGACCTTGCACTAAATAACAAGCCTAAGATGATTTTGGCAGGAGCTTCTGCATATCCGCGTATCATTGATTTTGCAAAGTTCCGTGAAATTGCAGATGAAGTAGGCGCTTATCTCTTTGTAGACATGGCGCATATTGCTGGACTTGTAGCAGGAGGTGTACATCCAAGTCCTGTCCCTTATGCTGATGTTTGCACATTTACGACTCATAAATCCATGAGAGGCCCTCGTGGTGCAGTTATTTTGTGCAAGAGTAAACTTGCAAAGAAGATTGATTCGGCAGTATTTCCTGGTACTCAGGGCGGTCCACTAGAACATATAATTGCAGCAAAGGCAGTATGTTTTGGTGAAGCACTGAAGACAGAATTTGCAGAATATCAGAATAATGTTATTAATAATGCAAAGGCTATGGCAAGTGTATTTAAAACAAACGGCATTAAGCTTATTTCTGGTGGAACAGATAATCATCTAATGATTCTAGACCTTAGAGACACAGGAATTACTGGCAAAGAATTACAGGAGAAGCTCGATAGTGTAAACATTACAACGAATAAAAATTCAATTCCTAACGACCCTCTATCCACATTTGTAACTAGTGGTCTTCGTATTGGGACTCCCGCAATTACTACACGTGGCTTTGATAAGTTTGACGCAAGAAATGTGGCGGGACTTATTTCGTTGGCCATCAAAGACTTCGATGGCAATAAGAAATATATCTCCGATATAGCTCGTCAACTATGCGAACTACATCCAATTTATATGTAAAAAATAAGCCGCCTGTAAAAAGGTGGCTATTTTTCTAAAATGCACTTGACAAATGAGAAATTTGCGTTATAATTATAATACAAAATTAATTGAGGAGGTTAGACATGAGCACATTATATGATGTTTCAGGGGCAATGCTTGAGGTAGTATCTGCTGAGTTCACAGAGAATAAGATAAAGGGGTTAAAGTATTACCATGCAGTTTGCAAATGTAACAATAATACAGTTCTTATCACAAAGAATGTTACTACAGTAGATTATGATATTGTGGAGGATGTTCTTAACAATATCTATGAAATCCCACATAAGTATCTTGGAAACGTTTTGCAGAACGAGGATAATGTACTTGTAATGATTGGAAGATATAGAGACGACACATCTTTCTATACAATTTATTACGGATACGATGTAGATTTCGATTCAATGTTTGATGCTTATAAGTGGGCGCACTTTCACAATGATTATGCTGCTAGTAAGTATCTGTACACAGAGGTTCGTAATGGGCACCAGGAGAAAATTGAATTTGAGGAGTAGACAATGAAGAAATACTTTTTAGATTGCGCATCTACTACTCAACCATACAAAGAAGTTGTAGATGTGGTTGCCGATGTAATGTATAATCATTATGGCAACCCATCTTCGACTCATGAGATGGGGCAAGATGCTAAAAATATAATTGAAAATGTAAGAGATCAAATTGCAGCAGACATTAATTGTGAACCTAAAGAAATAATTTTCACAAGTGGTGGAGTAGAGGCAAACACTTTAGCACTTTGTGGAACAAATTTTGACACTATTATAACGACACAATTAGAGCATAAATCTATTAGTGAAATTTTAAATCATCATAAATTTACTAATGTACATTATATTCCAGTAGATGAATTTGGAAATATTGATGCAAATATTTTAGAAGATACAATAAAAGAACATAATAATTCTATTGTTAGTATTCAGTATGCAAACTCTGAAATTGGAACACTCCAAGATATTAAATCTATTTCATATATTACGCATAAATATAATTGTATATTACATGTGGATGCCGTTCAATATTTCCCTGAATCAAGAATTGATGTTGATAAGCTTAGAATAGATATGATGAGTATTTCAGCACAGAAGTTTAGAGGTGGAAGAGGTGCAGGATTTTTATACTGCAAAGATACAATTGATTTATCACCGATTATTTATGGAAGTCAAGAATTACACAAACGAGGAGGAACTGAAAATACTCCTGCAATAGCAGCTATGGGTAAAGCACTAGAGATTAATAGAGGAACGTTACACGACTATACAAACATTTGTACTAGATTTAATAGGGATGAACTTGCAAAGAAAATTCTTGAAATTCCTGGAGTACATCTAAATGGTCCAGAACTTGATACTAATCGTCTGTGCAATAATATTTCTGTTCGTATTGATGGAGTAAAAGCTAGTGACCTTGTGACTCTAGCAAGTATGTGTGGGATTTATATCTCTGCGGGTTCTGCTTGTAGTAGTGGGGAGACTGTGCCAAGTAGCACGTTAAAAGCTATTGGACTTACAGATGCAGAAGCTTTAAGCACGATTCGTATTACATTGGACGAAACATTGAATCAGCATGATATTTCTGACATTGCTAAAATTCTAAAAAAACTTATTGAAAGGTTAAGAACATCTTGACAAATAGAAAATATCTGTTATAATTACAGTACAAAATTAATTTAGGAAGGACATTAAGAATGATTAGAAAGAAATACATATCTTATCTTATTTTGGCTACGGTGATTGTTTTGCTTGTAATGACAATCCATTTGAAAAATAACGAAATCTCTATGATGAGTAGTTCTATTGATGGATTGAACGAAGTGATTTCTGTAAAGGATGATGAAAATTCTCGATTGAAGCAAGAAATTGAGGACCTGAAATCTCCTGGTGTTGAATTTATGTATCTCGGATCATATAAAATTACGTACTATTGTGATGAAAGAAGAGATCATATTTGTGGAGGGTCTGGAGTAACCGCATCTGGAGTACCTACAGATGTTGGAACAACAATTGCAGTTGATCCAAGTGTAATCCCATATGGCACAAAAGTTTATATTGATGGAATTGGATATAGAACGGCTCAAGATAGAGGTGGTGCCGTAAACGGCAATCATATTGATGTTTTGGTTAAGACACACGATGAAGCACTAAGTAAAAGTGTTACGTATAATGATGTGTGGGCAATTATTAAAAAGGATTAACAGTACAAAATTAATTTATGACAAAAAAGGATAGAACATATTTTAATGTGGCAAAAGCCGTTTCTGAATTAAGCGACTTTGAAAAGCATCATATAGGTTGCGCCGTGATATATAAGCACAGAGTTATTTCAAGTGCTTGTAACATCAAAAAAAGCCACCCCCTTCAAAAAGAACTTAATAAAGAACGTTTTGACGGAGATACAAATCATTTTCTTCACGCAGAAACGTCTGCTCTTTTACCACTTATGAATCGAAAAGATATCAACTGGAAAGATGTACAGATTTACATATATAGAGAGTGGAAAAACGGCACCAAAGCATTGAGCAAACCATGTCCTGGATGTCAAAAACTTATCAAGAGCCTTGGCATTAAAAAGATTAACTATACAACGGATAATGGATATATTCAAGAGACATTTGATTAAGAAAGGATTAAAGAAATGAACGAGACTGATTATGGAATTTATTGCCGGAAATGTTTCCTAAAGAAACACAAATTATCAAAGAAGAATATTGACAGAATTGTGTTTACACCTTATATGGAAGCATGTGCCTGTTGTGGAAAGATTGAAAAGCTTGTAGATGATATTAAGGAGGATGACGAATGAAGACTTTTAATGACCTATTCAATGTGTGTAATAACATTTCAGAAAACGGTATTATGAATGTCCAGGCAGACGATGTGGTAGAGGTTATTGATTTTGCAAAGACTGTACTAAGTAATATCATGTGGTTTGTAGAGAACTATGAAGATGAAAACCCAACTAATGCGGTACATAATCATAGCAGAGATGCTGTCATCACCCTATCGAATATGTTTGATGAACTAGAGTATTACACTACGGAGGACTAATATGACGCCTGAAAGACTAAATATAGTACAACCAGTACTAAATACATTTGAAAATGATGATATTAAAGATTTTGCAATTGTGTTATTAGACAACCTTCCAGAATATATATGGCATGTTGGAGCATCGTCTACTGGAAAGTACCATCCGGCCTATTCACTTGGAGAACTTGGATTGATGTGTCATCAGATTGCAGTTGTAAGATTCCTAAATTTCTTTCTTGAACTTGAACAATACAACAAAATAATTCCTAGTAGAGAAAGAGACTTGCTACGTGTGGCAGGACTGATTCATGATGGCCGTAAGAGTGGGTCCCAATCAGATTATGAAAGAAGTAAGTATACTAAATTCGACCACCCTCTACAAATGGCAGCAGTTATTCGTAGTTATGATGGCAAGTATCTAAATCACGATGAGATTGAACTAATTGCTCATTGTATTGAATCGCATATGGGCCAATGGAATGTGGATAGAAAAACCGGAGAATGTTTGCCGAAACCAGAAGACACATATCAAGAGCTAGTACATCTTGCAGACTACCTTGCATCTCGCAAAACTCTTACTATGGATTTTGAGAACATTGAAACTCCTAGAGTAGAATCTAAGCCAGAAGAGTATGTGCTAACATTTGGTAAGCATAAGGGCGAGAAGCTGATTGACCTATTCAAATCTGGTGACGATTATGTGGTCTGGATGGAGGAGAACATTACTCGTCCAGATGTACAAGTTGCAATTAAAGCTATTAAGAAGAAGCTTGCAGAAGAAGACGATGAACTATAAGGAGGACAAGATGAAAGTAGAAATGCTAACGACTGGCAATATTGAGAAGATTCTAAAGGACAACGACATTACTTTCAATAAGACGTATTCTGGTGAAAAGTATAAAGTAATTGAAGTTGACAAGAGAGATGCAAAAGCATTGAGTAACTCGGTCCTCGAAGGTGCTTGGTGTAAATTCTCAAATGGTGCTGGTGGTTCACCTTGTGATATTTTTACAGTAAATGGGCAGATGTTAATTGGCTGGAGTAATAACAATAATGATACTTATGATACCTTGAGTGATTACATGAGTGATGAGCTTGGTGTGACGGACGATGATGACGTGTGCGATTATGCTATGGGTCTTGCTAAGGCGAATGGGGTGCCACTAAGTAAACTATTCAGATTTTATGAGGGCTAAGATATGGGCGCAAATTTTTATATGATTACAAAGAATAAAGAACAAGCACAGCGCTATGCACCATATTCTTATGAACTTACAGATGAGCCACACTTTGGTTATAAAATTCATATTGCAAAGACAAGTGTTGGCTGGTTGCCTTTGTTTCAAGCACACAAGGATGGAATTAGTTCTGTGGCAGAGTATAAGGCCGCATACGATACGGGCGAATTCCGTATTTATGATGAGTATGGCTGTGAGTACAATTGGGATGCGTTTGACGACAGAGTACTAAAGCACAATGGTGGTGTTGTTGGGGCGAAGAAGCCAGAGAAGATTGAGCAAAATAAATATTCTCAATTATATGATAAAAATATACCAGATTATTATCCTATTAGTCATATCCAAGGAAGTCCGCAGAGTTATAAGTTCATTAATCAATTTGTGAATAATTATTTTGTTGATTCACAAGGGTATGAATTTGATATACAATATTTTTCTTAACGATACAAAATTAATGAGAGGAGAACAAAATGTATAATGCGTATGTAACAACAATTAAAAATCTGCGTAAGCATCCTAACGCAGACAGATTACAGCTTGGTGAGTGTTTTGGCAATACGGTTTGTGTAAGTATGGAATATACAGACGGTCAGATTGGTGTATATTTCCCTACGGATGGTCAACTTTCTGTTGAGTTTGCAGATACTAATAATTTGCTTCGTAAGAAGGATGTAGATGGTAATAACATTGGCGGTTATATGGACCCAGACAAGCGCAATGTAACTTCTATTAGGCTTCGTGGTGAAAAGTCAGATGGTCTATTTCTACCATTGGCTTGCTTAGAATCTTTTGGTGACGTATCCAATCTAAAAGTTGGAGATGTTATTACTACATTCAATGGACATGAGATTTGCGCTAAGTACATTCCTCGCAGAAATACCCGTAGTGGTCATGCTACAAATGGTAATCATACTCGTAAGAAGAAGGTTCCTATCGCACCTCTGTTTACTGAACATGCTGATACTGAACAGCTAGCCTATAATCTTGGAGCTTTTCAGGCGGGAGACCAGATTGAAATCACTCTAAAGATGCATGGTACTTCTCAGCGCACCGGCTATTTACCTGTATTTAAGGGTTACAGATGTACAAACCGTATCTATCAAGCTGCTCTCGATGCGGTAATGTCTGGTGATAAAGTTGGTGCTATAACTCAGAAGTTCGCGAATCTTGGACTTTCTTCTGCAACTCCTATTTATAATTGGGGCTATGTGTCTGGTACTCGTCGTACCGTTCTTGAGAATTTTGATGGCGGCTACTATGGCTCTAATGAGTTCCGCGAACAGCACTCCAAGTTCTTTGAGGGCAAACTACATAAGGGTGAAGAGGTCTACTATGAGGTAGTTGGGTTCACCCATACTAGCACTCCTATTATGGCAACCGCTGATAATAAGAAGCTCAATGATAAGGAATTTGTGAAGCAGTATGGTAAGACTACGACTTTCTCTTATGGCTGTAATCCAGACGGCAAAGAAGGTATTGGTATCACTGAAAGAGAAGTTCCTCAGTCTGACTTTTATGTTTATCGTATGACTATGACAAATGAAGACGGAGATGTAGTAGAGTATTCTCCTGACTTCATGCGTTATCGTTGTGAGCAAATGGGTTGTAAATGTGTCCCGATGTTGTGGAGAGGTTTTATCCCCGCTGATGAGGGTCTTGAAGAAGGTTATGATTGTTATGGCGAGCATGGCACTTGGAGAGTCTGTCGTGAAGGGACCCCTGGTGAATGGATTAAAAATATTGCAGAGCAATATTATGATGGCCCCGATCCTATTGGCAAGATTCATGTACGCGAGGGTGTAGTAGTTCGTATTGTGAATAAGCCTAAATTCTGCGCATATAAACATAAGAACTTTGCATTTAAGTGTCTTGAGGGTCTAGTAAAGGCTGAGGCAACTACTCCTGATATGGAAGAAGCACAAGAAGAGATTAATGAGGAGGAGAATTAATATGAAAGATAACGTTGGAGCTGTAGCTGGAGCAATTAAAGATTTAATTGAAGTAAAGGCTTCGTATATCTATTCCAAAGATGAAGCAGTAGAAATTGCAGATAATATTGTTGAAATTGTAAAAGATGTTAAGCAGAAGTATATGGATACTCACAAACCAATTATAAATAAAGTTGCAGAGAAGGTTATGAATGATGTACTTGTGAATGTTCTTAAAAAGAACTTTATGATGGAAATGGAGAATAAGAATGACTAGACCTGTACTAATACTTCTTTGTGGAATTCCTGGTTCTGGGAAAACCACTTATGCAGAAAAAATGAAAAATAGCTATACATATCATCTGTCTTCTGATGCTATCAGAAAAGAACTATATGGAGATGAAAATATACAGGGAAATCCTTCAGATGTATTTGCATTGATGCAGGATAGAGCAATTATGTTATTGAATAATGGTTTTGATGTCATCTATGATGCTACAAATATCACAAGAAAAGATAGAGCTAGCATCATTACAAAGTGCCCAAGGTTTGCACAAATTGAATGCCATATTATTTGGGCACCTATTGAAACTTGCATTGAACGTGATGCCGCAAGAGAACGTACTGTTGGTAAAGAAGTTATTGACAGAATGCTTAAGCGTTTTCAAGCTCCTTATTATGATGAAGGCATTGATAAAATTAGAGTCATTTTTCCAGATGGATTTGATATGCAAAAATACATAGATGATTCTACAGAGGCCATGCGAATTCTACATGATAACCCACATCATACTTTAGATATTTACAATCATTGTGAGTCGGCATATAAGTATATTGTAAATAACGATATGTGTGATAACATTATGGCACTTGCAGCATCATTTCACGATGTTGGTAAACCATATGTCAAAGCATTCGTTAATGCAAAAGGTGAACCGAGCGATACTGCACACTTCTATCAGCATCAATGCGTTGGAGCATATATGATATATGGTCTTGTTGCAGATGAAATCAGAATAGATGTTGCTTGGCTTGTAAGCACTCATATGGCACCATTTCTAAATGAAAAGTGTTATAAAAATCTTCCAGCATATCTTAAAAATTCTGTGGATTTGCTTCACGAAGCAGACCTTGCAGCACATTAACCAATTAGGTACGGCATTTTTGCCGTACCTTTTGTGCAATATGCCAACTTGACAAATGAGTAGTATATGATATAATTACAGTACAAAATTAAAGGAGGAACAAATATGTACCCTATCCAGATGAAGCTAAAGAAAAATAATAAAGTAGTTTCCGTATATAACATTTCTGTAGGAGTAAATGGAACTACTTCTATTGCCACATATTATGACGGAGAGAATTGGTATACAACCAATGTTACAAAGCTATATCCTATTGATCCATCTGAAACTAGTCGCAATAAGGCTGCAAAGAGGATTCAGATTCTTCATGCAGAATATATGACTTCTGATGAGAAGATGTTTTCTACAATGCGAGAGGCAATTAATCATGAATATGAAATTATGAATAATGAAGGAGAATAAATATGAAGACTATTCGAAGTAACGTATTTGAGACGAACTCATCTAGCACTCACAGTATTGCTATTCCAAAGAATTGTAAAGCAACTAATTTCATTTCATTTCATGTAGGTGATTTTGGTTGGGGCTGGGAAGAAGTAGATCCAGCGGATTATTTTTACACGGCAATTTATGAAACGTCTAATACAGAGAACGAAGTTGAAGAGAAGATTCAAACCTTAAAGGATATTCTAGATTCTCATAACATTGAATATTATTTTGAAGATGTAAAAACTCACATTTCTTCTTATGGCAATAACTATTATCTATATCTTGATGATGGTTATATTGACCATGGCAGTAAATTGACGGATTTTGTAAATGAGCTACTAAACGATGGAGACAAACTTGTACGTTTTCTGAGTAGAGGACTAGTATTTACTGGTAATGACAATTCTGATGCCGAAGAGCGTTGTTTTATTGAAAGAGATCAGGAGTATCTCGATGATTATAACTGGCAAACCAAAACGGAATCTAAGATTAAAAATCCGTATTATATGACAGATCGCAATGACTATGATTGGTATTGGAAGGGGAATTAACTATGAGACAGGTAAGACGAATGACATTTGAAACAAACAGTTCTTCTACTCACTCAATTACTATTTGTCCACAGGAAACTTATGAAAAGTGGTGTGATGGTAGGATTTTGTTTGGAGATTGGAATAAAGACTTTCTTGAAGCAGAAGAACTAACTTCTTATGATTATGAGGAGGCTAAGGCTAAGTACGAATCTAGCAAGGGTAAATATTACAAGAGTTGGGATGAACTAAGTGCAGAAGATCGAAAGGATTATACTACAGAGTATGTTCTAATAAATAAAAAGAAGAAGAGCCATGATGAGTACTTAACACACAATGAGTGGCTCGTTCGTCATAATAGTGGTACAGAGACATTCTCAGAGTATTACACAACTAATAGTGGAGATAAGATTGTTGCTTTTGGATATTACGGCTACGATGGTTAAGGAGGATCTATGAGCCTTTGCGAATATTGCAAAAGTCGCTATTCTTGGGATTGTGACGATGGTCTTGCATATCCTGAGCATGGATGTGAAAATTTTACACTAGACTACTGTACCCTAACAGATGAGCAGAAAGAAAAAATTATTGATATATTAACACCGAAAAGGAGCTATTATGATGAATAGTAATTGGGTAAGTTATCAAAATGGTAATTATACTGTAAGCATTGATTTGGACACGGGAACTAAAATCAGAGAGAATGACCTAGACTTTTTTGATGCTGCTTTCCCTGAGTCTATGGATATCAAGATCACAAATCGTTGCAATATGAATTGTCCGATGTGCCACGAAGACTCTAAGTGTGATGGTGCTCATGGAGACATTATGTCTGAGAGCTTTATTGATAAACTCCATCCTTATACTGAACTGGCTCTCGGTGGCGGTAATGTTCTTGAGCATCCTGATTTCTATGACTTCCTTGTTAAGTGCAAGAATCTCAAGCTTATTTGCAACACTACTATTCGTCAGGAACACTTTATGCAGAACCTTGACTTTATTCGTAAGCTTCGTGACGAGGGGCTTATTTATGGTCTTGGTATTTCCCTCTCTAATCCTTGGCAGGATGGCTTCATTGATGCCGTGAAGGAATTTCCTAATGCAGTTATTCATGTCATCAATGGTATTGTAACTATGCAGAATTTGGAGCAGCTTCGCTATTATGGACTTAAGATTCTAATTCTTGGTTACAAGGAATTTCGCCGTGGTGAAAAGCTTTATGAGAATGCTGATGCAAGAGAGCATATTGATGGTCTTAAACAAGACCTATACAACTATCTTCCTGAGATTGTAGAACATGGTTGGTTTGATGTCGTTAGCTTTGATAATCTTGCCATTAAGCAGCTCAATCCTCAGCGTATTATGTCTAAGGAAGCATGGGATGAGATGTATATGGGAGATGATGGCTTGGATGGTGAGATGACTTCGGCAAGTATGTATGTAGACCTCGTAAAACGTGAATTTGCTCGTAACTCTTGTGCAGTAGACCGTTATCCTATCATGGATGACATCAAGGATATGTTTAACTTTTTGAGAGGTAGAAATGGATTGGATTAATATCAATGATAAATGGCCTGAGAAGTATCAGGACGTAATTATATGTACAAACGAAGGCATCGTAAAATCAGCCCTACATATGGGTAATGCGAAGTTTAACACATACCTTCAAGTTGTATATTGGATGCAAATGCCAGAGGCTCCAAAATTTGAAGTTGAAGAAATTGAAGATAAACCAGAAAAGAAAAAGCGTGGAAGACCAAAGAAAGGAGCGTGATATTATCTATGAGTCAGATTTTCTATATTTCTGACCTTCATTAGTTGAAGGCGCTTAATGCATAAAAATGTTATCAGATTTGATAACAGACCGTTTGGAACAATTGATGAGATGAACGAAGCACTAGTCAACAACTGGAATTCAGTTATAAGTAATGCAGACCATGTGTATCATCTTGGAGATTTTTGCTGGGGAAAGAAGGATGATTGGATTAAGTATCTAAAGCTGCTAAACGGCAATATTCATATCATCAAAGGCAATCATGATTTGAAGGATTATCCATATGACGTTAAGAAATATATCGTAGAAGCGGTTGATTATAAAGAAATTACAGACTGTGGGCGACATGTTATTATGTGTCACTATCCAATTATGTGTTATAAAGCATCTTATAATCCGAACTGCTATATGCTGCATGGACACACTCATGTAACAAGAGAGCAGGATTTTGTTGAAAAGTGGACGAAGGAGCTAAAGGATAGCAAACAAACAAATAGTGATAACTGCGGCAATATTATCAATGTTGGTTGCATGATGCCTTGGATGGAATATTGGCCAAGAACACTTGATGAAATTATTGAAAGGAGCAAGACTAATGCGAAATAAAATTATTGCGTTGATTCTAACTGTATTTCTTGTTTTTTGTCTAGCTGGGTGTAGTGCCACATTTGCTGGTTCTAAAGGTTATACAACACGCACCAATGGTAGGCTACAGCCTACAATGATGCAAGATTTATATTATGATACGAATACAAAAATCGTATATATACTTTTTAATGAATGTGCTGGAAATTCTGGTTACGGTTATATGTCTCCTTATTATGCACCAAACGGAATGCCATACGTTTATAATGTACAAACCAATAGCCTAGAAGAAATCGTTAAGGAGGATTAAAGATGGATAAGACTACGCTGGGCGACCGTATGAAAAATAACTACGAGAATATCAGTCGGTATTATTTAACTCGTAGAATGCCGATTATTATTAGAATGGATATGAAAGCTGGTCATACTTTTACTAAGGGCATGAAAAAACCTTTTGATGATATTTTTGTAAAGACTATGCAAGATACTATGAAGTATCTCTGTGAGAACATCCAAGGTTGTGTCCTTGGCTATACACAGAGCGACGAAATTTCTCTTGTGCTTACTGACTATGCAGAGCTTACAACTGACGCTTGGTTCGGCAACAATTTACAGAAGATGTGTAGTGTATCTGCAAGTATGGCAACGCTAGCATTTAATAAAGCATTTAACGACAATATTGTAAAGTATATTGACAACAATCTTGATGCCGATTGTGGTATTACAAAGGATTTAACCGAATATACAAAAATTCTCATTAACGCAAGAAATAAAGGTGCTATGTTTGATTCTCGTGTCTTTACAATTCCCAAGGAGGAAGTTTGCAATGCGCTAATCTGGCGACAGCAAGATGCCACTCGCAACTCTATCCAGTCTGTAGGTCAGGCAAACTTCAGTCAGAAGGAACTTCACGGTAAGTCTTGCAACAACATTCAGGATATGCTTATGCTACAGAAGGGCATCAACTGGAATGATTATTCTACAACTCTAAAGCGTGGTAGCTGCTGCATTAAGGCTGATGATAGTCTTACCGAGTATGATGAAGTAGGAAATATTTGTGGTTATATCAAGAGAAGTAAGTGGGTAATTGATAATGAAATTCCTATCTTTACTCAAGACAGAAACTATGTCGAGAAACTAATTTGAGGTGACTTATGACTACTATTTATAAATGTGATACTTGTGGACGGGAATTTAAAAGCTCTAAAGAATGTAGAATGTGTGAAGTATCTCATATGGCTCCAGTAGATAGAATTAAATGTTTGATTATGCTTAATTGTGGAAATGTTTGTGATTATTGCAACAATTCATATTATGCGTATGGTTGTGAACAAGATTGTGAACATAAGGATTGCAGACATTCAAATAATTATAAAGACTTTATTCCAACGGAGCCTTTGCACGATAAGAGGATTAGTGGCGTATGAAACATTCTAACTTATATTGGATGATTTATTGGAGTTGTAGAAAGAAGTATGGCAAATACGGAGCCAGATATGCAATGAGAACAATTGCAAAGAAAAGAGGGATAAAATGAGTTATTGGGATTATGAAGAACCTATATGGGAGCCGTCAGAAGCAGATGAACTTTTTGACGAAATGAAATCAAAACTTGTTGATGCAGCAAAAGCTTCTTTGAAGAACGACATGGAATCACTTAAAAGTCGTAATGAATATCTTGAGAAGCGCAATAAAGAGCTTGAGGACAAGGCACGAGAAGTATCGAGCAAAGAAATTGACTTGGAATATAAAGCACAAAATCTTCGCAGAGAAGTAGAAAAAGAATTTTATAAGACTGCTATTGACGATATCTTTAAGGACGCGCTTGAAAAATCTCAGCTCTGGTTTGCAGATAATAAACCACATGAAAAGCCTAAGTGCGATAAATGTGATGAAAATAGAAACTGGGTTTTGACTTGGCCTGATGGTACAACTATAAGTAAGAAATGCACATGCTTTCAGCCAGATTATTGGTATGAACCACAGGAAACATGGATTAATTGTATAAGATATATAGTCAAAGACAGTAATTATCAATACGAAAGATATTATCGACTTGATAAAAGCTATCAACACACTGGTGACAGTAGATGGAACGATTACTCATACGAAGACTTTGGGATCCAGTTTGTATACGATAAGTTTTGTGAGGATGTTATTGAGAAGACGGAACAACTTGGATATATGAAAAAAATTGGATTCAAATCTAAAGAAGAATGCCAGAAGTATTGTGATTGGTTGAACGAAAGGAAAGGTGCTAAATAATGAAATACACTCCAATTATTAGTAGTGGTGTACGCCCAACCGATGTAAAGATTTATATTGAAGACGGCGTACCTTATCTTGATTATATTGGTACTTTTTATGCTACAGATGGTAGCAAATGTAAAGTCCATTTCCCTAAGATCGGACTAACCTTCTCAAAAGTTATGCAAGAAAAAGAGGAGGAGGAATATGATTATTTTGGCTATAAACAGAGGGTCATAACCAAGTTTGATATTTTTGCAGTAGATGACAAGTGGGCAACATTTGAAGTGATTGAACGAGAGATGTCAAAGAAACAGCTAGAAAAGGAGCTTGGTTATAAGCTAAATATTAAGGAGTGATTATATGATTTCTAAGGAAACTTTTATCAAGACTATCGCGCGTCTTGAGGATTTGAGCAACAGAATGGATGTAGCAGACAGAGCAATGCGTGGTCTTTGTGAAGATTTTGGTAGCTTTTATATTTGCGACGCTTTTAACATTACGACAGATGTTCTGAGTGAGATTTTCAACGACAAGGAGAATGACTGGCTAGGCTACTTTATCTGGGAGCGTGATTGGCTACATAAATTTGAGCTTGGTGATATTGAGATTGGTGGTTATTGTGTAAAGATTGAAAATTGGGGAGATGTGTATGATTTCCTAATTAGTGAGATGAGGGACTAATATGTGTAAGTATTGTGATTCGGCATCCAATGAGTGTGAAATTTTCTTTGAGCCTCTAACACAAGAGTATTTTCTTGATATTCAGACTTCGGAATGGGACACATATAATGACGATTGGATATATCAAAAAGAATACATTAGTTACTGTCCTTGGTGCGGAAGAGACCTTGAGAATAAGGTTGATTTCTTGAAGGATAAAACTCCAGTATTTAGATTTACAACTGCGTACACCTTATATGATGTATGCAATTTTGCAAACCAGCTTTCGAAGAAGTATCCAAATCTAATTGTACTACCACAGGATTTTGATGTTGATTGGATGACTAGAAAAGATTTGGAAAACTGGGTTAAGCTTATGAGAGAACATTTCAATGAGAAAAATAAGAGCAAATGTGAATGTAACGGCAGAAGAGATATGTGTAATCTATCTCCAAAATATCAATGTGAGGATGATTAAATATGAAAATTTTAGTTGACGATATGCCTAAAGATAGAGACGGTTGTCCTTGGTTAGTACATGAACGTGCCACATGGTGGTGTCCCGATGGTTATGTATGCAAATATGCAAGCCCGGAAGTAGTATGTAATGGGACGGATAAGTGTCCGTTTTTCATTAGCTTCAAGGATTATATTAGCAAACCAGTCGTGGGCACTGATGGAACGATTGGAATATGATTAACACATCTTACTATTTTGAATCTACATATATTAACATGATTCATGATAAACATTCAATAAAAATAGGGGATATTGTATACTGTTCAGATACAAATAGTTTGTATGTGTACAATGGTTCATATTTTGATAAGATATATGCTAGTACAGAAGCTACTGTAAAGAAAAAATACGGTAACAAGGTGCTTAAATGTCCCAACTGTGGAGCACCTCATAAAGAAATAGATGAACGGTGTGAATACTGCGGTGGTTATTTTACGGAGGAATTTCTATGAAATACGAATTTCATGTAGGCGACTATGTTGAGACAAAGGGTGGTGCGACTGGCTATGTAAGTGATGATAGGGCATTGTGGTGGCGAGGCACCTATCCATCAGACGGTTACTATATAGGATTAGATTATAGCATTACTGGTGTAGAAAATGGATTTTTTAATCGTATCGGCCAGCATGATTTTACAAAACCTGAAGTTAAGAAGATTGATCATTTTGAATATAATTATCCCTGTTCAGAGATAGGACTTACTGCAAAAATCAACGAGTTGGTAGATGCCGTAAATGAATTGAGAGAGAAATTGTAATGAGGTAATTATATGGGAAAGTTAGCAAAAGAATTTACAGATATTATCAATGAACAAGATTTTTGTTTTGACCCTTACGAAATGCAAGTTATTCAGTTGGCTACCAATGCAATCAATGAATGGGAAGAACAGCATAAAGGCTGCTATGGATGTCTTCATTTGGAGGATAAAAAATACAAATGTGAATCTTGTGTAAGATTTGGTCATGATGATTATTATGTTTCTAATGGCTAAAATAGAATTTCAAAAGGTGAGAATCTATGTATAAGATTTTATTACTATTAGTTATGATTTTTCTACACATTGTAGATGATTATTATTTGCAAGGATGGTTAGCATCGGCAAAACAGAAAAACTACTGGGAACAAAATGCACCAGACGAACTATACAAACATGATTATATTATGGCATTATTCATGCATAGTTTTAGCTGGGCATTTATGATTATGGTTGTTCCATCTGTGTACACGTTGATTAACACAACAAATACAAATAATGCGTCCTTAGTGATTGCATTATTCTTTTTAATTAATTTGTTTATTCATATGATTGTTGATAATTCAAAAGCAAATTTGAGGAAGATTAACTTGGTACAAGACCAGTTATGTCATTTGGTACAAATCTTTATCACCTGGATTGCATTTGTAGTATTGAGGATTTGAAAATATACTCAAAGAGGTGACAAAAATGAAGTTTACGTATACTTGCAACAATTGTCCACAACTTAGCATAACAGAAGCCGAGCAAGAACGATTGAGGTTTCATGGAGAAGAAAGGTTTCATATGTGCTATAAATATGGGAAAAGATTATTTCACTGGGATACAGGAAGGAATCACAATCGGAACATATATCCGTGTTCCGAGTGCGAAGCAGATATGAAAAATGTATCAAGTAGCATTGAAAGATGACAATGCATTTTGTTATTTCTATTTATATTCAAGATCTCATAAATATGATTGGAGAATGATTATGAGAAAATGTAAATTCTGCGGGAAAGAACTTAAGCGTGGTTATAAAGATCATTATTATGAATATTACTATTGTGAATGTGATGGCTTGAAAAAATTTAATACTTTAATAAACGAACTTGATGTATTGAATCAAAAAGTACGTGAAAAACAAAAAGAAATTCGAGATTTTGAACTTAGTGGTGCTTATGGAAAAGTAAAAATAAAAGAACATTCAATTCAAAAAGAGCTACAAGAACTTGAAAGTGGATATGTAGAATATGAAAAATGATTGGAGGTGCTTAAATGCCGAATATTGTTGGTGATTATTCAACAGCTATTATTGACATCTTCAAAGATGTTGTGACAAATTATGAGCGCAACCTTGAAGTTATTAAACAAACAGAAGATGAACTTAATGATATAAACCATGAAATAGAGCTTTCTGCACCAAAAGATATGTACAAGGGGTATGTAATGTATAAGACTCTTCGTGAGCTTAGATTAAAGCGCCGTTGTGCAAAAGAAGAGAATGAACTTCTGCAAGAGATGTATGAATACATCACAAGTCAAAGTGGTAAAGAGTTTAAGAGTAGAATGCAGAAAATTCAAGGACATTCTGTTGATTTGTATAAGAAACAAGAAAATAGGACTTATGTTCCTAGACAGAGAAGTGATTTGACCATTACTGATAAGACTTGCACGGCATATAAACCCTTTGAACAGATGATAAAAGAGTTCAACTCAAATAAAGCATATATGCAAGGTGGAAAATTGCGTAAATAACCTCTTGACAAATATTGCAAGTGGTGTTATACTTACAGTACAAAATTAATGAAGGAGGAAAAGTAATGGCCGATAATAATATTAATGTGGTAAATGAGAACACTACAAACGAAGAAGTTGCTACCGATAGTGTAGAGAATGAGTTTAAGTCCAAGGTGGAGAATGTTGTCGAGCAGATTCGTACACAGGCACTATTGCTCGGCGCACGTTCTATGTGTGTAACTATTGCCAATATGATTGATGGAGACATCAATAAACCAGGCAAACGTTCTATGGCAGATATGCGTAGAATTGTTAAGAAGGTGCGTGATTTCTGCCAAACTGCTATTAACCATACTGTTGAAACACCAAGTTTTAATGACGAAGAGGAGAATACAGATGAGTAATCATAAGCTATTTTGTATCATGGGTGAAACAGCTTCTGGCAAGGACACATTGACAAAAAGACTATGTGAAGATACTGGCATGAAGTCAATTATCAGCTACACTACCCGTCATCGTCGCACAAATGAAGGTGACACCCATATCTTTGTTGATGATTCTGTTTATGAGCAAATGAAGTCTGATGATAAGATTGCAGCATTCACAGAAATTAATGGCAATAAGTATTGGAGTACTACAGATCAGTTGTATGAGAATGATGTTTATATTATTGATGCTATCGGTCTCACCACTCTAGAAGACCTCGGTCTAACAGGTGTTGACCTATGTTCTATTTACATCAATGTACCGACAGAGGTTCGTCTAGACCGTGCATTGTATCGTGGAGATTCTGTGGAAGATTTCTTTGCTAGAAATAGAGCGGAGATGAAACAGTTTATTCAGATGAAAGCACATGGTGGTTTTGATTATGCTATTAGTAATCTAAACGAGGATAAGGCGTATTCTGTGCTAAAGTATATTATTGAAGCAGAAACAGTACAAAATTAATATAAGGAGTGAACCGATGGAGAACAAGACATTTAGTATGATAGAATTATTCAGTGGTATCGGGGCACAAGAAAGAGCATTAAGACAACTGAAAATTCCTTATAAAATTATCAATACATGTGACTGTGATAAGGACGCGGTATTGTCATATGCAGCAATGCGTTTTGACATTGATTCTGCTATGAAGACATATCAATTTTCTACACAAGATAAGATGATTGAAGAACTACAGAATAAGGGGTTTGGCTATGATTTTATGAAGGGCAAACATACGATTACGAGTCGTACTCCTATTAATAAACTAAAGCAGTATTATATTGCAGATAAACTAAGCAATAACCTTGGAGATATTTCTAAGGTTGATAGACTACCATATGCAGATATGGTTACATATTCGTTCCCATGCACCGATTTGTCAGTCGCCGGCAAGGGTGAAGGTATGGTCAACAAGTGTTCTTGTGGATACTCTTGGCCTATTGATTTTAGTAACGATAGCGAATCTTTGATTTGTCCTAATTGTGGGGCGAAGGTACAATCTAGTACTCGTTCTGGTTTGCTTGGTCAAGTACAGAGACTTCTCGTAGTATCAAAGAAGGAAAATACACTACCAAAGTATTTACTTCTTGAGAATGTCAAGAATCTTGTTGGTAAGAAGTTTAAGCCACAATTCGATGCTTGGATTCGTTGGCTAGATAGCATTGGTTATAATACTTACTATCAGGTTCTCAATTCTAAGCACTTTGGTATTCCTCAGAACAGAGAGCGTATTTTTGCCCTATCAATTCGTAAAGATGTAGATAATGGCAAATTTAAGTTCCCAGAGCAGATTCCTCTAACTACTCGTCTAAAAGATATTCTAGAGAAGACCGTAGATGAAAAATACTACCTCTCTGGTGATAAAGTAGAGAGTATTCTTGCAAACTTTATTGCAAGACAGAACGAAGCTAGTGGTATCAACCTAAAGGATCAGGCAACGACATTTGATGGTCTAACAGATGTTGCACATACTCTTATGGCTAGAGATTACAAGGGCTTTGGCAATCAGTCTATGACTGGTGTTATTGAGCCTAGTATTATCAAAGTCGGTCAGCTAGATTCTAGTTTTGACCAGAGTGGTAGAGTATATAGTGCAGAAGGTATTGCACCTACAGTTATGTCAAATTCTCATGGTAAGACATCTGGCGGCTATACTTCGCCTAAGATTTTAGTTGATGAAAATTCAGATAAATTGATTAAGGTTGAAGTACCACAAACGGTCAATGTTAGAAAGCACGAAGTAGACATAGATGCTCTTCAAAAGCTACTTCGTGATGCAAAATCTAAGTCATCATTTACCAATAAAGATATTGCAGAAAAACTCGACCAATCTTTGACAACAGTAGAGCATTGGTTTAGAACCGATGAATGCTTTAGCATTCCGTCTCCAGATGTGTGGATGAGCCTAAAAGAACTTCTCAATATTACAACAGATGACTTTGATGAAAGCATCACTACATTTGAGGAAAGACTTGGAGTATTTGAGAAGAGTAATAGATGTTATTTAGAAAATGGCATTTCTCCAACAATTACTTGTGGACAAAACGAAAAGATTATTGTTTCAGAAAATGTTGAGCCATTCATTGTAGCTTCTCGTGGTCGCAATCCAAAAAATCCATCAGACAGAACTACTGGTTCTCCTACTGAGCAGAGACTTGAAGCCAATACGAATGGAGTTACCAATACGATTACTACTATTGCCAAGGATAATTATGTAATGGAGCCTGTCGTTTGTGAGCAGCGTTATGATGAAGGACTAAGATTCTTCAAGGATGATGTTGTTGGCACTCTTCGTACTATTGATGCTTGTGGCGACAAGAGAGTAATTGAGCCAGAACTGACACAAATTGGAACTATTGACGGGAACGGGCATGAAATTCGCAGAAGAGTGTATGATGCAGATGGGATATCTCCAACTTTATGTGGAGTCGGTAGCGGTGGTAATACCGAACCAAAAGTTTTAGTTAAAGACGAGGATGTCAATCCTGTGAGAATTGGGAACATCTATGGCAAACAGTTTGGTACTGGATATGCTGGTAATGTGTGGGATCAGGATTCCGTTTCTCCCACTATTATGACCGCACAAGGCGGCAATAGACAGCCACTTGTAGTGGATAATGTTAAGTGGAGGATTAGAAAATTAACCCCAACCGAGTGCTGGAGATTGATGAGCTTCTCTGATGAGGATTGCAATCGTGCCTCTAAATATGTGAGTGACTCTGCCCTTTATAAACAGGCTGGTAATTCTATCGTAACATCCTGTTTGGTGGCCATCTTCTATTCTCTGCTATTCAACGATAATGGCACTAATTGGTCTGATTATATTGTACAGTACAAAATTAACGGAGGAACGGAGGGCAAAGATGGTAGTACTTGTTGATTGTGATAATGTAATATGTATGTTACAAGAGCGTGTAATTGAAATCTTTAATAGTAGATACAATAAGAATTATACTTTAGATGATTTTACTGATTACAATATTGAAAATAATTTACCTGTACAAGAAGCCATAGACTTTAAGAGCATTTACGGTGAATCTGGTCTATATGAGACAATTAAACCAATTGATGGAGCACAAAACGGCATCAGAAAACTTATTGATAATGGTCATAACGTATTTATTGTCACAGATGCAATCCCTAATACATATGGAGAAAAGGTTGCCTTTATTAAACATTATTTCCCATTTATTGATGAATTTCACATTGTTGCAATGAAGTACAAAGAGTATTTCAGATGTGATGTTATGATTGAAGATAATCTACAAAATCTTTTGGCAAAGCCATATTATGATAGGATTGTTATGGATTATCCTTGGAACCGAAACACGCATGATGAAGTTTATGGCATTAAGCGTTGTACAAATTGGGACGAGATTGTCGCTGCGGTAGAAGAATTTTACAAGAATGACGAGGAGTTGATGAAGAGTTGAATGTAAAAATTTTAAATCCAGATGCCGTATCAAAACTATTCACCAATTGGGGTGAAACAAGTGCAATTTGTTATAATACTCACACAGATGATCCAACTCCAATTGGTAAAGGTTGTATGGCAAATGGGCATTTTAGTGGTAGTCGTGGCGACTTTATCAAGTTTTTAGTTACAGACATTCCTCGCTTCACTGTTGACCAAGCAGTGCGACATGAGATTGGGGTGTTCAAAAACGTCCAGTCGTTTCGCTATGTAGATAAGGATTGTTTTTCATATGAAGTACCAGTAGAAATTACTGATAATCCTGAACTACTAGCAAAGTATGATAAGCATATGCAAGACACAATGAGCCTATATGAAGATATTCAATCTTATGTTTTATCTAAGGGCAAGACACAAGAAAGAGCAAATGAACAGGCGAGATATGTATTACCTATTTCAACACATACTGCTTTTGTAATTGGTTTTACCATCGAAGGATTAATCCACTTTATGCATAAAAGACTATGTTCTCGTGCAGAGGATATTATTCGTCAGTTGGCAGTAGAAATGAAGAAAGAGGTTGTTAGGATTTTGCCAAACCTTGAATCTAGACTTGTGCCAGAGTGTCAGTATTTACTATGGTGTCCCGAGGGCAAAAAATCTTGTGGCGCATATCCAACTAAGAAGCAACTTAAAGAAATTATTGATAAGGAGAGATGCCTATGACAGTAGAACAGTGGCTAGGGAAAGACAACCTACTCGGTATTGATATTTGGATGAGAAAATATCGTAAGGGTGAAGAGTCATTTGATGAATGGCTAGACAGAGTAAGCGGCGGCAACAAGAGAGTAAAAAATGCAATTATCAGCAAGAAGTTTGTTCCTGGTGGTCGTATTCTTAGCAACCGAGGTATTAAAGACACTAGGGTTACATACTCAAATTGTTTTATGGCTGGTTCCAAAGTACTTACGATTGACGGATTTAAAAACATTGAAGATATTGCTATTGGAGACATGGTGCTATCTCATGATGAACAGTTTCATCGTGTAAATGACATTATGTGTCGTGAATATACTGGAGATATTTATTGTCTTGAAAGTATAAATTTTATGGAACCAATCAAATGTACTCCGAATCATAAAATTTTGACAAACCACGGTTGGAAACGAGCAGACCGTATACTTGCTTGTTCTGAGCAAATTAAAGCACAGGATAAAATTAAGATGGCACAACACCATATGATTAAGTTTACGCCAAAGATTGTATCCGCTCTTGATGGATTTAAGGCTAGAGACAATAGCAAGGTTGAAGTAAAAGACGGAATGGCTCAAATTTATACGCTTGTAAATGACCGCGGAACTACAACATATCAGCATAGAGGCAATTCTGTACGTGCTGAGTGGGTATTTGATGATGATTTTGCATATTTTATTGGTCGTTGGTTGGGTGATGGTAGTATAACGGCACGCCGTGGTTATAAAAATCCATCTATTCTACAAATCGTATTCAACGCAACCACAGAGCGTGATGCATTTGAACGTTGTAAGTCTATTGGTGAAAATGTTTTTGGTATTCATGCATCTTATCGTGAAACCAATCAGAATGTTATTGCTTTAAGGTTTGAAAGTGAAATTATAGCATCTTGGTTTGTTAACCATTTTGGAGAAAAATGCGACGGCAAATTTGTTCCTAACGAATATCTTGGTTGTGTTCCAATGATGGTCGGACTATGTGACGCAGATGGTACGCTCGACACACACGGTGCATTTCGTATTGTGCTAAAAAATCGTAAATTAATTGATTGGCTATATTATACAATGTGGATGAATGGTATTAACGCATCTCCTATTCATTCTGTAGAGCGTCAAGCCGATACATATGAATTTCGTGTCGGGGTAGCTATTTCTAATAAATTTTTAAATCCACTATTATCTAAACAATATAGTGATGGAAGAAATAACCTTGATGTACGTGGCGATTTTGAGTATGCGGCTCTAAGTTCAATTAGCATATCTGAAGATTGCCACTGCAAAGTATACAACTTATCTGTAGAAGACACGCATACATATAATGTAAATGGTGTTATTGTTCATAATTGCTATGTTATTGCTCCTCCAGAGGATAATATTGAGTCTATTTTTGAAAGTCGTAAGAAGCTAGCAAGAACATATTCGTATGGTGGAGGCTGTGGAATCGACATTTCTAAGCTTGCCCCCGCTGGTGCAAAGGTCCATAATCAAGCAGAAAAGACTAGTGGAGCTGTAAGTTTTATGCAGGGCTACAGTCAGACAACTGAGGAGATCGGTCAGAATGGCCGCAGAGGAGCTTTAATGATTAGCCTTGATTGTCATCATCCAGACCTAATGGACTTTATTGACATCAAGACTAAAGAGAACAGTGTTACTAAAGCTAATATCTCTGTACGTGTAACAGATGATTTTATGCAAGCGGTCGAAGATAATACCGATTGGGTAATGTCTTTTACTCGTCCAGAAACTGGTGAAACAATCACAAAGACTGCAAAAGCAAGAGATATTTTTGATAAGCTATGTGAGAACAATTGGAACTGGGCAGAACCAGGTATTCTATTTTGGAATAACATTGAAAATTATAATTTACTAAGTAATAACCCAGATTTTGAATATGCTGGTACTAATCCCTGTAAGCATCTGTGCAGGGCTTAAAGGAAACTTTAAGAAATAATCAATCGTGAATTGCTGGAAGACGAAGGTTAATCAGCAGCCAAGCCTATGTAAGATAGGAAGGTTCAACGACTAATGTAAATTTAATACATACAAAATTATAGGAGGCTATAATGTATGAATAGTTCAGAGTTAAAAGGATATTTGACGGGACTGATTTTTGGAGACGGTTGCATTGATAAAGGAATAACTAAAAGAGCTTTTGAAATAAAAAGCGTTGATAAAAACTTTATAGATAAAATTAAAAATGATATTAAATCTTGTACAAACTTTCAAATAAACATTAAACATATTCTAGCACATGAAAGATGCGGATGTAATCACAAAGAATCATGGACATTAAGAATTAAAGCACATCCGTATTTTAATAAAAAATATCACCATTTCTATGATGATTATAAAAATAGAATTGCATCCAAAGAAGCACTTAGTTGGATTACACCAAATGGTATTGCTAATTGGTATATGTGTGATGGATATGTTTGTCTTGTTGGTAGAACAAAAGGTGTTATTAAAAATCGTAGAATTGATTTTTGTACAGATAGATATAGTTTAAATGTAATAGAATCAATGAAGGATATGTTTAATAAAAGATTTGACATACAAACATCTATTGTTAAACGTGGAAAGTTTTATCGTCTGAGAGTTAGTCAAAGTAGTTATGAAAAGTTTATTAATTTAATTTATCCATATATGGTAGATACAATGATGTACAAATTATATCTTGGGTATGAATACCAGCCAAAATGGATGAGTGATAATATGTGGAATCTCCAAAAAAATTTACAAAGTGCGATTACCCTAACAGATAATGCTGAGGGATAAGATATAGTCTATGGTTTATGGTTCACCAAGGCAGAAGAACCATTACCCGCAGGGGGGAGCTGTCTCCTAGCATCAATTAATCTGTCTGCCTTTGTAGATGATTATGGCAATTTTATGTATGATGATTTCTACGATACAGTAGATATTGGTATTAGATACTTAAATGAGGTTCTAGATGAAGGACTTCCTCTACATCCATTACAAGAGCAAAGAGATAGCGTAAGAGACTGGAGACAGGTTGGCTTAGGAGTTATGGGCGTTGCTGATATGCTCATCAAGATGCATTTACGTTATGATAGTGACGAGGCAATCGAACACTGCCGTGATATTTCTATGGCAATGGCCAACCACGCAATTTATGTTTCTTCTCACTTAGCTTGTGAAAAGGGTATATATCCTAAATATACAAATGCAACAATTGATACCCCATTCTTTAGAGCAAATGCAGACACCCTAACAAGAAACATGGTTGATAATTATGGTCTACGCAATAGTCAACTTCTAACCATTGCTCCAACCGGAACCATCTCAACGATGCTTGGAATCAGTGGTGGTATTGAGCCTATTTTCGCAAAGAGCTACAGGCGTAAGACAGAATCTCTGCACGAAACAACGCAGTACTATGATGTGCTTACCCCTATTTATCAAAAGTATGCAGACGAACACGGACTTACTGTCAACGATAAATTCCCTGATTGGTTTGTTGATTCTTCCGAAATTGACTATAACAAACGTGTAGCTATGCAGGCTGCTTGGCAAAAGGGTATTGACGCAAGTATTAGCTCTACTGTAAATCTACCAAACGAAGCGACGATTGATGATGTTAAAAACATTTATATGTCCGCTTGGAAGAATGGTCTAAAAGGTATTACAATTTATCGTTCTGGCTGTAAGCGTGAAGGTGTATTGATTGTAGAAGATAAAAACAAAGAAGAAATTCAGACAGAAGAATCTATTCCTCGTGGTGCAATCATGAACTGTTCCGATGACCTTGTTGGTAAAAAGCGTAAGCTGACTACTGGATGCGGAAGTCTTCATGTATTGGCCTTCTTTGATCCATATAATGGTGATTTACAAGAAGTTTATTTCAACAAAGGAAGCAGTGGAGGATGTGCCAATTTTATGATTGGTTTAAGCCGTACAATATCATTGCTATGTAGAGCCGGTGTTGACATCATGACAATTAAAGACCAGCTAGATTCAACCGGTGTATGCCCAAGCTACGCGGCAAGAACAGCTACAAAGCACGACACATCAAAAGGTTCTTGTTGTCCTATGGCTATTGGAAATGCTCTTGTAGACATGTGGAAGGAGATGCAAGATGAAATTGATGATACCTATGACACAGGTTCCGAGGCTGAATGCGATAAACCTAGAGTCTCTAATGATGTTAAGATGGTTACTGAAAATGACGGGAGATGCCCAGAGTGTGGAGAACCGCTTGAGCACGAAGGCGGATGTGACATTTGTAAATCATGTGGGTATAGCCACTGTGGTTAATAATACAAAATTAATGGAGGATTGATATTATGAATAATAATGACAACATTAACAAGACTTTTGCTTCAAATTATGGCGATAAGAATCTATCTGATAAGCCACTGTATCATTGTGGAATCTGTGGAAAGTCTTATAAGACAGTTGGTGAACGTGCGGCTTGTGAGACTAAGTGTATTGCAGAGAGAAAGAAGGCTAAGGAAAAGCTAGAGAAGGAAATGAAAGATAGAAAGAAGGCTGCTAGTAAGGCTGAAATTGAAAAGAAGTATAAGGAACTAGTAGAACTTATAAATGACTATTGTAAGGATTATGGCTCCATACAGCTTGGAGAATCTCATTATTTCGATGATTTTCCTGCTCTATCTAAGCTACTTGGCGGGTGGTTCTAATGAGACACTTTGAAGTAGTTAAAGACAAACACAGGAAAAATAGTGGAGACATTAAACTCCCCACTCGTGCTACAAAGAATAGTATCGCATATGACTTCTATAGTCCAATTAGTGTGGACATTGAGCCAATGTGTTCTCAAATGATTTGGACAGATGTTAAAGCAATTTTTGAGAATGACGAGGCTTTACTTATCAATGTTCGTAGTTCTATGGGTAAACAGCCAGTAATGATTGCAAATACCCAAGGGTGGATTGAAAGTGACTATGCAAACAATCCTGATAACGATGGAAATATTGGATTTAGACTATTCAATCTTGGCAAAACCATTTATACAATTCATATAGGTGATCGCATTGGACAGGGTATGTTTATTAAATATTTAATGACGGACGATGACGATGCTACATCTACTAGAAATGGTGGGTTTGGTTCTACAGGTGTATAACAATTAAATAAAAAATACGGGACTACTGGAATAAAACCAGTAGCCCCGTAAATTTATATATAACAATGCAACTATTTTAATATTTTCCATATTTCATTAAAAATATTCAAGGAGATGATATAATGAAGTATATAACAGTAAAACAACTATACGAAAAACTAAATGCACAACATCCAGGAATAATAGGAATCAATTCTGTATATGATCTTGTCAAAAGAAAAGATTTCCCTTCAGTAAGAATAGGTAACAAATTTCTTATCATTGAGGATAAAGTTGATACTTGGTTTGAAAAGAAAGCTTTAGCTTATAAAAAATAATTATTAAGCCTTGCTATGCATTGCAAGTTGTGGTACAATAAAATTGTGGTAAATGATGTGGTCAAACACAAAACACATTTACACAAACACTAGTTGAATCAATGCTTTGAGGTTCTTACATAGGTAGGTTTAGTATATCCATTTGAATAAATATTAGTGCAATAAATATTATCATTATAGGATCAACAAGTCTAGTATTTTCAATGGATTAGCCCTAATATATAAATCATAGGCATTTCGCTAACATTCATTGTTTTTGATATTTTTTCACCATATTTAATACCATAATTGTGGTATAAATGTGGTACGAAATTTACAACTTGACCACATCAGTTAACATAAATTATAATAGTAGTACAATTAATTTTGTATTGTTAAAGGAGTGGTTATTGTGGCAAAGAAGAGAATGAACGGAGAAGGATCTTGGACGCAGCGTGATAATGGTAAATGGAAGTTATCTATATCATACAAGGGGTTTGGCAGGAAATATTTCTATGGCACCAAGCAAGAGTGCTTAAACAAAAAGCAAGAATTTGAAGCGTTATTGTCAACAGGTATTGTTGGAGAGAAAGACGTTTTGTTTAAGGATTTTGCTCGTTCATGGCTTAAAAATATTAAACAGCCATCAATTAAGCCAACCTCATATGATAGACTTGCAGACATAACAGAAAATTTTTTAATTAAACAGTTAGGGGATTTGGCATTGCAGCAAATAGACGATAGTTTAATTCAAACCATGATAATAAATAAGTTTAAAACAGACGGGTATTCACGTTCAACAATTCGCAAAGCTTATGGAACATTGGGACAAATTTTTGATTATGCTATAGCCAGAGGAAAAGTAAACAAAAACCCAATAGATAATGTAGTGATGCCAAAACGAGAACTATTTGAAGAAAAAGAGCAAAGATTCTTTTCAGAAGAGGAAAGAGCTAGGTTGGTAAACGCCTGCTATATGAAATATAGTAACGGGGAAAGAAGATTTAAATATGGTGCATTTTATGTTTTCTTAATGTATACTGGGCTTAGACTTGGCGAAGGACTCGCACTTAAGTGGAAATATATTGACTTTGAAAAAAGAACAGTCTATGTATCAAGAACCATAGTATATGTAAAAGACCGAACAAAAAATGATGGAAGCAAAATTCTTATTGATCAATCAACTACAAAAGGAGGAAGAGGGAGAACCGTATTTTTATCAGACATGGCAATAGAGGCTCTTAACGATTTGAAAAAAGAAAAAGGATATGATCCAGAACAGTACATTGTGCGCTCAAGATATAATACAATAGTTCGCCCTGCTGATGCGTATAAGGTATTTCAGCGTATATTAAAACAAGCAGACATAGAACAGTGTGGGCCACACTCATTGAGGCACACGTTCGTAAGTACGCTTATTGACCAAGGTGTTCCAATAACAATGATTTCGAAAATAGTTGGACACGCAAAAATTGACGTTACAATGACAGTATATTCTCATTTGTTGCAAGAAACACAAAATGCATCTATGTCTGTTATAAAAAATCTTAAGTAAAGAGTGGTTTCAACCACTCTTTTTATTTTTGCATTGCAAATGACACGAGAATGAAGTAAAATTATATAAGAGGGGAGTGATAAAGTTGGAAATAAAAGCTAAAGATAGTGTAAATTTCACATTAAGAATGCCGGCTTCACAGCGCTTTCAATTGGAGCAAATTGCAATGAAAGAGAGTAGAACAGTAACTAATTTAATTAATATGGTGCTAAAAGAATATATAGATAATTATAATAACGCAAAAAAATAAGGACTGAGAAATTAATCTCAGCCCTTAAATATTTATTATACTTTTAGCCAATTTTGGCTTTCATAATATTTCACTATTTCATGATACGCCTCAGATCCGGTAGAGTTACAGTGAAGTTCATTGCTATATTTAGAATAAATTTCATCAATATGAAGTTTCTCTTCTGGATAAAGTTTTATACCACGAGCACAACGAGACGCACACTCTGATAATTCTGCTTTAATTCTATCGCGCTCATTCTCAAATACTCTCCCATCTAACGTTTTAATACTCTTTTCTATTTGTTCTAAACGTTTGAGAATAGCCTCTATGTTGCCTTTAAGCCCAATAATGCTAGCGTTAATATCTTTAATTGTAGCAGAAGTTTCACTTGCCTCAGATGTGTACTTAATCCAGTTAACAATCCTTTTCCTTATTGGTTTAAAAATTGTAGTAATAAGTGCGATAAATGCAGATATACAGCCAATAACAGCCGCGATATCTTTTATCAATTCCATAAAAATCACCCATTCATAATAAATTATCTCCTTTTAATCCATTTTTTATTGTTTTTTCTTCAACTCATTTATTTCCTGTTGAAGCTCCTGACACTTTTTTACTAACAGGGGGATGATTTCGCCATATGCCAATGCATAATTTGAACGTTCATTTGTTTCGTCGTCTTCATCATAATGAACAATTCCAGTTTTATAATTTACTCCAACACTAGAAAAAGTATCTTCTACATCTTGTGCAATAAGTCCGTAATGAATAGCTCCAGAAGATTCATTGATTAGCCTATATTTCACTGGATGAAGAAGGTCTATTATGTCAATATCAATATCTTCAACGTCTGTCTTTAACTTTCTATCTGAACCAATTATAGGTTCCGATGGCAAATGTGTCTCCCAAAAACAATCAAATCTGCCGGTATTATTTTTAGATGTTTGTGCAAATCCACCGATTGCTATAGAGTTATTATCTCCAGCAATGTTTATTGGCAAGTTTTTAGTGCCAACATGCGTATAAGCCGTATAAGATCCTCCGACACTATCAGAAATTACAAATTTAAAATCATATGTTTTTGATGTATCAAAAGAACTAAATATACGCGTATAACTTATTGTATTATTTGCATCATTTTTGATGGTTACACTATTGCCATATATATCAGACGTTCCCTCTTTGCTATACGCAACAATTTTTATATTATTTTTACCACTTAACGTATAGAATGACGCTGTAATTTTATGAGTTACATATGTACCTGACCCATTAATATTACCAGATGAATCACTTCTAAACGAAGTGTATGAAGTAATTAACGGAGTATTATAATCTACTACATCAATTCTCTGTGTTCTGCTTGCTGTTCTTCCACGACTATCTGTAATCGTAATTGTATATTCTTTTCTACCATAAGTTGTTAATGTAGAACTCGTTGCACTATATGAGTTAGAAGAACTTGTAGTTTCATAATATAAACTAGGTCCATTAATAACACATTTTTTTATGGTTGACCCATAAATCCCAGATACTGACGCATTCCATCTTACTGTTGAATTATTTTTAACATACATTCCACATCCAGATGGCTTAGTACTTGCAATAGATGATGTAAAGCTACTGATTGACGGAGTTATATTAGAAGGAACATTTAAAGTAAAATTAGATGATTTTTGTCCTACACTAGTACCACCATTATAAGTTGTGCACCAGATGGTTCCATATCCAGATGCAGCGTTTGGAATCTGATCTGCCAAATCTAATGGAGGAGTCCATGTTACGGAGGAATTAGAAGTTTGGTTTGCTATTGTGCCTGTTTTATTTCCAAACTGCCAAGTTAATGTATGTGTAAAGGAAGATACTGCTTTTGAAATTTGAATAGTTAATGGAGAACCCATTGTACTTCCATTTATACTAAAATTAGACGACCTTGGAATTTGTGGCAAATCAACAGAATAACCATATCTTGTGCTACTAATTGCATATGTATAAACAGCCGCTTCCGCCCATGCTGTTAGTGTTTTATTTCCTTGAGAATCGTGCGTTAAGGTAAAACTGCCGGAACCAAGAACCGTATTATACCACATTTCAAATCTATCTGATCTGCTGACAACGGTGACTCCTGCTATATTAACTGTTACTGGCCCAGTCATAGTAAATCCATGTGAACCACCTGCTGATTTAACCGTCCAATATATAGTGGATGTGTTATTTGCAACACTTTGAGAAGACGACCACTCTACTCTGATTCTATTAGGGTATCCAGACCCTTCTGTGTCAACTGCGTTTGTTTCAAACGCTCCACTTGATACTCCCACTCTATTTCACCTCCATTATGTTGCTACAATGGACAAACTACCATTGCTTTCTATTTGTATTCTAAAATTCTTCAAAGAAATATATGGAGTTTCTTCTTCTGTACCAACTTTTAAACTTCCTTCTATTTCTGCCTGTTTCATATACGCTGTATTATTTGCAAAATAAGTAATTGGGATGCCAAATTTTATTTCAGGGTCTTCAAAATTTTCTCCAATGGCACGTGCCTCATATGATGGTTCTTCATTTTTATATATGAAGTCTGGATTCTTATAATAATCAAAATAAGTAGTTGAACCTTCTGTGTGTTGATATAGAACATAATCATAATTATCGTATTTATGTGTTGGTTCAGATGTTACAACAATAATTCTTGCTTTGCGACAAAATTCAATTTTTTGCGCAGAAACTCTTGAGAAATAATCTCCTTCTTTATTTTCGCCAACAATTAAACCGTTATCTCCATCAAAACTAAAGTAGGATAACTTTTCCGCTGCATCACCTTTATTCATCGTTACCGTTCCGTCTTTATCTACTTTAAACGCATAAGTTCCATCTTCTTGTAGGCCAATACATATTTCTCCACCGATAATATGACTACCTTCGATAAGACCAGCACTAACGCATCCAGCAAGAATACCCCAGTACGTTTCTCCTTCAATAGTATAATTACCAAATACAGACTTTGTAGTTTGGAAATTATCATCAGAATATAAAAACTTATTGTTCGTAATCCATCCTTCATGTTTGTCTAGAATGCCATCAACGACTTTACGTAAATGAATACCATAATTATCCCATGAAATGTCCTGACCAGCAGAATTTGATTTTATAGAAGTCGTTGCATCAATCAATCCTTGCTTAATTTTTTCATCAATTGCAGTAGCAACATTATAGCCCTTTTGCCAGTTTGCAGAACCACTTGCTACGGCTTTTCCGGCATTAATTGCTTGTGCCAACAAATCAGCGTGAATATCTCCTTGATCTTTTGCAGACAGTAAATCTCCAAATGTACATGAGAAATTGCTTAAATCGTCAAAATCTAATTGTACCTCAAGCAATCTTGCCTTCTTAATAAAATCTTTTCTGATTCTAACTTTTATAAAATTTCCAAGTTTGAATTGATGTAATATTGGCTCAAACTCTTGGATTGCATAAATGTTTTTCATAGAAGCAGAGAATGATAATGTTGGCCTTGAGATGGTCTTCAACTTTTTATATCCAGCAACTAATAGCTCTTTCTGTGTGTTGATTATGTCTAAATCCGTATCAATGTCTGTGGTACAGAAACAATCATCAGAATATTCATCTTCACGTAAGAATAAAGAAAGCCTATCTAAGCTCTCTGGCGAAAAGTTTTTATTAACATTGATATCTTCTGATATCATTCTAATTTCATCTTGGGCACTTTTTATTTCTTCTTCTATACTATCAACTGCCTTTTGTTTCTCTTCTAATTCCTTTTTGGTGTCTTGTAGCTTTTTCAAGTTATCAGAATAGCTTTGATATTCATCACTATCCTGCGGCTTTTGATCCCATTCTGCAGCAATTTGTATATCATTAATAGCAGAATAAATATCTATTCTTTCCTTAAGAGAGTTTATACCATCTCCACCAAACACTAATTCTCTTTCATTCCAAACATACTTATACTGTTGTTGTTCTTTTCCATCATCACCTACATATGTTGACATCTTCATTTCACAGACATAATACTTATAAGCTATGTCATTATATGAAACACCACCACTTTCATCAACGATTTTCTCTTGGTTAGTAATCTTATAAACATTTCCAAGATGCTCTATGTCAGCTTCTGGTAAAAATTTATCACCATCATTGAAGTTATCTGGATTTAGTTTTATTTCTGTAATTTCATATTCATCTGGCACGGAGTTTTCTTCTGTTAACTGTTTATCTATCAACTCGTACAGTTGTTTCAAAATAGTTGTATAGCTTTCTATTTTTATAACATAGTCTCCGACCTTTGGTTCATATGACTTCAATGTTGGAGTTACATCTTCGAGCAAAATTTCTCCTTCTTTTGCATTTGATTGAACAACCCTTAAAGCGTTTGTAGTATCAATATTTTTAACTATTATCTTTTCTCCATTTTTAAGAGGGACATTAATTGTCAATATTTTAGTAGTGTCATCATATTCATATCCAGTTCCTTCTTGAATACTTTCGGAAGAGCCATCTGCCGATTCTTTTTCGACTACATGCCTTAATCCAATATCTCCTGATATTTGGAAATGGTTGTCTGTATATTCAGCAGACACAGTATCTTCTATTTTCAGAGTGTCTTTTATAGTTAATTCATTATTTTTAAGTTCATAATTTTTCGTTTCTATTTCATTGATATAAACATATAGTGACACATTTTCCTGAACATTTGATAAATAAAACATATTGTTAATTATTTCTACACTAACTTTACAATTCGAAATTAAACTTTCATCATCAATAATTAACATTCTTTTTGATTCATCAAAGCTATAATTTTCTATTTTCTTTCCATTGATACTAACAGAACTAATTCTTCCACTTATGGTTAAATGAAAAGAGGTGTCTACAAACTCTACTATTATATTACTTTCTGGTGTTATTACATTTGATGTGATAGTTAACTTATTACCATCATAATCAAACTCACTATCACCAATTTCTATACCATCAATAAAAACAGATGTAGCCCTACCTTCTTTATTCAAAATAAAGTATTCGTCAACAGACTTCAATATAACTTGTGTGCCATTGTATAGAGCTTTCAATTCATTGATGGTTAGTACGTCATCAATAAAAGAAAAAAAATAATCTTGGATGTTATTAGAATCAATCTCGGCTGACAATATTCTGTCTTTTACTTGAGGCACAGCGAATTTGTTGTTGACCAACTTAACAACTATTTCATCACCAGGGCTGACTTCATAATTAACTGTTAGCCTATAATTTTCTAATGTATATGAATCAATTTCATTCTCACCAACACTAACAGATACAACGACCTTATCTTTATGTTGAGACAAATCAATAGTATTTTCTGTGCCAACAGACTTTACAGAAACTATATTACCACTACGCAAACTATTGTCGGTTATAGATAAGACGTTTCCGTTCCTAATATATTTCTCCACATCTCTATCGTTTACAGTTACAGAAATAATTCTATCTTTTGTACTACTTAAATTGAACTTGTTATCAATCAATTCTACAATAACAGTGTCTCCATAGTTTAAAATTGCATCGTCAGCAATTTTTAATCCGGTTGTGTTGGTTTCATATTTTTCAGTTTCTTCTCCGTTAACTTTAACGACTATATTTTTGTTATCAGGATTATCAAAGATAAAATTAGTTTGAATGCTATTTTCTGGTGTTTCTATCTTAATTATATCTCCCGTCGATAATTGAAGTGAATCATCAACAATTGTCAACTCTTTTTTATTAGCATCATATTCATACTGATTTTCGTTTATTTCTTCGTCATTAACATAAACCTTCGTATCTTTTGGAACAATAATTTTATTTTTAAGAATAAATGTTTTTTCATCAAGCTCAACAGTATGCTTCTCTGATAAAAGTTTTGGCTGAACAAATACCATTGATTCTGCCTTGACATCTAATTTTTCAACTACACTATTTATCTGATAAGTTACTTGTGCTTTATCTATATTAAAATATGACACATCACCATTTGCATTAAAAGATTCTTGTGATCCTTTTGCTATAAATTCTTGCGTGTTACCAACAACAAAACTTTCTTTAGTTGTTTCAACATTAAATGTTTCCTCTGTAGAACCTGCAATGTCTCTACTATAGAATCCGCTCATATATTTATCTTGTTTGTCAACATATGAAAGGTATTCATTATAAAGCTTCTCGCCCATCCATTCTGGAGTGCAATAGTAGTCAAGATTCATAATTGTAGGCAATCCAAAATTAACATTACGAATGTCTAGGTCGTCTGCGCCTTTTACCGTAAGAACTGTCTTTATATCATCTGAAGAATAGTTTACTTTCATTTCATTTGACAGATTTTCAAATGCAATAATTATATCTGTGTCATATTTGTGCTTGAATTCATCCGTAACCTCTACAATATCTCCTTGAGCCGGAGCAGGAGTAAGTATTAGCTCTTTTGTATCTTCATTGTATTTATACTGTGTAACTACATGACCATTGATGGTAACAGTAGTAGTTTCAGAAATCCCATTTGATAATTTAAACGTATCTGTTTCTCCATCTCCGATAAAGCGCTCAATTTCATTTTCAGAATACACATTTACTGTATTGTTGATAGTATCAAATTCAACATAACATTTAAATGTATCGCACATATCATTCATGATAAAATCATAAATAGACTCTCTATCAACTTCGAAACTACGGCTTTGTGATGCTAATTCATCATCAACATGTCCAATAGTCCAACCGTATGCCTTTTGTAATACAAGATGAAGCAAACTATGGTCAACATCTAATGGGTTATATAAAACAACTCCATCAATACTGCCGATTGTATCTCCTACATCTCCCTTATTTATAATAAATGTTTCTAGATATTTTTGAGATAGTGTATACTCCAAAGAATAAGCATTTATTTGTTTATATTCCTGAATACCATCACTATATAACTCTGGATTCTGAAGCTGAAAGTATCCAAAGCCTTCAAGATAAACTAATCTAAGCCCTTCAATATAATCATAATATGGAGTACGCTTTTGTTCACCAGTAATTAAATCATGATAAATAGAGGCAACATTAAATGAAATTTCACTATAGCTATTAAACTTAAAGGTTCCAGTCAGTCCGGTTGCATCTAATTGACAAATTTTATCCTTGTTTGTTTGACACAATATAACCTTTGGTTTTCTATAACTCTCTGACAATAAGTCTTTAGGTAATATCATTTTATGCCACCTCCCTATTCTTTAATCTCTGCATCTTTAAAATCTTTTTTTATAATCAATATTCCGTTTCTTACTTCTGCATTAAACTCATCAAACGGGCATACATTGTTGCTATCATCAATTGTCAATGTACCATTATTTTCGCTGAATACAGAGTTTTCACTTGAAACCTTACTCACGCCTTTTAGTTCTCCTCTTATAAACATAGTCGTACCGTCAACTTTAATATTTACACCACTTGGTGGATTCTTACTTGTGTCTCCCTTAATTTTGACAGTTTTCTCTTTGACATAAACAACGACCTTATTCCTTGTTTCATATTCATCCAATAAGCCATCTGATACTTTCATAGGATAACGAAACCTCATTATCAAAGTACCATTTCCATTTGCTTCAAAACTGTTTGTTCCAGAAGATAGCGCAGGAAATATGAAATTGAAATCATTGTTGAAAATTCGTGATTTATTATCGGAATATACAACAAAATTGTTATCTATCGTCACAATTTCTTCTTGCTGAAGACCACTAAACTTCGTTTCTTCTCCAATCGTATTATTCTTAACAGAAAGTCCTGCTCCATTTTGATTGTTCGTAAATGTCATTTGCGGATAAACACAAGAATATAAATCATCGCTATCATTATCTATACTGAAATCCGTTTTCCCATCTATCTCCATTTCTACTTCTTTCACTTCTGAATAAGCCCAAGGACTAACAGACGTAAATTCGGCTCTAATACCAATAACCCTTGAGTCCATCTTTTGCAATTTAACATCTGTAAATCTGCCAAGATAAGAACAAACAATCTCATCATCTACATTATAAACATCCATCCAGGAATTTTGTCTTGAACCAGTAAGCCATCTCAAAACCGACCTAACTTTAGATGGTATGATATCCTCTCCATCAACATCTATAAGAGTAACAGATGGTCTTGCAACATCGCTATACTTGGCTCCATAATCTGTACGAATCGCACCATCATAGCTATCTGTATAAACTGGTTCCATAGTTAAATATGAATCGGCCTCTCCAGAATCTGGTTCAAATGTAGAAACCACGAGTCTTTCATCGTAATTACTTCTTTCTCTAAATCTAATTTTAGGGTGATAAATCAACAGACCACACCTCCTATAACTACTTTATGTAATTAAAGGAGAGGTGCCGAAGCACCCCTCCATATCATTTAACGAACAAATTTCTTTAGCCCTTGATTTACGTGTTTCATGCAATTATCAAACTCATTTCTGACCATCTTTTGCAAGTATGGCAATGTATCGTTTGAAACAGTATCAACATGTACAAGACTGCCAAATTCCATTTTTAACTCTATACTATTATCAATAACATGTGGAGCACCAATAGAAGGTCTATTTCTTTCAAGAATATCCTTCGGGTCTAGGGAGCCAAGCTTCATTAAGTTGCTTGTAATATCTGCTGGAACAACAGATGTACCCTTGGTTAGATATTCTAACCTGCCATTCTTACCGGCATGTAAAACCAACTCGTCTCCAAGTTCGTCTAGCATTGCTAATTGGTTATTTTGAATTTCTTTAGTACCCTTTGCATATCCTTCAATATCAGATAGACGCACCCATCCAGTATATTGACCATTTCTTCCAATTAGAACTTCTGAATCACTAACCTGATAAACAGTAAACGTTGAACCAGGGACCCATGACTGCATTCTAGTACCATTGCCGCCATCTCTTGAAAAGCGTGTTGCAGATTTTTTCACTGTAACAGACGAGCCAGTAGATGGAGCAGACGGTTTTGATGGCTTTGATGGAGTGCTTGGTTGCGATGGAGTTGGCGGCGTATATGTTGCACCCTCTGTCTTGGATTTGTTACCATTTATCGCATCAACCATACTCCTACCGGCACTATCAGCCTGATTTTGTAAGTCGGCATACATCTGCTTGAGAGCCTCTAGTTGTTGAGTGAAAGAACTCATAGAGGTGTCTAACTGCTCTTGATAAGTACCAATCGCATTAGCACCATCTAGCCAAGGCTGCATAACAGAATCAGATAGGGTAATCCCATACTGACTTGCTATATCAGATAATGTTTGTGCTACAGATTCCGTATTTGCCGTAATAGTGGCATAACTATCTGCAATAATTTGTTCTTCGTTCTTGAGAGATTCGTCAAGGGCATCCATTTCGTTCTGCTTATCGTCCTGATAATTCTCTAAGGATTTATCAAGTGCTTCTTGCTGCTTTTCAACACTATGATTGTAATATAGCTCATCGAGTTCTTCTTGTGCTGCAGCAAGTTCTGCTTCTAATTGTTTTCTCCTAGCAATTGCAGATGCAGAGTTATCTCCGGCCATTGCAGCCAATTGTTTTTGAATGTTTGCAATATTTTTTTGCTGTTCAGTTACTTGCTTAGAAAAGTCATGCGCATCCTTTTGTAAGCTTAACTCTTCTTTCTTTTTGTCAATAAGCTCTGAATAAGCATCTATTTCTTTCTGAATGCCATCTTTTATAGCCTCAACACGAGTCTTATTCAAATCAATGATAGACTTCTTTGCAGCTTCATAAGATTTAATGCTATCCCATTGACCATCTTTTAGTTCCTGTAGCTTCTCATTGTATTCATCAACACTATATTTTCCAGCCGCATATTCTTGATTTAGATACTCAATTTCTTTACCATATTGTCCAGCTCTGTATTTGGCACGTTCCATTTCTTGGGCGTACAAACCAAGTGCAGTAATACCTTTATCTGTCCAATTACCGACTTCATCAACAACGTCTTCTTCGTCGATTAGGTCTCCTAGATTGGAGATTTCGTTGCCAACATTGTCAATAGCATCAATGAACTTTTCAAAGTTATCCCAATGAAGCTGATTAATAGAGTTTTGGAACCCTTCAAGGTCAATTCTACAATCATTAATTTCACTATCGACATCATTGATTGCATTGACCATCTCGTACCATTGTGTGCTTTCTCTAGCTACGTCTCCGCTTCTCACGGCTTCGTCCAATGCTCTCTGCATTTCTGCACGTTTGCTTTGAAGTTCTGATAATTGTTTTGTACTATTTTTTATCATTTCTTCATACATTACGGCAGAAGAACGTTTGCCTTCTTCATCAAGCAAATCTATTGTACCTTGTATACGGTCATTTACAGAAGTAATTAAAGATATACGATTGTCATATTCATCTTTAAGCATATTCTGTATTTCTACGTGGGTGTCAGAAATTTTCGTCTTTGTTTCTTCTAATTGCTGATTAAGGTCAGATACCTTCTTTGCCCACTCACGATAGTTATTAATTGAGTCTACAACTTCTTCGTTTGCTTCACCAAGGAAGTCTGTGATAGCGACCGCGCCATTTTTAGCCATTTCTTTGTACTGATCTGGAACTTTAGCAAGAAGCTTATTGGCATAATCAGAATATAGTTTGATGCCCTCATATAATTCTTGTAGCTTAAATTGTTCTGTATTTAAAATTTCAGAATAAATACCTTTCTTTGCACTTATACCAACTGTATTTTCTAACTTGGCATTCATTAAGCTAATATTGTCTTCAATTTCTTCTAGAAGAACTTCGAACCAATCAAATACTTCTTCGAAGTCATCAGCGGCATCAGAAATGTCATCGGCAGCATCAGATACTGAATTAGCAGCATCATAAAGAAGATCGGCATGGCCATACCAATCAGGAACTTTACCGCCATAGTCTTTTTCTGTCGCATATTTTGTAAATATTGTTCCACTTGTACCAGCATACGCTGTGCCACCTACAAAAGCCTTGCCACGAGAACTTATATGACCGTTTTTAAGAAGTTCTTCGGTTTGCTTATGGTTAAAAATGATATCTCCCTTTTGTACGTCTGCAAATTCTGTGCCATTTTCTCCTAGCATTTCCCAACGATTGCCACGAACACGAAGCTCTGGGCCTAACTCACCAACAAGAGATGTTTCAGTTTTTTCTGCACCCAAAGTACCAGAGGCATTAGCAGCTCCATCAAAATGGGCATTGCCATCAAAGTTAAGGCCAAGAATTTTATCTATCCATCCAAATCCAGTACTCTTTCTCTCTACTGTTTCGTTTACAGTTCTATTAACAGTAGTAACAGTAGTAGTAACTTCTGTTGGTAAATCATCAAAAGAATCCTTTAGGTTATCTACGGTCTTCTTTAAAGTATTAACCGCAGATTGTGCTAGAGATGTATTGATTTTTGGACTTGGCAAATCTTTTATTACCTGAGACAAATCTTCGTAAGTCTTTTTTAAATCATCTGCACTTTCTTTTGCTCCTTGATCTCCTTCAACATACGAATTTATTTGTGCTTCTTTGTTTAACAAATCAACATATGATTGCACTTTTGCTTTTGATTCTTCTGTAAGATTTGCATCAACATTTATTTCGTATGTACCATCATCAAGTTGTTTTATTATGCTACTATTTATTTGTTCCTTACCATCTTTATCGGTAGTAGTAAGTTTAATTGAAGCATCTATTGTTCCTAATTCCGCAACAATTTTTGCTTTTTCGTCTTCAATATTAGCAACTGCAAATTCTACAAGTACCTGCGATGGCTTTTCAAGAGCAGATTTATTCTGAAGAGCAGTCTGCAAATTCGTTGCTATCTCATTAGCATTTTTTGCCGCTTCAGCAATTTGATCTTCGGTTGCTTCAGGATTATTTTTTAATTCATTTAATTTATCCGTAGCAGCCTTAAGACTATTTTGAAGCTCATCCACTTTTTTCGTTGCATTATCATAATTTATAATGTCGTTTATAGCATTTTCTTTATTTTCTGATAATTTATCTTGCAACTCTTGATATTTTTGAGTATATTCATCTACACTTATTTTGCCGTCTATAAACTGTTGATCTAAATCAGTTAAAGCTTTTGTGGTTTTATAAATATTAGCTTCTGTACCCATATCAAACGAATCAAAGAAGCTACTATTATCCCCCATAATCCAGTCCGCATCAATATTATCCATCTGTGTGCCAATAGCGACCAGCATAGACTCTGTGATGCCCATTTTGTCTGCAAACTTTTTAAAATCAGTTTCTTCAACAGTCCAAACACCATCAGAGAAAGACATTAGACCTTTTTCTTTTGCATCCTCTATAAATGTTTCAATATTTTTAGTTGTCGTTTCAACACTCTTAACTGCACCATCATCATCATATTCAATCTTGAAATATCTGCTAAGTGTATTCTTGACATATTCACCTGCGGCAGTATATCTTTCTTCTAATGTATCTAAATCCTTATATACACTTTCTGGTATTAGTCCTTTAAATGCAGCCTTAAATGTTTCGGAACCCATTTCTGCACTATGGAACCCATCAATTACCGCTTGGAACATTTCTCCGGCAGTATCTATATATTCAGGATTTTCTTCTGATGACTTTTTTGCATTTTCAAAATCTGTAAATGCTTCTTTTGCTTCATTCATCTGGTCGCCCAGAATATCATATTTAGATATTTCTTCTGAAAGAGCCGCCATTTTTTCTCTAATGGCTTGCACAGACTTTTTATCTTGGGCAAATAATTCTCCGGATCTTTTGCGTCCGTCTCTTAATGCATCTGTATATTTATGGAGTTCTTTATATAGTCTGCTATACTGTAGCATTTTTTGAGAACGAGCAAGTTTTTTATTTGCCGTTGCGGCATCAGATGCAGAATCTCCTAATTCTAATGACAAATCTACTACCTTTTGCAACTCTTCGGCAGATGCATTAGCAATAACACCACAATCCATAAGAGATTGAATTAACGCCTTCATACCGGTATTGTCAGTAGAATTATCGGCTTCATACATTTCTTTTAATTTCTCTCCGGTAATTCCGGCGGTATCTTGAATTTCTTTTAATTCATCCCGGAATTCTGTTTGTAATGTCACACGAGAAAATGCTGATTTGATGGCTTTCCCAGTATTGTCCGCCCCAATAGCTAATTTATCTTGTGCATCATAAATTATCTTTAGGTTGGCATTCATTTGCTTTTGCCAATCCTCTAATTCGTCAGGATTACCATATTGCCATTCAACACCATCTTGGCTTAAATAGTCCTCATTAAATTTATCCATTGTGTTTGATATGGCATCATACGCACTATCTGCTGATCTTTGAAGTCTATCTACTTTCGCTTGTGCATTTTTTACTTCTTTATCTTCGGCTTCATCTCCAAGTTTTTCCAATTCATCTTTCGCTTCTTCTAATTCTTTTTGTGTTCTTTCGTATTCAATAATTTTTGCTTGAATAGAAGAAACAGTTTCTTTGGAATAACCATCATTTAGCTTTTCATTGCCAGGAGCATAATTATTAGCACTCTGATCAACTGCAACCGTTTGAGATACATAATTCCCATCAGAATCTTTGTATACGGTTGATTTACCATTTATAGAATAATCTGTTTTAACGGCATCATTTAAGTTCTTGGCAGCTTTCTTTTGTAGCCTCTTTTCTTTTTGCTCCTCAATACGAATTGAACGTTCAAGTTCGGCATTTTGTGCTTTTAGATTTTTTAATTCTTCTTTTTCCGTGAAAGAAAGTTTGTCTTTGGAATTTAGCTCGTCAATACGATCGCTTACGGATTTTAGTTCATCTTCAAGTGAGCTTAAATTAGATTTTACATCAGATATTTCATCAGATGTTTCTTTAAGTTCTTTTACATACTCTTGGTGAGTTTTAGTAAGCTTAGCTATTACTATAATAGCTGCAGTAGCTCCAATTGCAACCCATGTCCACGGATTTGTAGCTATATATACCAATATTGCTTTAATTGACTTCCATATATTTGCAGCAAGCAATTTAAAAGATGTGCCCAGACCAACATTTGCAGTCGTTAAACCCATAGCTGAAAGAACACCAGAAATTTGCGCATCGTTAAGCCCCTGTTGAGCTAAAGCTGCTTTAATTTTAGAGACAGTATTTAAATCAGTTACAACTGTTTCATTACCGATTTCTCCAGTTAATAAAGTTTTAATCGCAATCTCTTTTACATCATTACTAATACTAGTAGAATCCATAATTGCAGCTTTTACTTTTGCTCCATTTAAGGCTTCAATAGCAGCCGTCTCTCCAGAAAGTGCAGCAATATGGGTTGTAACCGCAATAGTTAAAGATGTCCACATTTTTGGCAAAAAGATTTTACCAAGTTTAATTGCTCCAATCATAGTAAGGATAGATGGAAGTAAACCAATTGTATCTATAAATTTTACTAATGCAGTACCAGCGCTAACAATAAATTTTACAAAACCAGAATCAAGTTCGCTTGACCACATTGTTTGTAAAGCATTGTTAAATTGATCAATTCTACCTTGAATACTATTCATGTATTTTTCGTTCTCTGCTTCTGCCGAACCTTGTGCGGCCATAGCATCTTCATACGCACCCTCAAGGTCTTCCATGTTTGTGAGTAGGGCTGCCATTGCATTCGAACGATTCTTACCCGCTAATAATTCAAGCAACGCGGCACGGTTAATGTCGTTCATTTGTTCCCATACTTGGCCAATTTCTTTGATAATTGTATACGTATCTTTATATGCACCGGTATCAGTTAGTATATCGACACCGCTTAGACCTTTGACTTTGGCTTGGAGTTTACTGACGCTCTCGATAACGCCATCAGTTTCCTCGCCCATCTCTTCTAACACTTTTACGCTAGTTCCTCTAATTCTTAGCGAAATTGTACGCAACGCACTTCCTACAGAATTAGGGTCCTGAAGTACTTTGTTAGCTGCAGCAATCATTGCTACACTTTGTTCAAGATTATTGCCGGCTGCCATTAAGGAACTTGCAGAATCTTGTAGTGCAGTTGCTATGCCATCGCTAGAAATCGCAAAATTATTTCCTATTTCGTTAAGTACGTCAACAACGTGCATACTATCTTCTGCGGCATATCCATATGCCTGCATAGTACTGATTAATGCCTTTGACGCCGTATCTGCATCAGTAAACTCAGATACATTTAATAGAACAGCAGTACTTTTAGCAAGTTCACCTGCCTCTTGAATGGAGTAACCAAGCCTTGCCCAGTTTGCAGCCATATTTGTTAAATCTTTCACTGTGGCTCCGACCTCGGCACCAGTTTGAGACATTGTGTTTAAGAACTGTGCATAAGTTTCATCGGTTTCATCAGTAACCTTCTTAAGTTCTGTCAATGCGGAGTCTATTTCTCTAACATAGGTGACACCCTTTTGAATTTCACCCCATACACGATAAAAACTACCGAAGGATAATAGATAACGACCAACTTCTTTGAACTTGTCACCAATACTACCAAGGAATTCTTCCATTCCTGTTTTAACGGCCCTAGTACCAGTTCTTGCCTCATAGAACTCATTTGTAAGTTCTTTTACTCCAATTGTAAAGTCAGAAACTTCGCGTTTACCAGTTCTAACACTATAAGAAAGAGTCTTTTGGTCTTCACTCCATTTAATACTTTGAGCATCTACACCATTAATAGACCTAGCATATTGCTCCATTGCCTGTTTTACTTGATCTACATTATTAGGATTAATGCCCTCAAAGAATTTTGCATTTTTTCCTTTAATTACTTCTCCGTTTAACTGTCTTTGTGCTTCATCTGCTTTTAATAGTGCTTTTTCTGCTTCGATAGCACGATCAGCTAAAAGCTTTAGTCCAGGTTGTTCATTGGCATCCCAAAGTTTACCGTTTTTCTTCAGTTCTTCAATTTTTTTGTTTAAATCACCCATTGCATCGTTATAATTACGAACAAGTTCAATGTCATTAACATTTATGCCTTGATCTCTATAATTCTGCAAAACAGCATCGACATCTCCAGTTCTACCGAGAACTTTCTGAGCATTATTAAATCCATAAGCATCCTTTTGTTTGTCTAATAAATCCCTACCAGCATTTATTGCTTTTTCTTGCGCCGTATGTAACTCTTCAAAATTTTGTGCCAAGTCTTTTTGCGAACTCTTAGCAACAGCTTTTACTTGTGCTTCATATTCTGCCAGAGCATCTTTATAAGCTTTTACTCCTTCGCTTTGTTCTTGGAAGAATCCATATTCTTCTCCTGCTTTAATGGCTTCATCTGTTTTGTAAACTTCTTGAGTAATCTTATCTAAAGAACCTTGCAACTTTGAGGATTGAATATATGCAGTATTAAAAGCATCACTCCAGCCCATAATAACCTTAGTTACCTGACCTGCACTATCAATCATATTAAAAGATATCTTATCATTAATGAAGTCATATTGACCAAATTGATATTCACTCTTATTTTGAGCAGCATACTTTTTGGCATATTGAGCCATTATATCTTGACGTTCACTATAGCTATCAGTAGACTTTATTTTTGTTTTACCGCTTACAATCAGACCAGCATCTTTCATCTGTTTGAATTGAGCTTCTTTAGTAAGTGCAGTCTGAAGTTCTTTAGTCTTAGAGATAGCAATATCTAATTGAGAGATATCGTCCTTAGTTATAATAGTACCAGATTCACCTTTTGCCTTTAAATCAAGGGCAATTTTGGCTAATTCTTCAAATTGTGTCTTATATGCAACCAATGTCTTATTGTCTGCACCTAAGAATCCTTCAATATTCCCAACATTATTCTCATTCCAATTACGAACCTTTGAGAATTGCTTGATTGATGCCTTTTGCAATGCTGTAACATCATCTGGATTTAAAGCAGCAATTTGTGCCTTAGTTAAAGTAGGCTTAACTTCTGGCTCCTTCTTTACTCCAAGTGTTTCCTCGGCTTGATTAATGAATGACATAAGGTCTTCGTTGGACATCTTTTGAAGAGATTCAACAAAAGCCTTTTCTGCAGCAACAATTTTTTTACTATATAAAGTAACTTGTTCTGCATAGTCTAGCATCTTTTTGTCTTCATCGTCGTATTCTGGAATTGCTGAAAATTCTGTATAAAGTCCACCATGAGGATTAGCATTGCTCTTACTTGTAATATTTGCCATGAATTCTTTACCGAACTCTTCTGACAAATACTGTCTAATTACTGATACATGATCAGATTTACTGACTGAACCAAAATTATTGTCATAATAACTCTGAAATTTGGCAAGAACATTATTAAATTTGTTATACTCATCATCGGTGATAGAATATTTAGAAGTGACATTTTCACCTTTGGAATTAACAACCGATAAACGACCGCCAGCATCTTCAACAACCTTTTGCAGATATCCATTGAGAATACGAGCCATTTCTTCTGTATTTTCAGCAGGAATACTATTACCGTCTTCTCTAGATAGCATAGCCATTACAACATCATTAATTTGTGGATAACAATCTGCAATAGCTTCTGCTGCTTCTTGGCTGTTTTTGCCAAGATTTAATGACATCATCTCATTGTCGTAAATCAAATTATATCTCTTTAGATTATTTCTAGTACCTAATGTTTCTAATTGGTCAATATCCGCCAATGAGAAGACCATATTGTTTACACCTTTAGTGTACGAATGTGAGTGAGTTAAAGAATCAATATCTCCATGGAATCTTGTAAAGTTTACAGAATCATTATCGCCTTTTGCCAACTGAATACGCTTACCATTTTGTGTCGCAAAACCATATTCAATATTTGCAGCGTCTGCTCCATCCTTAAACGCCTCTGTCAGTTTCCATACTCCTTCGGCAAATTCATCTATTGATTCAATATTTTCGTCTAATGAGTACTTTACACCTTTTTTTGATTCATCAGAATGCGTAACAATAACTTTATTGCTTTTTAACGTTGTGCCATCTTGTATACTCTTAGCAGCATCCAAACGTTTTTGAAGTTCCTTTTTAGCGAGTTTTAGCTTTTCTGCATTACTTAATTCTACTTGTTTCTGTTGTTCAGCAGTCTGCCTAACTTCTTCTTCAACAGTCTTAGCAGTTTCAGCCACATGTTCAACGACGGCATTGTCAGTGTTCTCTACCGACTGAGTTACTGGAGTTGTATCTACTGGTTTAACATCAGCCAAGGCTTCCATAATTTCTTTGTTGCCATCAAGTCTTTTTGCTGTTAATGCAAGACTATTGACATTCTCCATGTTGTACTGTTTTGCAAAGTAATTATACAAATCTGTATTTTTAAACTTTTTATCTGGATTTGCCTGTTTTACTGCGACCGCAGCCTTTTGCATTACAGAACCAAGCTCAAGTCTCTTAGAGAAGTATTCTATATTCTTTTCCCCAACCCAAGAATTTATTTCATTATACAAAGACTGAGCTTTAGTAATATATTCCTCTAACGAAAGTCCATCTTCTGGTTTGTTTGCTCCGTTTTTAATAGCATCTTTCGCCTTAGACCAGGTTAGCCCACCAGCATATTTTTGTTTTTTAGAGGTGGATTCTTGTTTGGGTTCTTCTGCAACATTTTTGCCCTCTTCAACACCTTGTTCAACAACTTCCTCAGCAACAACGGTGACGCCATTTTCAATAACGGCCTTTAAATTCTTCTGGTTTTTGATAGAAGATTCCATTGCTCCAGAAAGACCATTCTCGGATAAATAATTGGCCCATTCTTCTGCGTTAGTATATCCATTTTTTCCAGAATATGTTCTTGGTAAGGAACTTCTCAACGCCGTTAATGTTTTGCCCAGACTAAGCTGTTTGGCCAAATATTCATCAGATGTTTTGTCACCAGACCAATTTTTTACATCATCATATAACGCTTGTGCGTCACTTAAAAATTCGTCAGTAGACTTCGACGCTAGTTGAATTGCCTTATTATTTTCATCTCTGAACCCAGCAAGACGAAGAATATTAGAAAATCTATCATCTGACTTCTTTGTATCGTTTTTCTTTGCAACAGGCTTTGTGTCTTCTTTCTTTTCTTTTTCAATTTTTGCCTGCACCTCTTGTGCCAATACCTCGTCTAAGTCTGTTAGCTTTCCATCCACATAATCTTGTTTTAACTGCTTCCATTCTTCTTGTGTAGCAGATTTACCATTCTTCTTGTACCAATACTTAGAAAGCATAGAATTTATTTCAGACTTTGTTTTTTCGCCAGAATTAGGAGCAGAACCAGATTTGCCACTTTCTCCACTCTTTACAGAAACTCCAGAAATTCTAGACAAAATATCTCTAATTTCAGTAAGAAGATTTACAATGGGAGAAAGTATACCTCCACCAGAAGAGCTAGCTTCAGATACGACTGGAGCATTCTCAATTCTTTCACGAATTCTACCAAGACTACCTTCGGATTTTTGCTTCTTTCCTTCTAGTTCGGTAATTTTCTTAGTGACCTCTTCAAGCTCACTTTCTTTCCTTTCAATGGTATCAACATCTTTTACTTCTTCTCCACGAAGCAAATTTAGTTCTTCTTGAAGTTGTCTTTGCTTTTCCTTCTTCTCTGTAATGCTTTGCTCATATCTTTCAATCTTAGAAAGTTCAGTAGCTTCTCTTTCTTGGTCGGTTTTTTTATCTAATTCTCTTGCTTCTTCTCTTGCCTTTTTAACAAACTCCCAAGCCTCTATTTCTTTTTCCAAAACAGCTATTTTATCTTCTATTGCTTTCTTTTCTTTTAACTGTTTGTCTACCTCTTTTTGGTCTTCTTCAGAAAGTGCGCCACTTGCAATACGAGATTCTATTACTTGTTTTTGAGCATCTAACTCCTTTAACTGTTTTTGCAAATATGTAGCAGAATTACGTTTACTATATAAATCTTTTGCTTTACTACCAACTACATCATTTACAATCGAGTCAATATTTTTGCCAGATAATATATCCGCAATCTCTTGTTTAATTACAGATAGCAATGTTTCTTTTAAATTTCTAACAACATTTTCTGCCTTACCGTTTACATATGAAGTATATGATACTGTATTGTTATCATTATTTATTTCAAATGAGTCTCTATAATTTTTAATTAAAGCCTTAATATCTCTTTCTATTCCGTCCTCTACAAATCCTTTAATTGAAGAATATTCTCTAACAAGGTTAGACCACACTCTTTCACTATTGTCTGAAAGAGTTTTTGCCATTTCTGCATTTTTCGTTTTTCCTAATTTAAAATATGCATCGCTACTAGAATATAACTCTGGATTATCTTGAATAAGTTTTAAAAATCCATCAATTTCTTCTTCTGTATATTTAGAAGTGTTAGATAAAATACGATAAATAGCATCTTTATATTTCGGTACAATCTTATCAATACTCTCATCAAATAGTGATTTACCATTTTCTCCCTTGCCATAATACTTATTATTTATTGCTTCAACTTGTGATTTATAAGCATCACTATTTACATATTCTGCCGTAGCGTTCGTTTTTAGTCTCTCTATAGCAATCTTACCAGCATCAGACTTCGAACCATCTTTATTTATACTTTTGAGATAATTTTCTTTTTCAGCATTCAGTTCTCTCACAAGCTTAATCTGATCTATTTCATTATATGTTATTCTACTATTTACACTTTCTATCTCTTCTATAATACTTTTTTGACGTTCTAAATCTCTTTGTTTTGCGCCTTCTATATCTCTATCTTTTGCAGATATGTTTGTTGATTTTAGACCTTCAATATCAGACTTAAGACTAGCTATTTTGCTATCCACATCTATATTTCTTATATCGGACTCTTTAAGACCAGCAAAATCTAGTGCTTGTTTTTTTGAATCGGAAACTCTTCCTAATAAACCAGTCTTTTCTGAAAGAGTCGGCATAAGTTCTGCCTCTATTTGTTCCTTTAATCCTTGAATTATTTGACTCTTTAAATCTACAACAACCTCTTGGATAGTATCTCCATCATAAGAAGTATACGAAACGGTCCCATTATGCTTATCTACTTTTATAGACTTCTTATAATCGTCTACGACCTTACTTTCTTCTTCTTTAATTAATTCCCAATAGAAAGATTTAAATTCTTCATAATCGGCCATAAACTTCTGCCCAACATCATTGTTGCCCTTAAAAGCATTAGAGAACCTGGTCTGATCTCCAATGAGTCCGCTAAGAAATTCTTGCGCGTTGCCTTCTTTTACATCTGCTATATTAAAGAATATTTTATCTATATCCTTTGAATATTTATCGGCAAGTTCTCGTATTTTACCTTCTAGACTATCACTGCTATCAAGCGTACCGTCTTCTTTATATACACCCTTAAGATACTTATCTCTTATTTCATCTTTTTTTGTTCTAAAATAATCACTGCTTCTAAAATCTGCAACTCTATCATTAGTGAACCTTCTAAGTTCAGCTTCCCCTTTTGCAGAATTAAACCCTCTAGCAGTAAGGCTATTTATTAACTCTTGCGCACTTTCCACTTTTGATTCAAGCGCTTTAACCTGACTACGAAGTAATTTCTCTTGAGCATCATATTCAGAAGCTTTATCAAAAGCCTTTTCTTTTGTCATTGATGGGCTTACTTCTTCAAAGTTTATTCCAAGTTTTTTCTCTTGCTTTGCAATTTTTTCTTGTAGTTTTGTTAATTCGATCTTTTTCTCTTCGCTAGATACACCAGCTTTATCTGCGGCAGCAATTTCTTCTTTTAATTTTTTTTCTTGAATTAACAAATTATTGTACTTCTTTTTTTCTGCTACTTTTTCTTTTTCTGCCTGAAGTGCCTCTTTTTCTTTCTCTAATACACGCAATTTTTCTTCAGACTCATTAAAAACAGATTGTGCATTTGTTTTGTCTATTTGGGTAGAAATAGATTTACTTCTATAGCTTTCTCCTGATTTTACCGAAGAAGCTCTACGTAGTGCTTCAGCACCAGGAGAATTTGCTTCAAAATCATTTAGCTTTTCAACAACTTTCGCTCTTCTAGCTAATGCTTTTTTCTCTGCTTCTGCAATTCTTTCTGCTTCGGCACTATTGTCTGCAATTATGTCTTCGTATCTAGACTGAGACATCTGAAATAACGGTGTCTTCCCAGTAACATTAGCAACATTTAGCTCTTTAAATAAACTTTGAGCTTCTTGTAACACGGACGAAAGAGTATTTCTATCTTGCTCCGATATGTTTTTGTCAGACAATTTACTCTCTAATTCTTCTATAAATTTTATTACATTGCCAATATTTTTTGAAGCATCATTAGCATTTTGAGATTTAGCAGATTGCAATAATTGTGCAAACTTTTCTTTCTCTTGCTCTGTTTGCGCATTATTAAAATTATATTCAAGCTGCTTTACTTTAGATATTCCAGAATAATAATTTGAAGCATCTAGTTGGAGCTTAGCTATGGCTTTTTGTTCATCTGTATAATGCTTTATATTACCCTTTTGTTGGTCTAAATACGCAAGCTGCTGATCTATCTCTTCGATTTTTCTTTGTAAAACTTCTTTCCCTGTTTTATAATTTTCTATAATATTATCAACAGAAGAAAGATTTTCAAATTTGACATCTTTTTTAGTTTTACCAAAATTATATGCTTCATATATTTTCTGTTCTATTTCTTTAAATTGGTCAAACTGTCTCTTCAAATTATCAATATATTGAAGTATACTTTGTATCTTTTTTCTGTTTGCCGAAGTATCTTTGCCCTGCATTGTTTCTTTTAAATCAGTCAAAGCACTATCTAGCAAAGACTTGATATGCTCTTGATACGCAGAACTATAACTGGAAAACTCCTCGATAGACTCTTTTCTTTTAATTCCAGAAACCAGTTTGCTAACATTAGTTTGTGGAAGTCCTGTCCCTTTGTATTTCTTAGATTTTACTTTTATTTCACCGGCATCACTGACTCTTTTAGACGCACTTTCAAATAATGATTTGTCAATTTCTTCGTTTATAACAAATTTTTCATCCACATATTTAGCAGCAGACGTGTAATTTTCAGCAGCTCTATTCAAACTATTAATAAAATCTAATAAAGACTTAACTTGTGCAATATTATCTTCCGTCGCCTCTTTTGACATTAAAGATTCTAAGTCCTTTTGAGCGGTTGCATACGCCTTTTTGAAACTTTTAGAATCTTTACTATATGAGCTTTTTACTAATTTAGATAACTGTTTTATTGACTTATCGTTTAGACCAGAATTTTTATCTTCTGTCGCCAACTTCAATATATCTTCCTCTTTAGCAATCCATTCATCATTTATATCGCCAGAACCACTATAGACTTTTTTAGATGAAGATGAAACCGCTCTCTTAGCAGACGTTAGATTCTTTCTTGCTTCATCAACGATTTTTTGCTGCTCGGCTAAAGCCTCTTCATTTTCTTGCAATCTTCTTTGAAGGTCATTTTTATATTCATCCCAATCAATCGGCTTTCTAGATTGCGAAAATGGTTTAAAGTCTATCTTTTGGTCGAGCAAACGCTCTCTATCTTCTCTTGGGCTTATCAACGAAGATTTACTTTCGCCTCTTAGATTATTGTCCTTTGAACGTCTAAGTGTATTAACAGTTCTGCCATACTCATTTTCTGACTCTATCCATTCTTTAAATGCCTTATCATTTGGACCCGAGGTGAATTTTATAGTGATTACACCGTCGTCACCGGTCTTTTCAATAAGAGACAGAGCCTTTTCTAAACTTCTAGAACTTCCAGTGAACCCTTTTCTTTGACCTCTACTTTTTGTTCCATTTTTATACTTCTTAGATACAGTTATCTCACCAGAAAGAGTTTCTATTAGACTCTTATCGTCAGACACTCTAATTTTAGAAAGCTCATCTCTAAGCTTCGTAATTTCTTCTTGCTTTTCTGCTTCCGTATTAAATGTGGTTGTGCCATTACTTATATTTATTAATTTTTGATATATTGCAATTGCACTATCTAACCACTTGACTATTTTACTACCTTCTTCTCCGAGACTATCTTTATAAGCCTTTACACTTTGTAGCCTCTCCATTTGCGATTTTAAGAAGTCTGTATCTACTTCACCCTTACCTAGCTTTCTTACAACGGCACTCTTCGAATCAATTGCCCTTGCTCTATAACCAAAATCTTTTAGAATAGCAACTTTATTTCTTTCATTAGCGGCCTGTTCTACATCTCTTGTTTCATTCTCTATTTTTATAAAGAGTTGATTTAAAGCGTTGGTAAAATTAGATACGCTCTTCCAAGAAACCTTTGTATTATCTAAAGCTTTTGGTAAATCTGCACCAATAGCTCTTCCAGATTCGTCTGCCTTTAGTAATGCATTTTGAACCCACGAAATAATTTCTTCGTTTGTCATTTCTGCAACTTTAGATAAATCAAGTGAACCAAACGCAGCTTGAATTTTTGCACGAACTTCTTGATTTACTTTACTGCCATTAGCAGTTTTTGCAACGTCTCTTACAGAATTAACAATATTTTCTAATGTTTGATTTAGTCCCTCGGATAATTCTCCACTATATTTAGACATAAACTCTTTTATGTTAAATACAAATCTATCCTTTACGTCTGCTTCTGTTACTGGAGACGCGCTAGAAGAAGTTGTCGTTTGTTTTGTTACTGGTGTAGAAGATTGTCTACCAGTAGGTAAAGTTCCTCTAAATGCAGAAATTATAGCAGCAGCAAGTTGAGATTGATCCATAGGAGTACCGCTAGAAGGTAGTTTTAAATCAATTCCCCCAGCATCTTTAAATGCGTTTTTAATACCATCTTTTAAATAAGTACTATCAATTTCAACTTTTATTGCATTTTCAGGGTCTGCAAAATAATCCTGTAGTTCAACAAAAAGATTTGAAAAACTATTACTAGCTTCTCCTTTATTCCAAGTGAAATCCAAAGAGAGCATATCTTGAATTTCTTTTTTTTGTTGTCTAACAGTTTCTCTGATCTTACTAAACTGCTGTTTAATATAACTTAAATATAAGTCCAAGTTCTCATTTGAGCCAAATGCACCACTAATAATTTTGGACATAGCTTTACCTTTTGCATTTTTTGTAGCTTCTTTGCTAGCATCCTTTGCAATTTCACTGTACTCGTCCATCGCGGCACTAATAACATCTTTTGCCTTTTTAGAATCCGCGTTATCAGGAGTTATGCCGGGCATCTGAATGTTTACTGGTAATTCTATAGCTCCCTTATTTTTAAGTTGACCTGTTAAATCATCAACAAACTGATTTAATTGATTTACATATTCTTGAACCTTATCGCCAGTTAAATCAACCAGCTTTACATCAAGTTCAATATCTTTTAAGCCAAGTGCTTCAAGTTGGCTCTTAAGCGTTTTTACAGATTCCGCTATTTGAGCATTCGCTTCATCTAATAGTGCTTTGATTCCCTCAATTACTTTCTTTAAATCGGATCCATATGCATCTAGTATTGATACCTCATTATCCTCATCGGTATTAATAAACTCTGGAAACTCTTTCCCCATAGCAATTATATTTTGCAATGTTGATCCAAGCTCTTTGAGTTTGTCAATCGGCAAATTCTTTAAAAATTCTGGAGTAATATTATTAGCACCAACAATATCGTCATATATATCTGCTAATTTATAAAACTCTTCTTCTACCTCTTTATTTTTTAAATCAATAGTAATCTCTGGATTCTTAAGTTTTGCCAAGAATTCGTCCATTTCCTTGTTCTTCTTGGAAAGACCCATATCAGACTTACTAAACTTGTCAACAATACTAATTGCAGCCTTAAACGCAGAACTAAATTTAACAACGGTCTGTTCTGTCTTTTTAGATTGCGTTCCAACATTGGATATGCCAGACGCCAAATCTTTAAACATACCAGTTGGATGCTTCACATTATATAATGCAACAACATTTTTCGTAGCTTCTGTTACAGACGCTGAAACATCATTAAACTCGGTGCCAAGGCTTCTTGCACCATTTATAGCCGTTTTTATTATATTTGCAAAAGGTTTAAAATCAACCACCTGATCCATCTTAATACCTTGTGCGGCTGCCTTATTCCATTCATTAACAAAATCCGTAGCAAGACTAGATAACTGATTCTTTAAACCAGAAACATCAGTTTTTTCAGTAGGGTTATTAAGTTCTGCTATAATTTTATTCATATCAGAAGCTGTTTGGCTTAGAACCTTTCTAATATCAACAAATGTTTTAGATGTATTCTGAGGAACACTTTGCAAGATACTAAAAATTTCTTCAATATTATCTCCAAACTTGTCAAGTTGACCTGTAACTTGACCCAAGCTCTGCTTAACTTGTTCAAGTCCATCAAACATATCACTAAGCTTCTGACCACCAGCCAATTGTTCTCTCCACTTAGCAACTTCTTCCATTTCTGCAACAAGACCTGTAAGCTGACCTTCTGCCTTACTAAAATCAACCCGCTTACCAGACTTCATTGCTTCGCTTAAAGCCGCAAAAGTTGCAGTAGTAGTTTTTGTAACTTTATCTAAATCCTTTAATCTTTTTTCAAAACCATTTATTACTTCATTATAATTACCAGCTTCAATGGTAATTCCATATGCATACTGTGCGCTGGGACCTCTTTTACCCATAATATATCACCTCAAATTATTCTAGTAAGACCCTGTGAAGTAAAATATGCATCCATTTTATATGCATACAATCTTTCAAAATCTTCCATTCTTTCTCCAATAGGGTCTCCCTTAACAGTTCCACTTAATTCTGGTCGTCCATGTGAACCAATCATAAAATTACTCATAACAATTCCACCAATTCCAGTTCTCCAACCATCATCAGGGCTAATATCTCTTCCATATCTAGACGAGAAATCTGCATCTCTATCGGTAAAACGTACTCCCGCCTGCACTTTATTTTTGTTCCATAATGTGTATGGACTGTAACCATAATCACGAAGCGTGTACGTTCTTTTGTAATCTGGCCATGGGTCACATTCAGAATAATATTTATCAATGTGATGTTTTGCTTCTCTTTCAAAATCTCCTCTGGCTTGTCGTGCTGCTTCTCTCATAATCCTACGAATATTTTCCTGAGTATCTTTTCGCATTTGGTCGATGAGTTTCTTTATAGCTGCATCCATACACAATCACCTCACTTCAGGAAATTTTGTAGTTTAACAATGTCTTCATTGCTAATATCAGTATTCATTTCTGAAATTTTTTCAGAAAGACTATGAATTAAACTATCTACACTAGCAGACACACTACTCATTGCGCTTCCTATAAGATTTGCAACACTGTTATTGTTTTCAATCATGTCTGCATAAAGCATATTTAACACCGTATTTGCACGTTCATAATCCTCGTTAAATGTTCCAAGAATTTCATCTAACAAACCACATGCACAAAGTTCATCATATTCACCATAAATATCTCCCTCTACATCAAACTCTAAATCCGTATACATCTGTAGCACATTAATGGTAAATAAGAAATACTTCTGGAATGAATCAACCTTGATTACTCCATTCTCTTCAAATGTGCAAACATCAATAACTCTTTTGGCAAGATGCTGCTTATCTATAATTGGTAAATATTCTTTTACATTCAATGTTTGTTTAATAAAATCAGACAAAGCATTTTTGTTTGCTTTGTTGTACAATTTTGCCTTGTTAGCATTAACTACATCTAAAAATTCATTAATCTTCATAAATAACTCCTCCATGTAAATAAATTTTATATAAACCGACCTTAGTCGTTAGTTTTCAATGTCAATATCTTTTGATATACCTAAAATTCTTTGCATAGCCACATTAATGCAAATAGCTTCGCATCTATCTTCTGAATACTCGAACCCAAATTTTTTCTTCACGAAATCAATACTTTGCTTCTTGAGTTCTTTACGCTCAACACCCCTACCTTGTTTGTAACCAAGTTTTGAACGCCATTTAGAAGGCTCCAAAATCTTCACATCTATCTTGTGAGCAGTTGCAAAACCTATAGCCATGCCTTGAATTCGCGCCAATTTTTTTACTGTATCCACATTTGATTGCTGTTGTACTTCTTCTATTACAACTAAATCTGGCATAAAACTTTCAATTAATTTACATATTTCTAAACCCATTGCCTTTGACCTTTCACTTGTATCCGTAATTTTATGAAGGTCAATAACGCCGCTATCAACATATTTATTTTTATCAAACCAACACCAGCCAGTAATGCGTGTTGACTGGTCAAAACTTAATATCCTCATAATCTTTCTCCTTTTATCCTTTTAAAAAAGGGGAGCATAAGCTCCCCTTAATCATTATTCTTGTGCGGTTTCTTCTGTATTTCCGTTTACAATCTTGGTCATGCTACACAGAGAATCAATCAACTTAGAAATCTCGTCCATATCAATCTCATAGTTAATTGTGTCTGCACTAGCCTTAATCATCATCATGACCCATTCTTTTCTATCGGCTCCAGTCTCAAACTTGGTTTCGGCCTCTTCCATTAGGTTCATAACCAACTTCAAAAGCTGATTCCAGTTCTTTTCTTTCACAGCCTTCTGGCAATACTTTACCAACTGTACAACTAGTGGAATGCAAGCAGCAAGACCACTTAAAATAGCAACAATAAGTTCAACCCACTTTTCCATAATTATTCCTCCTTATTCCGTAAAGTTCGTATCATTTGGCTCTACGCCATATTCCTTCATTAGTTTAATCTTGTTCTCTACTTTGGCTTTTGCATAATAAAAGCCGGTGCCTACTGAAACTTCGGCACCGACTGATGGTAGCAAATATGCCAGTGGAGACAGGTCGCATGTCTTCCACATCATGTAACAAGAAAAGATAATTACCACAATATTAATTACTGCGGCAACTATCAATATTTTCTTTGAGAACTCCATTTTATGAGAGGATTTCATTTACTCTCTTTTGTACTGCGTCATAATCATAGCCCGCAGCAACTAGTCTATTTTTACGGTCTGCACCATTACCCCATTTACCGGCAATAACTTCTCTTGCGACCTCATCAATGCTCTTTTTTGCAGGAGCAGACAATAGCTTGTTCACATAATTCTGTACCTCATCGTAATTGTATCCAGCAGCGGTTAGTCTGTTCTTTCTATCCTGACCATTGCCCCACTTACCTTCAATGACTTCCTGAGCAATCACAGCAACTGACTTCTTTGCAGGAGCAGCCTTTGGATATACAACGTTACCCTTGTTATCAAATACCTTATAGCCTTCCTTGCAAGCGCGAATAGCGTTATCAAGTACTGCAAATGCCCCAATCTGAGAAGAAGCATCCGCCCAGCTCTTACGTACACGATATAGCTCCTTCTTTGAAGGAGCAGGAGTAGGTGTTGGCTTAGGAGCAGAATCAGAACTGCTATTTATTTTATAAGCCACACCAAAATAATTACAAATACCATGAGCAATAGCCTCGCCAATATCAGTAGTATGTTCCACAATCCATTTTGCTACGCTAGGCACATCATGGAACTCACACTCAATATAAGCAGTAGGAGCATTTGGCACACGAATTTCATATAGCTGTGGATTAATCGAAATATTCTCACTCTTGCCAGGAGTCAAAGGTGCAAGTACACTAAAAATAGCCTTGCAAGCCTTCATACCTTTACCGCTTGCGTCATGGCAGAACATACGAGTGCCACTCACCTTGCCATTGCAAGCATTGGTATGAATACAAACATGTAAATCTGCACCAAAAGCATCAGAAGCTTGACACTTACTAGCCATCGTACCTTCATGTTGTAGCTTTACAGAGATGCCACAACGCTCAAGTGCAGACTTACAAACATTGGCAATCTTGCCACATTGTACTCCTTCGGTAGTATTGCCCCATGCATAAGCATTGTTAAACTGCTCACTTGGTGATAAAAAAACTTTTGCCATAAAAAACACTCTCCTTTTTATTATTTTAATCTAAAACTCCGTAGAAATGAATCTACAAAAATTTTTCTATTCATTTGATTATAATGCCATAACTACGTACTTCACAATCGCATCAGAAGACCAGCATCTAGATGAACCACTTGCTCTGAGTCGAAATGTAGTAGCAGTAATTTTGTCACAAATACAAACGGTAGAACTGTTAGAGGTAGTGTCGCCTGCCCCTCCACCCTGACTATTGATACAATTCGCGGCTGACTTACTTGCTCCCACTCCAGGAATAAGGCCGGTGGGAAAATTGATTGCATATCCACTTACAATATTATATGTGGTAGTTGAATCAAAAGTAGGATCATTCTCAACATATGCAAGAATTATACTTGGCACTATTCCCAAATCATGAGAAATGGTAACATATGAAGAGGATGTAACGGCTTTAGTTAATTCTATTGAGCCAATCCTTATTTGTAATGTGCCTGTTGTTTTTCCTTCAGCAGTATACGCTGTCATACCAGCCAGAATATCATTTGCAGTTGCCGTAGCATCAGAAGGATTGACGCCTCCTCCTGTTGGTATGTTCTTAATCTCAGTAGGAAAATTTTCGGCAACAATAGCCGCCCCTCCACCAGTTTTGGTTCTAATGGCATCAGCAATCGCTGCAAACAACTCACTTAGTGTGCTATACTTTCCCATTAATAACTCGCCTCCATTGCTGCGCCGATGGCCGCCGTGATAGCGGCGCCGACCTGTGCTGCTGTCTGGTAGCCCTTAGCTGTCACTGTTGATTCCACCTGTTCCACCGTCTGGTAGCCCTTGCCTGTCACGGTGGATTCCACTTGTGCTGCTGTCTGGTACCCGCTGTCGTTGGTGATTTCGGAGGTCTTGACGGGCACACGGGTATTTAGCTTCCGTACATACACCAGACCGTTGACCAGCATGGGCGTGACCTCATAGCTGGCGTTTCCTGTCAGTGCGGCGGAGTTGGCCGAACTACCGCCGGGTACGTCGCCTACAAACGTAATGCCTGCCGACACCGTGGTATATAGCTGTATCTCAGTGGCCGTGGTATTCACCACTCGGAATGGGTTCACGTTGCCATAGGTATACGGTATGAATACACGAGCCTTTGCACTGAGGGCAGTACCCAGCACCAGTGTTTTATCGCACAGCAGTAACTTGTAACTCTCGTTACTGCCGCCTGTGGTCAGATGGCTATTTAAGTTCACATTGGTATCTTGAGTATTATTTACCACAATACTATTACCTGAATGCCACGTTACTTCATGAGGATTTCTACTAAGAAATCCATCAATAATGACGCTATCTATAGAAACGTCGGCTGAAGATTGAATAGATAAAGTACCCGCAGTACTTACACTTGGATCGTCAATAACTTTAATACCCGTAATGTAAATATTCTTCGCATTGTATGGATATATTACGGTTCTTGAACTATTGTTTACAACTGTTAATTGGTCAACTTTTAGATTACCCGTACCGCTAAGACGAAGCGTAGGACTGTTTGATGAGGTTACTGTTGATTTCTGAGTATGTTTCCAACCAATAACAGACACATCGAACGTCGCACCGGAATCGCTGCTTGTGTAAATATTCGTTTTACTATCGGTTTCAATATTTCTTAATGCAATAGTTCCTGGCATGGTGGCTTTCTTGACGTACAATGTAAAAGAACCAACGCCATTATTCAGCATCCTAACATTTTCAATCAGAATATTTGTGGCAGTCCCAAGATTCGGTTCTATATCAATGCCATATTGAGGATTTGTGCGGTCGGTGTAAGAAAAATCGCAATCTCGCACAACGACGTCTTGTGCTTCAATAATAGATAATCCATTTCTACTACACTTATATGTTTGCACACGTTCAATGGTCACATTTTTAGAAATCTCATCCATGGTCCCGTTGCCGCCTACGCATACGCCGTCACCCCAAGTATGTTGTACATTTATATCATGAACATATACATTCTTACTATTGACAATACGGATACCGTGACCACTTTCTCCAGTTGTTCCAGTATGAGATTCTCTGTCACCAATAATTGTCAAATTACCAGATAATTCAACATTACTTATATTGTGAATATTTATAATTGCATAAAAATCATAACTGTTAGCAGTCAGTTGTAAAGTAACTTGGTCAAAAATAAGATGTTGTCCAGAATATAAATTTAGTGCAGTATAAAAATTATTATCAGTAGATGTGGCACTAATTTTATAAGTCCCAGATGGAAAGCGGACATATGGGATCCCCTTGGTGTTTGAAGCATCAAGAGCTGATTGAATCGCTTCTGTATCATCAGTTGTACCATTACCTGTTGCCCCATAATCCTTAACATTTATAAAACAATTCGCTCCAAGGTCACTCTTAAAATGCTCCAAGGTTCTATAGTAAATCCATCCTTTAGAATCTAAAACAGGAATCTTCGTTGGAGTCGTCGAAAGCTCAGTTGCCTCAGTAGTCTGAAGCCAAGTACCAGCTATATATTTACCAGTTAAGTTACCAGTCAAAGTACCACCAGAGGTAGACAGCTTCTCATCGAGCGCAGACTTTATAACTTTGTTTTGGACTGGATTCGTTGATGTGGAAGATAAGTCCGAGTCAACAGTAACTGCTGTTCCTCCAGTGTCACCACTTGGAATATTTATCGTAACCGCACTTGAACCATCATACGTTCCAGAGGATGCACCGGTAAAAGTAAGTGCATACGGATTCTTCAACTCGGATGGGATCTCATCCATAATCAGTTGACTAGTAGAATCTAGCACCTCTTTTGTAACAAGCGCATTAACACCACCAGTAACTGATCCACCAGAAATACTTGCGATTTCAGTTATATTATCTAAAACATCCTTATTGCTATGGGAATGTCTCGCCGCCGTATTAGCAGAAATATCAGTAGTTGGAATATCACTAGCTTTTGCAGGTGTATATTCCAATGCATCAACAACTTCTTCTTTTGTAATACCCTTATCTTCAAGAGCAATAATCGAATCTTGTATATCATTTAAGTTTGCGGCAGTAATTTTTGTGGTGCCGCCCACATAAGTTCTTTTTGAAAGAGCCATTTATTCATCTCCTCCTTTTAAGTTGCTATAGCTATATCAGCAACCGCTAAATCAGCAACCGCTTCCGTAGTGGTTCCTTCAAGAACGTTCCATCTATAAATAGTCCAAGTCCCATTTTTATAAACCCAAGGAATATATTTTGTGAAACCACTTGAATTTTTTATTTCTACCATACTAACTGGCTCAACTTCAATTTTATTTTTGCTTGAAGCAAGTCCAACATATAGGGTTGCTCTATTTGTTATCGCCACCGCACCACTAGTATCAGTAACTTTGCAATAAATTTGCCCCTCACCATCACTATATTTAATGGTCCTCGTATAAGTACGTGAAGTTGCATTAGATATAGCTGTTCCATTGAAATACCACTGATAAGTATAAGATGTACCTCCAGAAGCTGTTACACTAAATGTCTTTGAAGTATTTTCATATCCCGACCAGTCGCTCAAACTCGTAACTGATATTGTCTTAGGAGCAGAGTTGACAGTAATTGTACCAGAAACACTTAGTGATTCTGGGGTCCATTGGCTCGTAAATCCACTATGCCAAGAAGCAGATATATCTAAGTTCGTAGTAGAAGTACTAACAGAAACGGTCTTACTTCCTAAAGTGTACCAGCCCTTTGAAGAATAGCTATAGGTTTTGTATGTTTTCGTACCTTGAATAACATAATAGCAACTATTTGCATTATTATTATGTGACTCACCAGTACCATCATAAATCTTCAACGTCAAATTAACAGATGTTGAAGATACTACATTATATTCAAGCCTTAAATACCATCCATATGTAGATTTTGCACCGTCAAAATATCCAGAGGTTGCCATTTAAATGCACCTCCTTAAGCAGTTCTCGTCCACATGTAGACTGCCATATATGGAGGAAGGTTGTTATGTGCTTGGCCACCACAGTTGGATGACTGGCCGCCAGAATAAGCATTATACTGGTTAGATGCCGCCTGATACAAACGAATGGCATTAACACCAGTTGTTGCAGATTGCCCAGTATATTTGAAGCTATGTGTGTGGTCTGGAATTTCATCTTTTGTTAACGTGTGTGTTGCTTCGCCGCCAGTTGAACCAGCAGGATAAGCGGTCCCCGCACCAATTAGGAATCTTCCCTGAATTTGAGTCCAAGTACCACCAAATAGTGTCTGTGGCGAAGTCTGATTCATTGAGATATATACTGCACCAACAGGATAAACTAAATCAATTAAACTCGTAACAGAAGTCTCTTGAAAAAATAGACGACCGTTAGTTGGGTTTGATGGTAAGGTTGAACCATAGTCGGTAGTTTCTTGGAGCTGAATTGGGTGAGATAGATATTCATCGTGAGTATGGGTAGAGTTTGCTTTTCCATCAAGAGCAGTTTTTACGGCTTTATTTTGAATAGCATTGGTAGACGTAGTTGACAACGCAGAATCAACCACTGGAATTGCAACTGTTTTAGCAGAAGAACCATCATAAGTGCCAGTTACTCCGCCAGTAAAAGTTAGTGCGTTCGGGTTTTTTAGGCTATTTAATTCTACATCACCTGTCTCGCCGTTGACAGATGTCACGATAGGAGTTACTATCTGTAATTTCTTTGTTGACACTTTTACATCATCCTCCTTATTTTTAATATTTAAAAGGGCGGAGTTATTGGCTCCGCCCGTGTACTTAATTTATCTCTGTCGTACTTATAGCGCCACTATCGTCAACAGTGATTTTAAATCGTTTTGTGCTATTTGGTGTTGAAGATTTTAAAATCATAGCCGTCCCCTCAATAGTTCCTGCAAACCAACCATTGCCATCCCAATCTAGAGTGTAAGCATTGGAACGAGCCAAATTAGAACCATTACCAGCAATATGAAGATATTTACCATATCTAGACACACTGCCTCCTGAATCCGGTATATTATATGCACCCTCTACATGTTGGCTTAAGGTTTGTGCAATTGTTTCATCACCCTCCGCGTGAGAATGATACCCAGAAGCAATTGTGTTCGCCCCTTCTGCATGTGATGATGTGCCACTCGCTACAGTCTGGCATCCTTCCGCGTGTGCATAATTCTTTGTAGCTTCACTATAATACCCTTCGGCATGAGTATAATCCCCGGTCGCCTTTGTTGAAATACCTTCTGCGTGTGCATTCTTTCCAGATGCTGTAGTATGATATCCTTCTGCATGTGAACATTCACCACTCGCAGTAGTACTACAACCTTCAGAATGAGAATTGCCACCTGATGCTAATGTTCCATTACCTTCCGCATGAGAAATTGCGCCACGAGCTACAGAAAAATAACCTTCTGCATGACAACAATACCCTAAATCTGAAGAATTTGAGCTAGTTGGAGTTACGCTTTCCGAAGTAGTCGCTTTTGAAAAATACCCTTCGGCATAAGAATAATTTCCACTTGCTTGGCAATAATTTCCTATAGCAATACTATTAGTTCCGACAGTAGACCATGTTTCTCTATTCATACTAATACTATTTTCAAATTTAGGATTTGCTTTTGTAGCATATGTATCTGACAAATCACTAGTGGCAGAAGTGATAGCATTATTAATTTGCGTAGGAACAGCCGTGTCACCAACTAAATTTTGAAGCATGGTAATATCAGCAGATGTTGCAAAATCACTAGCATGTTTACCATCTACTGTATCTGCGTTGCCTCCGTTTGCTGGCAATGACGTTGGTTTATCTGTCAGATTATTATAACTATGTGTATGATTATCAATTGCGTTAGATATCTGCGATTGTACGCTTGTGCTGCCAACTAAAGTTTCCATGGCACTCATTGATTCGGCGGTGGCAAAGTCATTTGCGTGTTTACCATCCACGGTGTCCGCATTTCCACCATTAGCCGGGAGTGAAGTTGGCTTATTCGTTAAATCGTTATAGTTATGAACATGATCTTCTTCTGCTGCACCAATACTAGTCGGAGTTATAGTACCAACTGCAGTTGATATCTGAGACTGGACACTAGTACTTCCAACAAGGGTTTGAAGCATATCTACTGATTCCACAGTCGCAAAATCTGCGGCATGTTTGCCATCTACAGTATCGGAATTGCCGCCATTCGCAGGAAGAGTAGTCGGGATAACTGGCTTATCTTCTAAGTCATTATAACTATGGGTATGTCCAATAAGAGCATATCCAGTATGAGAATGATTTACCAGAGCATATTCAGAATGCTCATGGTTAATTGGAGAATATTCGTTATGCGTATGATTTACATTTGCTTTGCCGGTTTGTAATGTATCAATATCTGCCTCCATATCTTCAAGATGATTTGTGAGGCACTGCGCTGTATAAGTATCGTACCATATGTTATTAGTAGAATACATAGGCTCAAAATCGCCATTAGGCATAAAAAATTCCTCCCTTAAAATAAAGCTTTATCATTAGTTTAACAATTTATTAAATTGACGTATTCGTTCCTGTCTTTACGCCTTCATCTCCGGCAAACACCTTACCAAAACGAACATCTTCAGGGGTAGCGGTAAAGACAGTCAAATTATCAACTAGAACACCAGTGATTTCTTTTCCGTTTTTATCTGTTAAAACATATGTCTTGGGATTACCAAATCCTCCACATACATTTCCGTATAAACCACTCATATAACTGTCACCTCCTGTACTCTAACTTGTACTGAAATTGCGCTGCTTGGCTTACCGCCAGCTACATAAACACGCACAGTACCATTTCCGCTCAAAGTTGTAAATGCAATCCCATCATCCTGCCAAGAGTTAAGCTGCTCTGGCGTTGGCTGCAAATCAACAATGCTTGTCTCTGTTACACAACTTAGTGCAACATCCTGATAATATGGGCTTGCACCTCCAACCCAATTAGATGTCAGTGTAATTGTTGTGACCTTTGGCAACAGACTTTGCAGCATAACAATCGTAGCATATGTCTTTGCAATGTTGTTTCCGTTCGCATCTGCCGTAGCTTGTGCAACCGCTCCATACACATCTGCACCATCAGTTTTTGTCAGACCTTCAACAACCCATGCTATACCATCATATACTACAATAAACGGCTTATTGAGGGCAATCCAGTTAGTACTATATCCTTGCTGTAAGCTAGTTGTTAGAGAGCTTAGTCTGCGCCTAATTGGCTTTGCGCCTAATCCGTTAACATTTAATGTTGGTGCCTTGCTTGTACTTGCTTTATTTGGAATCATAATAAAACTAGCGCCAGCGGTTAAAGCAGTAATACCGGGAACAGTAGCAGAATATGCTATACCATCAGTGCTTGAAGCAGTAGCAGTATATACACCAGCGTCCAAATCTACTTTTGAATTTCTTAAAATCTCATCTTGGAATGGCAACTGTGAGTACTTCTTAGTGCCATCACCAATTTTAAATCTCACTTCACCACTTGCTGTGTCAACAATAATGAGTTCGCCATCTAACAAAACAGGGTCTTTGCTAGTCCAGTTCGCACTCGTATCCCGCTTATTCTTAATGCGGGTATTAAATGTCTTGTTTGCCACTTGTGTTACCTCCTTAATACAAAATAAAAATACCGACATATGCCGATAAATTTATTGAAAATTATTTCCATTTACCAATTGCAATATAGTCAATTTTGATAGTTCCCAATGCTTCTGAAGTGCCCGGGTTAAGTATTGAACTCAATAAGTGAACACCAATCTTTGGTGTATTATCCTTATCACCAGCATCTTTACTAAATTGGATAACATCTTGCCCACTTGCATACAAAAATGGTGTACAAGCTGGTGCATTTATAAACAATCCGGTTGGATATGCTTCAGAAAACTCACCATTAGAACCAACTCCGGCACTATTTTCAAAACTACCCCAGGCAATCGCAACACCATTACTCATTTTTATATATGTCCAACCTTCGGTTGTTGTACCAATTTCACTTGAGTCTAAAGTAATGTCCGTTCCTAGTTTTGCCTTTGTAATTGCACCATCAACAATCATTGCAGTTGTTATCGAATTATCAGCTATACTATAGCCAGAAATTTTGTCATCAACGTATTTCTTATTTACCACATCATTGTTTGCAGTCGGAACCTTACTAACACTAATCCCATTAGAACCACCAATTGTAAGAGTGCCATTTATAGTTACTGCTCCAGAAATAGTTCCACCCACCTTATTAAACTTTTTATCTTCTAACACTTTGCCTTGTTTTGCAGATAAAACCTTGTCAGCAGAATCAGTAGTAAGATTGTCAACTATATTTGTTTTATTTATAAAACCATTGTCCGAATATGTTTTTGCAGAAACCAATGTATCCCCGCACTTTGTGTCAGTATATGATTTTGCGGATGTTAATGTTGACGTATCATTAGTACCCATGTCTGTTCTGAGGGCTGTAATTTCACCATCAAGTTCCGTGTCCTTTTTATCGGATGCTGATTTTAGTCCATCTGCATATGACTTTGCATTAGATAGTGTTGTAGAATCTCCCGTTGTCATATCTGTCCTTAACTGGGCAATATCACTTTTAAGACTTGTTCCTTGATTTGTGGAACTTTCACTTAATGCACTAATCTTGTCATTAAGAATCTTGCCTTGACTTGCAGCAAGTGGCTTATTTGACTGTGTAACCAAATTACTAACAACATCTCCTTGCAATAAGAAAACATCATTATTTTTTAAATTTGGTAAATTAACTTCATAATTACCGTCAGTTAAACTACCTAAATTATATACTACTCCATTAATATCAATAGTATTTATGTAGGACATTTTTTCACCTCCACTATGAATTACAAAAACGAGAGGCACATAAGCACCTCTCGTTAGTGTTTCTTCTTATAATCAAAATTCATATTTTAGTGCAATATAAACTTCTGATTGATATTTAACTGGAATATCATCGCCATAAGATATGGCTGAAATTTTATTTATATCTTGTAATGAATTGATATATGACTTCAATGAATTAAAATATGCCACATGATATGTTTTAAAAGAGTTTGCCATACTAACGACCTGATCCATGTCTGTAATAGAATAATACTTGCAAAGTTCCCCATCTGCATGATATGGAATTGTTTGAATTCCGTCTAAAATCATTTGAGAAGATGTAATCAAGTTTAGTTGGTCTTGTATGGTAAGTGAAAAATGATGAGATTCTCCATCACTTAGCTTTATATCAAAACCATTTGTAATCATCTTGTTACAAGTTGCCTTCATTTCGTTAATTTTCGACTTTTTTACATAATCAATAGTAATTTTGTCATTTTCGTCAACATAATCATCATTGTCTGCTTCCTCATCTGGAACAATCTCAATCGTTTCATTTGATTCCATTGCAGACAAAAGCGTTTCGTACTCATCCTGTTGGACTTCTACAACATCAGCCACTAAAAACCCTTCTGTAGCCACTGGTAGCATCCATACAGCATGATACATTTTTTCTTTATACTGAATGTACTGTGCTTCAGATTCATCACAAGACAAAAAGATTTCATGCTTCTTTTGGAACTTTCTTAAGTCTATTGTTGTACCAATTCCAACAATTTCGTTATTAATAATAATCTTATAATATCTCATAATTCTTCACCTCATTACACTGAAACACATATACAAATACCACTGTTTCTGCTCGACACTATATACATGTTATTGCATGTACCTTGCTCATTAGTATAGACGAAATACGTATTGTAGTTGATAATAGCAGATCTACCATAATATCCTTTCGCAACACCATTTCTAGTCTTTACTCTTGAAGCATCATCAGTAAACCACGTAATATGACTACCTTCGTTTACATAAGGTACTGTCTGAATACCAGAAAGCTCAACATAAGACGGAGCATAAACATAGTCTTTTGAGAATACAATCTCCGTAGAATTTCCGCCAATACTAGTAGGCACTTGTACCTTCTTAAGAATTGACTTCCATACAAGTGGGAATCCTTCATATACTCTAGAGTTCATAAATTGTCTCATAGAAGTGTCTTCCCAACCACCAACATTAGTATTCGTTGAGTTCATATTGTGCTCGTGAGATAGCAAATCTTTTGCAATAAATGAAGCACCGGTCTTACGACTAGAGTCATTTGCAAATCTATAACGTTCACTTCCGCAATATTCTAGACGGATAGTTTCATGGGGCCAAGCAGCCAAATCTCTAGCGATAGAATCGCCCAAATCTTCAAGCCATACCTTTGCCCAATGGATACAACCCTTACCCATGTTGTCGATAGTACCATTTGATAAGAACTTAAATCCACCAAGAACAATTGTTGCTTCCGTAGAAGTGCTACGGTTACGAGTCAGCTCGGTGTACTCAATCTCATCTGCATATATGTCACTTGAACCAGCACCAGCATTGAAAGAGTAGATGTATAATTTATCCTCGCCTTTTATATGACGTAAAACAACAAGGTCCCTCTTTGCACCATAACCAACTACTTGGCTGGAATTACCCCACTGAATTTCAGGACTAGTGCCATTGAACTTCAATCTGAAACCTTCTGAACCATCGTACTCGAAGCAAGATAGCAGTGTATCATCAGAAAACGAATTGTTACCAAACTCAAAATCAATCGCCATGGTAAAGGACCTATCTGCGTCAAATAGCTTAATTCCAGTATCTATAACTTTAGAACTAGTTCCATCGAAGGTCTTCTCTCCTGCTAGAACGTTCTCTGCAACATTAGTAAATGAATAGTCATTGCCCATGTTGACATCAATATAATCCTTCTGTTCAAAATAGTCATTGGTCTTACCTGCCGTTGTGACCGCATATAGCTGAACAGGAGTCATATCTTTTAGCTCTGTACCAGACTGAGGTAGACCATTTTGAGTTTGCCATTTTGCATAAACATCAGTGTTTCCAGTAATGAAGCCAGTATTTTTATCCCAACCAGTAAAGATATTATAAATATAAGAATCCTCATTATCATTCATAGTTGGGTTTTCCTTGTCTGGCCATGCACCAGTGCCATACTCAACATTTTCTTTGGTTTCCCAAACAACACCAGGCTGCTTAAACCAACGGACGGTATAGGTTCTGACGGTCTCATTATACTTTGCGGTAACAGTCATTGCTGAAGTTACATTTGAATCAATGCCATCCCAACCAGAGAAGGTATAATTGTACTGTTCAGTACTAGTAATCGTAGGAGTATTAATATCACCATTTGTAATTGGGTCAATAGCCTTTCCACCTTGGTCTACATACTGAACATAATCATTGCCCTTCTTATCTTTAATTGGTGTGCCATCTGCGTTCATAAACGTAACTTTGTACTGTGTAATGATACCATTATAAGTAACAATTAAATCAGGCCATGCAGACGCATAAGCATCTAATTCTCTCTGTCTTGCTTGGCCAGCAATATGGACCTTACCGGCAAGCATACTGCTATTCATCTTAAGAATCTTGTTTAGCAAATCAGTATTTGTAACAGTCCAGTCAATACCAACCAATCTCAAAATTTGTAATGTGTCTATAGCATCCTCAACAATAGAATATTCGTCTACGATAGAATTCTCAACGGTCAAAGACTCAAGGTTCCCATAAGTCGCCAATAAATCAGTAAGATACTTCAGATTCTTTAATGTCAAACTATTAATAGTTCCTGGTAGATGAGCCAAGACAATTTTACCATTAGAGGCGAACAATACACCAGTAATTGAAGTACCTTCGGCATAAAGCTTCTCTAGATTGCCACAGCTTGAAAGGTTGATAGAACCAGTCAAATTGGGGCAATTACGAATATTTAGTTCTTCTAAAAGTGCATTGTTACCAAGATTTAAGTTTGTTAAGAACTGATTAGAATATCCAGATGTGCTATTACCGATAATTAGTTTCTGAAGCTTGGAAGCCTTTGAGAAGTCGTTATCGTGAATATAACAAGCAGAAATATCATTTAGTGCCTGAATACGAGAAGCACAATAAATCAGTACTGCTGTATCATCCATCTTGGTAAGTGGGCAGGTGATTTCGTATGTCTGCCCAGCTTTTGCACGAATCTGTTGGGCACTTGGAGAATTACCAAACAATACAGACAAATACATATCAGAATATGGTACAATGTTTAGCGTGTAATTAGGTGCAACAACTACACCAGAAGGAGTGTTGCATCTAAACATGATTTGGTCTGCTTTGATAGTTGTGGACAAATATTTTGTTCCCATATAAGCAGCTTGGTCACGCTCAAACTGTCTACGCTGATACTTCTTACGACCATTCATCATGGAGGCTAGGAAACGAGGAGTTGGCTCTGGCTCTAAACCACCATTTAAGCCACCACCTTGATATGTACGATAATACTTACGCTCAATATCAAGTCTCCAAAGTTCTTCTGGGAATTGAGCTTGCCAATTATCAAATTCATTAATTAGAGAAGTGTCACTCCAACAACCACTACTATCAAGAGTCTGATACATTGTTGCTAAATCATTTTTCATCAAATCACGAATACGACACCAAAATACACTATCTGCCGCATTGAAGATGTAGCCAGATGATGGATCTCCATCTGTTTTATAGTCTATATCTTCTTTGCCGTAAGTCATTGTTAGCTCACCTGAGTTATTAATTCCCAAGCCTGTATCGTTATCATAATCCCACAATTCAAAACGATACTTACCATCAGAGCACTTAGCATAGTGCCAAAATGTGTTTTTCGCTCTGTTGTCAATCATAGTATATCTTTCAGTGAACAAATACCAATACAGAGCGGAATCTTTAATAACCCAATCCCCTAGTTTAGAAACAAACTCTTCGTCAGTAGAAGTAATAACCCACTCATAGAAATCACGCCATATTTGCTTATTTAGAAGTCTCTGTGCTTCTTTTTCTTCAGATGTTGCTAAACTCGCACCATCTTTGGTTTCACCACCCATATCATAGCGGAACTCGAAAGAGCCGTCCCAATCATTATATAGGGCATCATAAGCAGTATTTCCTGCTTTCCATTGTTCCTTGGTAATAGGATAAACCATATCACCACTACTATCCGTGACACCAGTTTGGAACGTACTATTTGCAAGAGTGTTATCACTTACTTCAATGACGAACTCTTTGAGATCATTTACATCATTTACTCTGGTTGCATCGGTTTTCTTGGAGTCACCGATGTTGCCCAAAGCGTAGTAATGCCAATCATTATCCTTAAATTCTCTATGTGTAGAGATATCAGGGTCAGTCTCCTTAATGAATATTACGCAATTTACAAATTCCATGCTATTCTTACACTTTGGATCTTTTTCCATAGCGACAGTTTTATATGGTAAGTAGTCATTGTATCTCTTCTGAAGTAATGCATTGTTTGCATTTTCTGAGCTAGCAATATTGACTTTTAAATTAAACCAATTGTTTGGCACAGAATTTCTCGTCAAGCTAACCTTTCCAGAACCATCGCTATACTTTGTTCCATCTCCAAGAATAAGTTCTGTAACATATTCTGTATCTAGAGGAATCTTGCTAACAATCTGATTCTTACCATCCGCGCACATGATGATATCAATGTTTCTACCGGCGTATCCATATTCATTGGAAGTAGTGCCCTGCCCCGCATGGTAGCAATTAATAAACTTCCAGTTATCTAGTACTGGATCTCCACCCTTATAAATGCACTCAACATTCGTTCCCTTAACATAGTCTTTCTTATCATTAGTAAAGTGTGGACACTCAATCTTAATGACCCTCAACTGAGGACAAGCATTTGCTACAGATTCAGGAGTTAAAGCATTGTTTTCATCATAAATCTGATTACGGTTATATCTTGCAATCATTTCATCAGAATCTCTGGCATCTGCAATAAAGTTAGAAAGAATGTTAGAATCAGTCAGAGCAGAAGTATAAGCTTTCATACGATAAATATGAACATCACAATCTGTAGAGCCAATAGTAATAGGTACAGGCTCGTACTGATACAACCTATGAGTAGAATCATAAATCATTGGTCTTAAGCCAACACCGTCCTCATAACTCATAATAATAGCCGTTGCGTCTGGATTATCTTTATCGAGTGAGTTAATGTTAAACTCAAACTCAATAACATCTTCCTCACTATAAGGAATATACAGACTCTTAATACTGGACCTCAAATATGCCTCATGAACATTCATTTCCAGACCAACAACGGTAGAGTCTGCTTGACAAGTCAAAAACGTTGCGTTTGCTTTTCTAACATTCGTAGTCTTAAAAATGCACTTAAACTCAGAACCATAAGTGTTTGCATCTCTCTCAAATAGGTTATAATTAATAGTCGCAGTCGTTCCAGCTTTTACACAGAAATATTGATTTCCATCACTATCAATCTGATAACCACCATTCGACCAGTCGAAATTATCAGAAACAGTCATAGTGACATTCGTGCTATTATCTTTCCATAGTCTGTCTTCATCACTGTTCGATAGACCAGTTGGGTTAAAGTCAAATGCGAGATTAGCAGTAATTGGCTCAATAGTAATGCCAAGTTCCTTAATGTCCATTACAATCGTTAGTGTTGTACTCTTACAAGTAATAGTAAGCGTATGTTCACCAATATCAGAAGATTTATACGCCCAAACATCTGATGTTCCAGACATAGTTTGAGTTGCGATAACCTTCCCGTCAACACTTCTCGTAATAGTTGGTGTTTCTGTCTTTGGATCAAATACATAGAATGGAATGTTTGTAGAGTTATACTGCTTAGCCTCCACCTTGCCATAGTGGTCATATCTATAAACACAACCAATGACGGGGGTCTCACTATTTTCATCATACCAAATTATATCCTTAAATATATGATCCGTTTCAACACTCTTTCCGTTAATCGTTGCGGTAATGTAGCACTCAAGTAAATGTGCTCCGTGTTCTTGAGCTGGGAGTGTATAAGACTGTAGTGTACCAGATGAACTTGTAGCAACAGTCCCTATTTCAGCCCCATCAAGAACAAAATGCACAGTTTTGTTTATTGCACCATATGGTGTATATGTAAAGTTCACAGACTTGTTAGCTTCATATGCAATCTTGTCGCTAAATGAAGATTCAAGTCTGACATCAACCTTTTGCACAGTCCAAGATTTAACTGCAACACTACCAGCGGCGTCCACAACTGTTAAAACAAATTTTTGAGTGCCAATATTCACATGTTCAGTCATGTCAAAAGTATTAACACCCTGAACTAATGCTCCAGTGGATAGAACGGTATTTCCGAGTTTCCAAGTACAAGTACCATCAACTGACTCTCCATCGCTATCTGTTGAAGAATAGTTGAAGCTTATTTCTACTTTGTCAGTTGTTGTGACAATAATGGGGGACTCGGTAATACGCTCAACCTTAAGAGTAGTGGTTGTAGTGCCTCCGCCACCTCCACCAGTAATTACAAACTGACTTTTAACTTCTTCTTTTTCATTTTTAACTTCATAAAGTGTAAATACGTTTTCTGCTTCGTCTCCAGTCGCAAGAGTAGCATTGCCATAAGTAGCGTAGTAAGTATAACCCTCTGTATCTAGACTATCCAAATCTTGTCTGATACCATCAACTGTGCGGCTTAGAGAAGTAATGTTTGTTGTATTTGAATCAATATCAGTCTTTAATGTTGAAATTTTATTATCTACTTGTGTTTTGTTATATGTGTCTCCACCAATTATGCAGAATGCACCGTCAATATAACGATAATGTACATATGAATCATCGGTGTTTTTCACATAGTAATCTGAATATTCGTTTCCGATCTGTGGTAATTCATTTACAATATGGGCAACGGTTCCTGCAACCATCTTCCATTCGTTGTCAATCCATTTGTAATAAAAACATCCTGCATCAGAATGTAGGATATAGTCTGTTTCTTTCTCACCAGTTGTTGGAAGTTCGGTCACAACTACAGTAGAAGCACCCTTAAACTCATCCCACTTTTGTTCACCATTGTCAGTAATCCACCAGTATTTCGTATAACCAGTCTTAGACTCGTTAGGAACAAGATAGAATGTTCTGTCTTCACCAGACTCTGGTAGCGTGTCTACAACTTCAATAGAATAAGGTTCATATTCAGAAATAGTCTTATTCGTATATGCGTTAGCCTGAGTAACTGCATCCGTACCATCAGTTATACCAAGGCCAGTAATGTCGTCCTTTGTAACCTCGCTTACATCACTAACATGACCGGTACTATCAACTGTAATTTTATATAGACCAGATACTCTTGCGTTATAGATAGGGTGAATATATTTATTGGCTCCATCTTCAATACCAGAAAGTTTATTCTTTTCTGGAGTAGTATAGTCATTGGTCGATAATCCCTTGCCATTCACCTTATCAACCTTAGTGTTATTAACCTTATCTTGTGCGCTTTGTAGAACGAATGTATCATCTTTTGTTAAATTTTTTGGCAAACTAACAGTATGAGTACCATCAGTAAGCTCAGATGCTTTTACACCGGTTTGTAATGTCTTTTCTGTAACAAAAACATCATCTCCACTTAAAGTAGGCAATCTAACAATGTGAGTACCATCCGTTAGATTCTCTAAATTGTATGTTCTGCCTCTAACAGTAACTTTATTTATATAGGCCATTAGTTTTCATTCCTCCTTGTATAGTCTAAAAAAATAGGAGAGGTGTAATGCCCCTCCTATTAAATAAACTACTTAATGTGAAGAGGCAATGCCACTTAGATAATGGTACTAGCAGTACCACAGTCGAAAATAATATAAGCGCTCTGCTCTAGATCCTCAATCTTATGATTGTGGTCTAGCTTAGAATAAACGGTGTCATGGTTATGATCAGCGGTAGCAAACTCAGAAGCGTTATGAGTCAGAAGGTCCCCAGTAACCTCAGAAGCATCTAGCTTACCATTGATCTTTGTAGCAAGAGTGTCTACAAGGTCGGTTTCGGCAACCTTATCCTTACTAGCAAGAGTACCAGTAGGAACAGTAACGTCAACAGCTTTGTCGGCAGGAGTTAGTGCAACACCATTAACCTTAACAGTCTCAATGACGTTGGCCTGAGCACCAGAGGCGATGCCTTCTAGCTTGGTCTTCTCGTCAGTGGTATAATCATTGGTAGATAGACCCTTACCTTCTACCTTGTCAACCTTCTTGTCAATGTTGCCCTGAAGGGTAGCCTGTGCGGCATCAACGGCATCCTTAACAGTCTTTGCTACAGAACCAGCGTCAGTATCTTTGCCGTTTAGAGTGGCAATAGCAGTCTTGTTAGCCTGAACTTCGCCAGACAGAGTGCTATACTCGTCCTTATGGTCAGCGGCATAATCAATTAGCTCCTTAAAGGTGTTAACAGTCTGGTCATCGCTAACCTTAGTAGCAAACTCATTAATAGCGTCTGCCACCTTCTTATCAACAGAACCTTCAACTGCAGAAGTGCCATTTAGCTTAGTAATAGCATCAGCATTGGCCTTGATGCCGGCCTTAACCTCGGTATCATTATAAGTTGCAGCAGCCTGAGCATCAGAAATCATTTCAACAACAGTCTTGTTTTCAGGGACTGTGCCCACCTTACCAGATAGAGCGTTAACAGTATCCTGAGCATCAGTGCCGGCCTTCTTAGCTGCTGCAATAGCAGTGTCTTTGCCGTCAGCATAAGCCTTAGCATTGTCTTCTGCGGTCTGAGCGGCACCCTTAGTATCATAAGCAGTAGAGTCGGTATAAGCAGCAGAGCCTAGACCCTTAACAGCTACATCCTCGCCATTAAACTTAACAGTACCATTGGCAGTACCAGTAGCTAGAGTATATACAGTCTCAGGAATAGTGATAGTGCTTACAGGCGTAGTACCAAAAGCCTCATCACCCTTGGCTTTGGAATATAGATAGAACTTGTGGCCATCTTCAGCATCAGCCTCTAGCTTATACTGGGTATCAGTATCCTGAATCTTCTCACCAATATAAGCTTCTAGACCAGTAATTTCGGTAGCAGAATACGTTGGCTTGGTAGCAGCCTTAGCCCAACCATAAACATCAGCAGCCTTTGCACCAGTAAACTCTAGCTGGCTAAAGTTCTTAGTGCCGTCACCGACCTTAAATAGAGTAACAGGTTCGCCCTGTACAGCACCAGTTTCGGCAGGGATAACTACAACGGCAATTTCACCATTAAGCAGGACAGGATCTTTATCAATCCAATTCGCATAAGTATCAATTTTGTTCTTAATACGTGTATTAAAAGTCTTATTAGCCATATATGTCAATCTCCTTTAAATCATAAAATAATAATTAAGCATTACCGCCGTCCATAACAAGCTCAACGCCATCCTCGACGAAGACCTTGCTAATGCCAACAGCCTTAACACTGAGTACACCGTCGGTGGACTCAATGGTCGCTCCGTCGGCCTTAACAAGACCAAGAGCCTCAGCAGTTGCAGCAGGAATACTTACGGCCTTATCTGCACCAACAGTTAGAGCGGCTCCGCCAATCTTGATAGACTCGATAACGTTGGGCTGAGCGGCATCCCAAGAATTAACCTTATCCTCAGTAATACCGTCAAGAACAGTCTTGTTGGCGTGTTCATGGGCCTTAGCCTTTAATCCATCAACGTCAGATTGTAGTGCCTCTACATCAGAGGCAGAGGCCTTGCCATCAAGTACACCCTGAAGACCAGTGACATTAGCAATCTCATGAGTGTGAGAAGCTGGTGCATACTTTTCAGCACCGTCGACCTTTAGAGCAGAGTCAAGTGCGGTAGAAATCTGAGTTTCAACCTTTGTTTCTCCAACTAGTTCCTGTAGGGAAGTAATCTTGCCATTAGCAGTATCTAAGTCAGAGCTTAGTGCATACTTATTGCTATCACCATCTTTTAGAGCAGCGTCAATTTGATCTGCGACAGAAGTATCACCAACTTTTGTTTTTAAAGCTGAAATATCATCCTTGTTGGTGTTAATCTGAGAATTCATTGTAGCCGCATCGGTCTTATGAGTCGTAATCCAATCTGCGATTTCTTTTAGAGTATCAAAACTCTCATCTGCATCGGCAACAATCTGTGCAATCTGATAAGCGACAGAACCAGATACAGTTTTGTCACCATTAAGTGTATCAATAGCTGCCTTGTTGTCAGAAACCTGCTTTACAAGACCACCTTTATCATCACCAACAACAGTCTTTAGTGACTCGATAGCAGTAGATAGACCTTCAACGGTAGTGGTATCTGGTTTAACCCAAGAAATCTTACCGTCTTCAGTCTTTACTAACTGAGCGCCACCAACTGCATCGGCAAAACCAAGTAGATTCAAAACACCATTTTCGTCCTTGGCAAAAACATTCTCATTGATAAGAATATTTCCTCCAACCTCTTTCAGAGTCTTATCAGGTTGAATTACATAAAGAGTAGCCTTACCACCCTCAACAACAGCAATAGTCTGACCAAAATAATAAGTAGTTTCAGAACTACCAGCCTCTTGTGCGGAAGCAGCGGCGGTGGTAGCAAGTTCTAAGCTTTCAAAATAGCTTTTAGCATCCAGAGGGAAAGCCGTCTGGCGGTTAAAAGCAACAGCAAAATCAAGTGTACCAAAAGTCATAGCCATAATCTTTCTCCTCCTTTATCAGATTTTCACCGTATAAGAATTAGCCTTTGCAACAGGTTCTGCAAAGTCAGTTACATATACCTTATATTCAATACCAGCATCAGCACCGGCACCAGCTACAGTTACCGCAGACTTGGTGAAAGCGCTCTTAATCTCAGCGTTTAGGCCATTTACGTCCTTTACAGAGCTGACATCCTGTAGAGTAGCGGGATATGCAAAAATTACACGAACTGCGCCAACAGGAATATTAACAGTAAAAGACTTACCATTTGACCATGCTGCATTAGATTTACCAGACAGTCCACGAATAATAGTGCTAGTAACTTCAGCTTTTTCAGCTACAGTGCCATAGAAAGTATTACGATAACCTGTAATAGCACCAGAAGTCTTAGTGGCAGAACCAGCGGCAATCTTGACTACAGGATTAGAATCAGAACCTAAGTTATCCTTAGCAACTGTACCTTCACCATAATTAGCCTTTGCAGTAATTTTATAATTGGTATTATCAGCAACGACTACATCAGCAAAAGAACCAGTAGCAGTATCCGCAGTATTTCCGGCAGTATCAGTAATCTCCCAAGAAGTGGCAGTAATACCAGTAGCAGGGCCATAGGTATAAGAACCTGCGCTTAGAGTAGCAGAATAAGAAGGAGATACAGTAGTACCAACTTCGTAAGCCTTAGCCTGACCGAAAGTTAGAGCTACTGCAGGAGCGGTAGGAGTACCGGGCTGTAGACGCTTAGAGAAAATGTCGGTTAGAGCCGCAGCAATAGACTTGCCTTTCGTGGCAAAAGTAGCTGTACCATTCTGAGTTTTGGTTAAGTTACCAACCTGAGTATAGTTACCAGCCATAGTGATATCCATATCAAGATAGACATTATCTGCATTATAGTTGCCATCCATGGCAGACCAAGCTGTACCAGTATAAACATAAGCAGTATAAGACTTATGAGTATCATCAATGGCCTTGCGAACAATAGCGGTATCACCCTGTTTTGGAGATGTGATAGTGGCTAGGCCATCTGCATCTTCCTGCCCTTCGGTTAAGTCAACATAAGTACAGGCGTCGCGGTTTGCGTTAATAATAGATTTGATAACGGTTTCATCTGCACCAGCATAGGCTAGTTCCTTCCATGCAGTAGCTCCGTCACCAATCTTAAACTTGTTAGTATCATTTTCGACACCAAATTCGCCCTTTGATAGAGTTGGATTCTTAGTAGTCCAATTCTCTGCGGTGTCGTTTCTCATAATAATTCTCGTATTTAGTGTTTTAGTCGCCATATGAATAAAACCCTCCTTTAAAAATTAGGCTCCGCCACCAGAAAGAATAATTTCATCGCCTTCTGATTGCATAATTTTATCAAAAGTCAGTGAATTAACTTCAAGTGTTCCATCTTCAGCAATAGATATTTTATTTGTGTCAGAAGAAGACTTAATTAAATCTGAGGCTGCAATAGTAACCTCGCCAGTTTTACCATTCACGGATGTTACAGAACCAGCCTCAATATTGTCCATTTTGCTATTCAAAGAGGCAATCGCCTGTTCATTTACAGTTACTTTGCCGGACAATGTAGTATCGTCATAAGCCGCTTCCTCAATCATTTTGATTATGGTTTTTCCTTCTGGAATATCACCAATTTGAGCTTTTAAATTCTCCAGCTCTTGAGAAGTTTCTCCAGCCTTATTTGCATATTTTAAATCCTTAAAAACATCAGTTCCATTACCAATTTTGAATAAACCAGTATCATTTTCTACGGCAAATTCACCAGGCAGTAGCACCACAGTGGAATTTTGCCAATTGGTGGCGGTATCATTTCTGAGTTGAATTCTAACATTATTCAATGTCTTACTCATTGCTGTCACCTCCGTTTATTAGTGTAATTTCGCAAGTACAACTTATTACATTATTTTCATCAATGCTTATTCCATCACCGGGAATTAATACATCCTGCTTTTTATCTATTAAAGCAATAATTTCTGCATAATCACTGGGAGTAGTGCCACCAGGTGTAGATCCAATGCAATAACAGCCTTTATCACATTTAAATGCCAAAAAGTTTGAAACGATTCTACTATTGTTATCATATACACCAAATACACCAATTAAAAATTCTCCTTGGCCAGTCATAACATCGGCAGGAACATAACATTCCCCTTGCTCATTTAATGGAACAATAACTTTATTTTCATCTTTATGCTTTACATAATCACTCATGCTCTGAAATACTGCCATCTTTTGAATGCCAGCCCAATCGGTGGTTCTAAATTCAAATTTGCACATTAATGTGTCAATAATTCCACTCGTTCCAATAGCACTTCTCACTACAGATAATCTATTATGCTTAACACCAATTATAATAGTTGCAAAAGTTGAATCTTGATTTGCCAATTACACCACCTCCCTTATAAATTATTCAAGTTCATGATTATTCCATTTCTTATATAATTCCCGCAGGTCATCATTCTTCTCAAATACGAAGACTAGCGAGTCTGCCTTTGTATTAAAATAAAGAATATCAAGCAGATTTGCTCCATTACGAAGATACAAATATGACTGTTTCATATTAGCGATATATGCGACAGAATCTGTTTGATATTGTACGCCTGGAATTATATTGCTTTTTGCAATCGACATTGTTCTTTCTCCTTTTAATCTATGTAAAAAAATAAGGTGTTGAGTTCCACACGAAACTTCAACACCTTGTTATTTTATTTGCAACTACTTCGTGTGTGGCTTATTCAGCCTTATCTGAATACTTTACCTTTTTAAAAGAAAAGTTCTCAGTAGAATTCTCTTCTGTCATGATGGCATCTACATCACGTTTTACGCAGTCACTAAAGCTGGCACGATTAGATAGATCACAATTAGATAGTGCCTTCTTTGCCTGCTCTTTGGTGATTAACTTAAAATTATAATTTGTACATATTTCAAAAATATTCTTGCAGTTCTCATTATGGAAGGAATTCATCCATAGTGGAAGATTGCGATAGTCATAGCACGAAGGGCAATACTCATACGTTGTATTGCAACATAGACATCTGCGTGGATATCTCATTCGCTATCACTCCTTTATGTTAGTTTGTTTCTCTTTTTATACTACATAAAGGCCCCTGAGAGATAACAGGGGCCTTTACGAATTAAGTACCTTAAATTATTCCTCGCTAGGAATAACGATGGAGAATAGTCTCTTCTCCTTATCACAGTAAGCCTGCTGAGCCTTACCGCTGAAGGGGTGAGCACCATCGGTTGCAATGCTCCAGTCAAAATCAGGAGATAGCTTAAAGTTATTGAAAATTACGTAAGCGTGGACTAAGGTAGTCTGGTCACATACGTCACAACCAAGAACTTCCATGATGAACTTGCAGCCTACAGGGAATTCGGTGGCGGAGTTGACAACTTCAACAGCGCTCTCGGTCTCATAATCGTACATTACAAATAATTCATCATCGGCATTTAGACCAGTAGGTAGTTTCACCGTCTTGTCGGCAATAGAGAACTCGGAGTCAGAAGCATTAGTACCTTTCTTGAACTTCTTACCAAAGGTACTATCGCCGTTTAGTACATAAATCTCATTTGGCGCAACCTTTGGAGCATGCTTTAGTTCATAAGTGCCAGTACCATAAGTAAAGCTCTCCATAGCAGGAGCGGTAATTTTAGAACCAGAGCTAGCAACCTTCTTAGCAGTACCTAGCTGAGTAGCCATTAGATTCATGTCGAAGATGGCGTTCTCTGCAGAAAACTCTGCGCTCTTAGCACGATAGAAAGTAGCAATAGGAGTGCCTAGTGCATCAACAGCATCTGTGGACTCAGAAGCGCAGTTTAGAGAAACATTCTGCATCTGGTTAATAGAGAATAGTACACTATCATCCTTCTGGGATAGAGCAACACCACGAGTTACTCTATCAATTACAAAGTTATTAATATCAAAAGCCATAATAATTTCCTCCTATAAAAATAATTTTAATATTATGAAGAGACTAATTAATCTCTTTCATCCAATTCAATTCTTGCTTATTTATTTTCTTCATATCTATTGTCCCTGCATAACATCCAGCAAGAAGATGGTCTGCATTGTGGATAATCTGTAGACGACTTACATCATCAAAAAATTCAACAAACCCCTCATTTCTAACATATTCCTTCGTATATCCCATACGAACTTTTACAGAAGAAATAAGTGGCAATAAATATGATTTAAATGGTTTTTCTTTATTTAACCTAATCTTCATTCTGTCTTCATCAATAAGAATTTGTTTTGTTGTTTTATTTGCTGCACGTTCAATTTTTGGCGTAATGTTATGAACTTTTCTTAAATAACTTACGATTCTTAAATAAATCAATTTATCAATCTTTACACCAGATTCTAAATCCGCCAAAACAATATCGCCATTTTCACGGTTTCTATATGGTTTCAATTTAGTAAAATCTAAATCATCAAACAATAATGCCGTTTTTTCTTTTGGCAATGTCGGTGCCAACATTATAAACAAATCAAAATCTTCAATCTCCATCCAATCAAGACCAAGGTCCCACAATTGAGACTTCATGTCTGACGGAATTGCAGTAATTGTATGTACCATACTAAAATATTGAGCTTCTCCAAATTTTACAATATCACCTATAGTGGGTTGCTTGATCTTGATACTGTCATTGATAATATAGTCGTCTCCAAAATATAATTGAAGCTGATCTACATCAAACATATCAGAATTCATGCTTATTCCTCGTTATAGCCTTATTTAAAGAATTAGTTCTAGTAAGCTCAAATTTTAAAGTACGAGTAGAGTATGCAGTATCAGTAACGCCCTCTCTATCATATACAAGTTTTGCTTGCATACCAAACATGTTCGACCAATTAAAAATATCACGAATTAAATATCCAAGTAAATCATGTCGTTCAATTCCATACGGAGTCTTAATATCATCCGTATGACAAAACACAACAAATTGTATATATTGAATTTTCATAACACTATTATATTGATGGTCTTCCATGTCATCTACGCTAAAACAGATAAAATTTCTAGCAACATCTTGTACAATCGGGACACGTATATATGCAAAGATGTTAGTATTCAAATAATCATCAGGACTAGAAGGGTCTAGCTCATGATTATTTAACGCCTCAATAACATCTGGATCAGACGTGAGTTTTTGACGAATCAAACGTTTCATACTAGACACATCGTCATCAATATTTTGGATGTCTCTAATCATTAGCTAATCACCTCCATAACCTTTTCTATTGCATATTTTCCATCTTTATTAGCTGCTGATACAACTATTTTTTTACCAACCATACTATATAATTGCAAACAACGTAGCTTAAGTGCATTCCAATCATCTTCTGCTGGAGCAACATTAATTTTGAATATCTCTTTACCATTAGAACTACATGTTATATCACATGCATCAACATCAGATGGCGTAGAAACATCATCTTTAAAACTCAAATCAGATATTACAATATTTCCCGGACAATCATCTGATGGCTCAATTTCCCAATCATCATTATGATAATGTAGGTTTATCGAACACAACAAAACATTATCATCCATAAATGACAACTTCCATATTGGTTTATCAGCCGTATATACAAGGTTAAATTCGTCCCAAAACTCTGCTACAAACACCTTGGAGCTACCTCCAACACGAAGGGTAGAGTCCTTACCGTTATATGTAATTCTTCCACATGGATATTCCACTTGCGGTATCTCAAGACCCGCATCAATATAATGAGGTTCTTCTAATCTACAATATTTACAAACTTCATTTTTAGTAGTAGTGTGGTCCTCACATTTACACCATTCTGCAATGCCAAATTTACCACAGTCAACATGCAATGACGTTTGTTCCTGTGTAAATGTAACCTTCGTAACGCCTTTTGGCTGAAGATCTTCAATTTTAGAAACCTTCCAACGTATAGGAACTTCTCTACCATTATCATTCATTAAAATAAACTGTCCATAATTAAGTGTTTGAGAAAAAGGTGCAGTAGGCATCCAGAATTTATTTTGATTCTCTACAGATTCAAATATATAGTCTTGCCACAAACCAGAGTTATAACTATTCTGATTTCGTAAAACACCTAGGCATTTATACACTTTTTCATTAACATACCATTTTAATGTCCAATTACATTTCAATACATAGTAAAGCGGAAATTGTGGTCTATTGTCTTCTTCGACTATTAGCCACCTTTCATATTTCCCTTCATCATTAGGGATATCAACATATGAACCAATCGGAACTTTTACATGAGGACGAAATTGCAAATAATAATCCTCATTATCACCAGTAATTGACCGATGTGTATGAATCATAAATTTTGCATCCATCTTCTGTAATTCGATTTTATTTAAAGCATGTGTCAAAAAAACTTCCCTATAAGAAGGATCGCGTTTAAATGTTGCATCTATAACCATATCTGCGTTTTGCAAATATGCGTTACCCTGGGTTTTACCGAGTCTTTCCATACGAGCTTTAAAAGAATCAAGCATCAGACTCACCATCCTTCAAAGCATTAACTAAATTAGCAGCGTCGAGTATTGCCTTACGAAACTGAGATGGTTCCACACGTGCAGTCTCTAAACAGCTAATAATAGTTAAAACTTCCGGCTGATAATTAAACAATTTATTTAATCCACAAATCTGATTGATTAAACTTTGAATATGTGCATCGACAAAAGGACTATTTTCTTCTCTTTCATATAATATAGAAATAATTGCACCATACAAATAGCGTTTTTGAGCAGATATTTGAGAAGATGGGATTTCTCCATAAACATTATTCATTGGAGCACCTCCTCAAGACCAGTAAGAGCCAGAGTCATATGTATAATCACGACTTAACTTTTGTGCCTCAATCTTTAGCTTTTTATCTAAAGACATAAGACCCACAAGCATTTCTTTCTGTGAATAAAACTTTGATTCTTTATCTGAGAATACCTGCTTTGTTAAAAGTGCTGAATTTATTTGAGGCTGAAGCCATTGTCTTGCAATCAATACGGCAAGAATTTCCTTTTCTTTATCTAATAAGTCTACATTAAATTGTTTTTCATTCTCATCCCGATCAGAAAGGTCATTCTTGCATTTTCTAAATTGTGCAATCGAACTCAAAAGATAACCATGAAATGTATCTTCCAACTCTTCTTCTGGAAGTAGTGGAAGCTCAACATCAGTTAACTTTCTACTTGCTAAATCATAAATCTCTTCGTAGGTGGTGCTCATTTAAGTACCTCCTATCAGTCAATCATTAACTTTAGTTCTGTACCAAGAATTTCATCAAGTGCATTAATCTTAGAAATACTATCTAAAGAACCATCACGAATTTTTGCTCCAGCAATATTCTTGATTGGCTCCTTAAAACCAACAGGAATCTCACGAAGTCTCTTCTTAAATTGATTAATTGGCAAACTAAATAGCTTGTCAACATCAAGAGCCATAGTCTTATCATATAAAGTTTTTAATTCTGGCCACTGCTCTAGTAGTTCTTCGTCTTCTATCACAAAATATGGATTCATCAAATAACTAGACCTAGTAGATCTCAAAGCCTGAAGGTCTTGAAATTCTACTTCGGTAGTGTCACCATAATTTGACCAGATATATAAAAGCTTAGATTTCTTTCCTGGCAACAATAGCTCTCCATAAGTAACAGACTTGCACAAAATTAAATCATCTTGCGCAAACTTACGTGGGGTTTTCTTCTGTGGTTTCTCAATAGTTTCCTCGACAGATTCACTCTTCTTGGATCTTGTAGTATTTGCCATATTAAATTTCTCCTTTTATCCTTTATAATTAATTTTGTATTGTACGATTAGGCATTTAGAATCTTCCAATAACCAAACTTCTGGTTGGTGATTACACCAATACCCATCTTGGTTTGCACCTCGTAATCATACGTCATATCCATATGAGTACCAGCGTCCTGAACCTGATAGGTCTGAGTGTCGCCCTCATATACTAGCTTAATCATTGGCTCAATACCAACAGGCATAATGAATAGAACATCATTAGCAATTAGATACTGAGTAGTGTCGTTTAGCTTGAAGCCCTGCTTTAGCTCAACTAGTCTGATACCCTCCCAGTAACCAAAACGACCAGTAGTATACTTCTCGTTCTTCATGTCACCAGAAGCCCAAGAAACATTAGTTAGGTCATAAACCTTGGATAGAGCAGCATAAGTACCCATGATAACTACCTCGCTACCAGTAGCCATGCTAACATCCATAACTAGAGTACGTAGAGTTTCCTTGGTGGTATCATTAATGGCGGAAGCCTTGTACCACTGAGAACCTAGGGTCGTACCAATACCAATTAGAGTCTCATATAGAGCCTGATTGACATAACGGTCAAAAGCCTCGGTAATCTTACCAACTAGAGTAGAGAAGTCCTCAAGACCAGTAAGTAGCCTCTCAAACTCGGCGTAAACCTTGATGCCGTACCAACTGGTCTCGACGGAGAAGGTCTTACCAGCACCTAGTCTCTGACGTAGCAAATCATGATGATTACCAGAGACCTTCATTACAGATAGAACACTATCATCAGGAACATAGAACTCATTCTTGTCATGCATAGCTAGGTTACGAACCTCAACAAACTCCTTGAAGAAAGGATTCTCCTGCCAACCACTAATTAGAGCGTCATCAATAACAACCTCAATTAGATCAAAAATTAGATTCTGATTTCTACGAATACCTCTACGAATTTCAGCCTTAGTGGACTTCTCGTCACAACCAATAATATTACGGAATATTTCTACAATCTTATCATTAGCCTCTCTAGCAGAAATGCCATCTAGCATATCATGAGAGTAGTCTAGCATTAGCTTGTTAAAAGAGTCATAATTGCTCTCATCATTTTTAAATACATTCTTTACATTCATATCAAACTGCATAAACTTATTCATAATTATTTTCCTCCTTTCTTAATCCTTCAATTATACGCCAGTCTTAACGACTAGGATTCTGTAAGAAACAGAATTGGTATAATTTACCTTCTCTATAATCTGACCAACAAAACCCGTCTGACCAGGAGTTGCAGCTTCCTGATATAGACCATTGCTTACGCTTACATAGTTCTTAAGAACAGGAGCTTCGGCTAGAGCAGTGATAGCTTCAGAAGAAACGGTAAAAATGTCACCCTCGCAAAGCTCATAAGCTCTAGCAACCTCGCCAGTAGCATTATAGAAATTACACTCATCCTGATAACTTCTACGGTCGCTATTGTAACCATAAGGAGGAGTTAGGACTAGTAGAGGCTGCTCACCAGCAGCATAAGCCTTGGCGTTAAAAATTTGATCCTCAACCCAATCACCACGAGAAACAATTGAGCCATTATCGGTATTGGCAATCATCTTTAGAGAATAAATGTGACCAGTGATAGTGGCCTTAAGTAGAGAACTTTCGCAAACAACATGCTTGTCTACAGTAATCTGATCATATACGTTCATACTATTTCATTTCCTTTCTAATTTTAATTTTTTTATAACAAAAAAGCAGCCACAAATGACTGCCTTAAAGTTTTATATTTTAGTCATTTTTAAATAGGTTTCCATATGCAGAAACTTTCTTGTCTTCTTTCTTATTAAAGTTAAAACTAATACTATGAGATTTCTTATCCTTTGCAGCAAACTTAATCTTCTTCTCGTTTGCAGCAAATAGCAGGTCGCACTTATCCTGAATTTCCTCAACAGAATACTTTTCTGCATCATTCACAAGTGTCTTAAATTCATCGGATTCACGAATACCATCATAAACTTCATTTGCAAAGACTTCATCTTTCTTTGCTTTGATTTCTGCAATATCATAATTATCCTTAAAAGTCTTTAACTCGTTATACTTTTCCTCAAGTTCAGCATAGTTATCACGCAACTTATCTACAGCAATCTTTTCAGATTCAGTCAAAAGCATCTGGAATAACTCAGTACGCTCACCGTCAAGAGACACATTGTCACCATCAATAGAGTATCCCTGTTTATAGAACTTGCCGCTACACCAACCTTGCATTACGAAATAATCATCATAAACGGAATAAATACCATACCACTCATTATCGTTTTCTTCGTATTCACCAAGAAGGTTATAAAGAGCATATTTAATATCCTCATGAGAGATCTCAATCTTAAATGTTTTTACGAAGTTATCAAACTTCTTCTTAGGTTCATCGTCATCAGAAGAATCATCTCCGTCTTCTGAATCCTCGTCTTCAGTTGGCTCTGGGTCTGTATGATCAGTACCTTCACCTTCACTAGTGCCAGGATCAGTTTCATTACCATCACCAGTATCAGAACCCGCATCACTTTCATCGTCTGCATATTTCTTATTCTTAAATTCCTCAAAAGCTACATCAAGTTCTTCATTTGACATATTTGCATAATCAAAATCCAACTCTTCTGCGGTAAAACCATACTTCTCTAGAAGTTCCTCAAAATAATTCATTTCTTTTCTCACTCCTTCCTTTGTATTGTTTTTATTGAAATTAGATAGGGTACTATCAAGTCTACCTAATATTTCAACCAATTTTTCTTGATAATTAAAAACGGGTTTTTCATGACAAAAATCTGTAATATCAGCTCTTGCGCCAAGCATTCCTTCACCTATTTCATTTCCGTTTTCATCACATCCTAATAGTGTGCATCCGCCAAAATAAAAAGATGTTAAATCAAGATATTTTTCCTTGGCGTTATAAGAAAGTTCGTCAATCACTAACTCACAGCTCACTCTGCTTCCATTCTTCCTACGAATAATGTTTGCTGCCTCAGTATATTCTTCAGGGATGACTGCATATGCCATAACATATGTCTTGTCCATTTCTTTATCATACTCAAGCCATGGACTGTCTGCTGTAAAGCATCCAACCTGCTTCTCTTCGTAAACTATCTTCTCATCACCATTTTCATCTTCTTCAATACTCATATTGTGAGCGTAAAAATCGTATGTCCCATCATCAAGTTGATGAATGTATGCTAAAACTGGTCTATACTTCAAAGTAGGCATAGCGGTTTCCATATTTTCTTTAGAAATATGGGAGCCATTTCTGTTAGTTTCAGTATGACAAACTTTAAATTTCAACTTAAGCATTCCTGGCATGTCATTATCTGATACTTCAAAATTTGCAGGAGTAGAAACGACAATTGGATTGCCTTTTTCTTTAGAGCTAAAATTAACAGACTTGTTTTGCTCAACAAAAAACTGATACAAATTATCAAGTGTTAAAATTTTATGCATGTAATTTCCTCCTTTCTCGCAGAATAACTATAAACTCTAAAAAGAGATTACAGACATAAAATATTTGTAAATGAAATTTTCTTGCTATACTCAGCAAAATTAAAATTTGTGGTTATCTCATTTAGAAACACCCACATATCATTTGTCTTATTTACTTGTTTAAAGGTAGCGGCAAGTTGCTTTGCCACATCTGGATCTTTAGTAATTATAAACTTTTTTTGGTTCATTATGCCGCCTCCTTATTTATCATTCTTATTTCCATCTCTTGTATTCTCACCTTCATCAGTCAACGGCTCATCACTTACAGGACGACCATTGGAACCATCTCCATTTTCAGACATGCCACTCTGAACATTACTAGACACCAACGGAGAAATCCACTTTGTTTTTGCTAAGCCAAGCTTATCTTCTAGATACTCTAAGGAACGACACTTTGCAGGATCAATACCAAGTAGTGAAGCCATTTGTGTCTTAACTGGCAAACCATATTGAGCCAACTTCAACAGTTGCTCAATCTTATCATCTTTAAAATATTTGCTAACATCAGAAAACTCAACAATAACATCTTCGACACCAAGGTTATTTTTAATATAAAAATTAACCCATACATTGAACTGTTTAACAACAGCCATAGCCGTCATACTTTCGGCCATCATGGCATACTTAAAGCTTGTACTATTGGTAATTTTATTTGAATTTAAAACTATATCACCATTAGCTTCTATCAAATTTTGATATGCCTTATTGACAATGTTAGTGTCATCTGTAGCATTTGTTTCAAACGTAATATCCTGCAAGTCCATAGGAGACAATCCAAGAGCAATACCGTCTGGGACGATTTCTTGTAACTTCTGATAGAATTGATTTGCCAATTCCAAATCTATCGCAAAGTCATCAACTTCTTGAGAACCAGAAATAGTTGGAATTTTTGCCCAAATAAGTTTATACGCGGACAATTCATCCTTTACCGCTTGAATTTGTGATATATCTACAAGGTCAATCAATGAATTAAACATTCCACTAAATGGGGGAATAGGATAATCCAAATTCTCCTCATTAATCTTTATACAAAAAGTACTCTCTGGTGGTAATTCTTGCCAACGAAGTTTACTATCAGATTTATATGAATTATACATCTTGTTAAAAATAGGGTCATATACATCAAGATAAAAACTATTTGAACCATCAAAAAATGAAAAGTTGAATGCGAAATTTATTTTCCCGCTATAATAATCAACGCTTGAAATTTTACAATAATCTGGATTTAATATATGTATGAAGAAATCATCCTCTTCTGGATTACCATAGCAAAACCCATATACAACATCATCTAACCAAGCTTTTATCAAACATTTACGAATCTGTGTATCTAAATGCATACCCTGAACATAGTTACTTGTCTTAATATAATTCTGATAAGAAGAGTCTTCAACCTCTCCATTATCATTTAATCTAGGGTAAACAATATAACTTTTTGCATCAAACTGATTTGCTTTATTTAAAACCAATCGTCTATATACATAGCTAACAGTAAATAAGAATTCGGACAGATTCCTCAAATTCTTTTGGTTTGCTTCCGTAGATGGATTCTGCAAATATGTACGAAGATTATCCTTAGAATATACTGTATAAGATTGAGTTCTGCTACTTTCTAGGTCGATTAACTGTAGAACATCCTTAGCCGCAGCAAACCTAGCCCTAGCTCTTTCTTCTTTCTGGAGAGCCGCTATGCGTTCTTCGTCTGTTAACTTCTTCTTTTTCTGTTCAAAACTATCCAAAGGCATCGGCCTCCTTTCTTATCCAAAAATTTTTTCAATCTGTTTGCGTGGTGTAACTGGCAACATATCTATAAGCTTATAATCAAACTTTCTTTTCTTATTACGAATACGTTCTGCACGTTTTTCTGATAAAAACCACGCACATAGAGCCATACAATATGAACGGTCGTCATGCAGTCTGTTTGCTTTTTCAGGTATTAATTCAAAGGAATCCTTACCCGATTCTCTCTTTTTACGCATCATGTTTACCATTTCTTCTTTCATAGCATCTATGTTTTTAAGCGCTATTTCTTGATATGGATCAAGATGCACCATCTTTGTTTTAATGCATGAAGACTTTTTCATCTCTTCTTCAAGCTTCATATTAAATTCTGCTTCTGGAACTTTTTGTTTTTGCAATTCGTCAGATATTCTTTTCTTTTCTGAATTATATAATTTATCATCAACTTCAAATAACGTTAAATAACCCTTATTATCATAATCAGATGTAAGACTAATACAATCCAAATTCATCATTTCAATAAGAGCCTCATAAATAATTGACTTATATTGAGTAGGTGAGACCAGTTTAAGTTTGTCAATAGCATTAGGATACTTGCTTACATAATCCGCACTATATTCCTTATCTATCAAACCTCTATGCTTGTTTCCCTTATTATCCACCCAATCTTCCATCAAATAGTCTGCGATATTTACGCCACCACCACCAGAACCGGCATCTATTAAAATTGCCTCTATATTTTCATAATCAGAAGCATTACCGTTATAATCCAATATGAGTTCTTTTAAATATTTAATCTGATCTGGTGTTTGCATTGGACTCTTACGTTTTTTACCGACATCAAGTAGATTGACGCAGTTTACGATACGACCTTTATAATCACCGTGTTCGTCAATATAAAGTTCCATTACAAGAATGACACTGTTATCCCTTGAACGAGCGGGGTCGTATGCAAATACAAATTTCTTTTTATCTGTGTCATTAAACAACAATGGCACACGTGTTTCACTATTACGCGCAATTGTACCACGCTTAATGATTGCGTTCAATCCAGCATCAGTCGTAAACTCACAATAATACTCACGACGTGCCTTTTCTGGATTTGTAGCCATTTCTGTCTCAACAGTACTCTTCATCAATAGTGGGGCAATAACCTTGCCATGCATAGTCGGTCTAAAAGCTACCTCACAATCTATATGTGCGACAAAATAATCCTGATCACCAATCAACTGCCTCTTTGAAAATTCCCTATATAAACGATAAAACTCTGTATCCGTACTAGATGCAGAGCTGATATAAAACTTTTGGTTTGGTATATTTGTTGGGAATGTACGAAGTCTAATTGGGTCGATAAGATTACCGTCTCTGTCCTTACCAGTTTTAAAGCTTTTATTTACGATGGCAAATGCACCGTAAACCTTCATCATTTCAGCAGATAGGAAGCCAGACTCATCAAATATTACAGTACCACGCATACCACGCTTGGCATCTATATTACTATTTAGAGTTTGAGTCATAGAGCCATTGTATAAAGAATATGTAAATCCATTACTTGAATGACTAAATCCATCTCCTGCAGCATTCTTAATTTCAACTTCGTGTTTAAATATATATCCAGTTGAGCCGACCATCTCGTCAATGTTATCATTAGCAAGACGTTCAAGAGTAGTAAATGTTTGCTCTGCCTGCCCACCAGAACCAGATGCTATATAACTCCAGAAGTTATTAAACAGCATTCCTTTACTCATGATAATTAAGTCTATAATAGTAGACTTACCAAGACCACGAGTAGCAACAACAAGAACATTAGGGCAATTCCAAGACCTCTGAACAATCCATGCCTGAGCGTCAATCAGCTCTATGCCGAAAAAATCACTTATAAATCTAACTGGATTACATTGATAGTATTTCTGCAATTCTGCAATCTTTATAAGCGCTTCTATTTTACGAGTTGACATTGCGTATATGCCTGGTTTAACATAAACAGTATTCCCACCATTTATCAAATCAGACAAATACTCGTCATTCATCTCCTCGACTATCTTGATTTTCATCTGACTGTTCATCGTCTTGCACCTCCTCATCAGTTTCAATATCACTGAATGCGGAGAATAAATCATTCAAATCAGCGAGATTATCTGGCGGCAATAAATCATTCTCAGACAAAACATCTTTTAAATCAAGATTTTCTCTAAGCAAAATTCTGACTATCTCTTTATAACTATCTCTTTCGTTAGTAAGTTCAGTTACAAGCTTTCTTTGCTCCGCTACAATATCAGAATACTCGGATTCATCTAATGCCAACTGCTTCAATATGGAAGCATTGCTTAAATCCATAACTTGGCGCATACCTTTGCATGTAGCAATATCAAAGCCGTTGACCTCTCCTTCTCGAAGATTCAGCTCTTTTATCTTCTTAATCTTACCAGTCCAAGTATTTTCTCCTTTGGAAGCATTTTTATTATGCTTTAAACTCAAACAGCTTTGTTCGGCCAATTGAGAAATTGTAGAGCTAACTTTTTGCTTTGAATCAAGATATGCTTTTATTTCTCCTGATTTATTAGAAACATTTGGAGATGCCATGGCTTTTGCAATCATATCATCTAACTTTGCCTGTTGTGAAAACCCACGAACAATAGTAATGGCAGAAGATGTCCTCATCATGTCATCATTATCTCCACCAAGATCCAAATATCCAATTAATTGAGAGTAGAGGAGTGGTTTGTCTTCTTCTTGCTCTTTTTCAAATGGATCGTATCCAAGTAATCTAATTACATCGGCACGGTTCTTTTCGTATTCTTCATTTATTTCTTGACTTTTCGCTATTTCTTCAGCGGGAGCAGTACCAACTTCCTGTTGGGCTTGCTTTAATGCAGTTTCTTTATAACTAGTAAATAAATCTCCATCTCTCCAACGAAGCGTTTTATACTGTGGCAATCCAATGTTTTTTATATAAGATGCCCATATATTTGTACGCTTTTTAGGATTGTTATCATTAATATATTCAAAGTAACTAGAATCCCAGAGCTTATCAAAATATGGCTTATCTAAACGTTCAAGCGCCTCTTGAACTGATGCTTTTGTACAATCTCCAAATTCACCAGTTCTTCCGTCCCAATTTCTTGCTATCTTTTCTGCGCAATCCTTGCACATAGTTGTTTTGCCGGTCATAACTAGTGGGTCAGAAGACATATAAAATTCAGAAGCTTTTTTCTCTTTATTACAATATGGACAAAGATACTTAGGCTCCATTTCTTTCTTTGTAGTTTTCCTACCTGGACTTTTTGCAGCCATAACCACTCTTCCTCCCTTCTTTTAGAATTTTATAAAATGTGATTACTTCTCCTCGGTATTATCCTTTGCCTTTAGCTCTTCGTTTAGCTCGGCAAAAGCCTTTTCAAACGCCTCATCACGCTCAAATACAACAATCGTCTTATCATGATTGTCTCTATCGGGCTTTACATCAATTACCTTTGCGCCCTTCTTTAGTAGGGATCTAGCTACTCCCATGTTAAAAATTAGCTTTGCTTTCTTTTCTTCCATTGTTTTAATTCTCCTTAATTTTGTATTGTTTATAGTTTAATGTTATATGTACACTGCCTTCCATCTTCTGGTGTAAAAATTACCAAAGTCTGACCTGGAGCAGAATACAATCTTTTATTATTTGAATATTCATCTGCACCACACAAAGAACGAACTAAAATAGATTCAATTCCAAGTTGCTCAAATTCTTCAATATGATGCTTATCCGCAAGAAATGCGTAGTCAATAGTTTTTCCATAAAGCTTTGAGAAAATAGTATTCGCAACAATACCAAAATTCTTAACTTTATCAAGGTCTCCATGACATCCAACAATGTTGTATCCACACACACTAAATGCAATAAACTCATAATAATCGCTATCAATTATTTTAACACGGTTATTATTTTGTAGTCTTTGCTTTATCCACCATGGAATAATACGCTCCATGTTGTCAGAATGAATACTATCATCTTTATTTTGAATTGTTCTTGCATGATTTCCGTATGTTGAATATACATCAATATGATTTACTTTTGATGATAACTCATCAATAAATTGTGCTATAATTTCAGACACATGTATAAGTTGTTCGCATGTATCTTCTTCAGACATGACTCTACAGCTAGAATGAATTGCACCATGAATTTCATCTCCGAGAAGCATAATATGTAGCTTCTCAACATGATTGTGTCTTAAATATTGAGACACCTTTTCATAGAGCTTTTCAACTCGCTGTTTGCATATATCCGTATTGTATTTGTTCCAAATATTATCTGAAACTTCTCCGTAGTGCCAATCTGCAAGAATCAAGACTGCCTCTTTACCAGCTTCAACTACTGGAATGTCCGAAAAATTATTCAACTGTCTTGCTGGTAAAGATTTCGCAACCTTAATCAGTTCCTCAGTTAAATGATCAGAACGTGCATCCATAGTAAGGATTTTATTATATTCACGTCTTTGGTCCTGAAACTGCTTTTTAGCCTTAAAAAGCTCTTCCTTCTCTTCGCGGATTTTCTTTAGATACTCATCGTCTGTAAAAAATGTACCCTCATTGGCTTCCATCATTTTATTGAATGACTGAAATTCTTTACGATATTTGCTCTCTCCATAGCTATATCCTAAAGAATCATTTAAAATATTCGCAATATCTTGCCAAGTCCAGCTATTTTGCTCCTTCATTGAGCATATACGCAGTATATATTGCTGTTCGTTCTCTTCGCTTAACTTTTTATATTCCATATCATACCTCACTCGTTAATTTTTTGCCTAAATGTATATGTAAACTTTGCGAACGGTATTACCTTCTCAGGAGTTGTTATCTTATCTTGGTTTCTAGGATCTCTTGCTTCACGCTCTGGGAATCTACGAGCACCAATTGTAAGACCCTTTGCCAACTGAATTTCTGCATCTTCATCAAAGGTTGCTTCACCCATATTTTCAATAATTATATCCTCAAGAGCATCAACGACTGCCTCCATTGAATACTTATAAAAATCACATCTCTTAGCTAATTCATTGGCAATATCCTTCTTTTTAAGTACTCTCTTCATTGTCACCAACTCCTTACTCATCAGAGCCATAATCCTCATCATAAGTTAGAGTAAACTTCACAGTCTTATCTGCAAAATCAGCAGCTAACTCTGGTAAAGAAAACATCTCTCCTGTATCAGTATTTTCAATTCCGATATATTCTCCATCAATATGAAGAATACCCTTTGCATTTATTGTGTACTTCTTAGTAATACTACTTGCCATAATTTGTTCCTCCTATTATTCTTCTAATTCATCTGCAAACTGACTTAACCATCCACGATGATTTATTGTCAATTCACATATTTCACAATTTTCATGACCTCTAAAATGGTCAATATATTTCATAAATCCAGTAGTGTGTTTATCTTTAAGGTCACACTGTTTATCATGACCAACAACTATAACCTTACAATCATCAGAACACCGTGTTAATGTTTTCTTTAAGTCTGCAACAGTATAGTTTTGAGCCTCATCGAGTATAATTACCTTTTTCTTCAAATTAGTTCCTCTTAAAAATGTATGTGTAAGTAGAGTAACATAAGCTTCTCCATATTTTTGATTCACCATAGAATCATTGTCAACACATACATTAGGGTTCATATTACATTCAATCATAGCTTGATATGCAGGCTCGAAGTACACTTCTGACTTCTCCGTAATACTTCCTGGTAGAAATCCTTGCTTATGCTCACCATAACTACTGCAAATATAAACAATGCCATCGTATTCTCCGTGTTGCACAAGAATATTTGCCGTCCCCATTGCTAGAGTGGTCTTTCCAGTTCCAGCTTTTGCATTACAGAAAACAATTGTATTATCTGGATTTAAAATAGCATTTACAAATTTTTTCTGGTCTACATCCAATTCAAGACTGTAAAATGGCTTGTCATCAATATTCTTTGGTGCTTCTCCATATTCATTTGTAACAGCTCTCTTTTTTGCTACCATATGATCCTCCTAGTTACATAATCTCTTCAAAGTCAGATATAACACTATCAATAACATTATTCTTTAAACACTCATTCTCATCCATATATAGGTCGGAAGAAGCCTTTCTCTTATAGACCTTCTGATCAATACTTGTGTGAGAAAATAAAAACTCGTCAACTTTCTTATCTAGCGCATCAAAATACTTCTTCATAGATTCAACAACACTTTGCTCTCCACCATAGTAACAAGAACCACGATGGAACATTGCGCTTGTACCAGGAAGAGCAAAACGCTTATGCCCAGCAGTCAATAGAATTGCGGCAGCACTATAAGCACCACAATAATTAATTGTATAAACTGGTGTTTTACTAATCTCAATTGCCTTAATTGTTGTATACAGAGCCTGCACATCACCACCAGGAGAATCAATAAACACCTTGATTGGCATTCTTTCTTCAACTGGCTTGTCTTTATCCTCTTTATTACAATGCATAATCATCTTCACTAAGTCGAGTAGGGAAGAATCAATTTCACCATCTACCCAATAGATTCTTTGCTCTTCGTCTCTATAATAATCACGAAGCACTGGGTCTGGGAGTTGTAGATTTGCTGCATTGTTAGGAATTACAACGGCTAGATTTTCCATATTTTTGTACCTCCATTTGTTTGTAATTTATTTATATAAAAATATAAGCAATATTCTTATATCATTACTATTTTGTTCCACTTTATCTTACTAAAGAGTAAAAAACACAAGGAAATTCCTTGTGTTTTTAGCATTAATTTTGTATTGTCTATTTTGAGGCGACGGTCACGATTTATTTCTCATTCTATCCCTATACACTTTATTTTTAATTGCATTTCTTTTCTTTTGATATACAGAATTACATTGTTCACATCTGCAAGTTTCCGTAGCAAGAGGGTTTACTAAAAATCTTTTTCCACATTCAATGCATTCAATTTCAACGTCACTAGATAACTCATAATCCGGACGATGAATACTACAATATTTTGCCGCGTTAGATTTAGACTTAAACCACCTTCCACAAGCCTCGCATCTCTTATATCCGCCATTCTTATAATTTAAATACGAATATGCAAGTTCCAAATAATCACACTCGTCAAGTGTTAGAACGACCTCATCTTCATCATGATTTACAAAAGCAGCAGTCAGGGCATTATATCCTATACTAAAATTCTGCTTAAGCAATCCTTCTCTATATGCAAACCCAAAATACAAATCTCTTTCTTTTGCTGGGATAACAACCCTTGCAAATTTAAATATCTCGGAAGTTTTTGCATAAAATGTATCGTTATCTCTTTGACTTTCAGCATTTTGATATTTTGCCAAGGCCAAAATAACAAACGCAATCTTTTCTTTTCTTATATCATTCAAAGATATAATCTTGTCCATTTCTTTCTTTGTTATATTGATAGAACTTACATCCTTGATTTTATATTTATAAGCCTTATTTATATCTCTATTTATAGTAGAAACATAACCTTGATACATAAAGTCATTATAATATTTATTCATAAACTCAACAATTTTCCAAAAAACATAATTTTTATCAACTGGATTTAGTTGAGTATAATAAATTGCGGCATTCCAAATGGCTTTATTTACAGTCAAACCATTTATGTCTCCATCTTCTACGATACTATAAATTTTACTTTTTTCATTGAAATTAAACCTCATCGGCTTTTTCACCTCCAACTTTAATGGTTTTACTAAAGAATTTTGTCCCACAACAAGAAAACTCTGCTTCTAAACACTTTTCTGGATAAGTAAGTACATTGTCGTGCTTTTTTAACATATTCTCAATAATTTGATTACCACAAACATCCCAAACAACACTTTTACTCATTTTTCCAGTATAACAAATATCTAAAAGAATATCACAAAGAGTCTCTTGATTTGGGCAAATAGAAGTTATATCCTCTATAAGAACTTCAAGCAATCTATCTTTATCTACTAAAAGTATCTTTCGCTCTTCTTCATTGTTAATTTTTCTGCTATTTAAATTCTTTAAATCCATTAAGTAGTGTTCACACAAAGATTTAATTTCAAAATAAGAAGTTCTTTTAACTTCATTTCCTGACTTATAAATCCTGTAATCAAAATCAACATCATCACAAAGAAAGTTTCCACTAAATTCACTTTCTATTTTCCAACAAATACGGTTCATAGTAGAAGGGGACATGTCAATCGGGCACTTTATTGTGCAATATTTAACAAATTTATCTGCATCTTCACTCAAATCATCCATTTTTAGCATATCTTCAAACGAATATCCATATAAACCAATTGATTTTGAGTTGGCTTCTTCGATAAATTTCTGATAATTGATTCTTTCTGCATCGTAGTTATACATAAAGAAATATGGCTTTTTGTTTGCACAAATGGCCTGATTGAACTGTTTTTTCACTTGAATTTCATCGAAATCTTCTGGTTTTATAACATTTGCTCCATATTGATACCATTCTTTTGGCATTGGAATCGGTAAAATACCTTTGGCTTTATCTATTTCACGTTGCTGCAATGCTTGACCACACTGTGTTCTATATCTTAAAACTTCATATTCCTCGCTGTCTTTATCATAGTTGGCCATCAAACTGGTCATTGCAGTAATTTTATTTGTTATGGACCCAATCTTACTGCCAAATCCCGCTTTATTAGAGGCAATGACATCTTCATCTGTAACGACCTTCTTAGGAGCTTTGGTTTGTATACAGTTTAAAGCGGGGAGGTTAGTCTGTCTTCTCATTAACGGCGCATTATTCGTTGTAAACAACAAGTCTCCATCAAAATCAAAGCCATTCAAAGCAGCAGGCATAGTGTCCCATCCATTCACAACTATGCAAGTATTGATATATTGAAACCAGTCAAGAGCCTTTTCGTTTGTACAAATGTTTTGAGCAACTATAGAATGAGCATTGCTCATTGGTGCTCTAAAACAAAGAACCCTATCTACACCCTCATCATACCAATACTTGCTATAAATTTCACCCGCCTTTAAGATTCCATGTGGATTTAAACCAAACATACTCTCACAAAGGGCATATAAATCACCAGAAAGGATTTGAAAGTTCCCATGTAAATCTAAAACACCAATTTTGGCATCTTTTATGCGTCTATTTATCATTTTTTTAATTTTTGAACGAATATAAGGATCATTTATGGCTGTCTCATCAATCATAAGTGCCTTTGCAACATTATCGGCAAATAATACATTCTTTTCATTCAGACCTTTTCCACATAAATATGCAACACTTTTTCTTGGATCTAGTTCCATAATATCCTTGATTTCATTGACCGTAGGAGCAACAAGCTCATCTATATCTTCATTTGTGAGGTCTAAAGACTGAATAAACTGATAATTCAACTGTCTTATATCATCATTTTCTTCTTCTGAGGTCTTCGTAACCCTTAAAGTATAATGATTTTCAATGCATTTCGTATAATAATCTTCCCAAGAACTATAACTACCACATAATTTAAGTTGACTTTCAGTTAAAATTAAATCAGCATCACGAACATCTCTTTCTTGCCCCCAATAATCCTCAATTAAATATTTTTCAGGATTTTCTTCGGAGGCACCAACGACTTCTTCTGCAAATCTTATGAAATCAAAAGTAAGTGCCATACCCTTTGTGAAAGCACAACGCATATTACACCCACTCATAGTATGCTCTGAATCTCCATTCAACTCCCCATTCCATCTTTTAGACAAATGGGGGAGCATCATAGAACATCCATCCGACATATTATTTTCAAAATCAGCATCGTGCTTCTCAGTAACTTTCGGTTCTGATGTTGGATCACTATCGTCTATTTCAATAAAATTGGCCTTAAAATGAACAATACAGTCTTTTACGACAATTATTCCACCTGGAATTTTATTCTCTTTAGATCTTGGCCAACTAACTGGGATAGAAGCACTTGCTGCAAGTGATTCATAAGCCCCATATTTAGCAGGGGAGAGCTTTATACTCGTGTTTCTGCCATTTTCTATGCGTCTTTTCAATTCATCATGAATATTTATCTTTTGTCCTTTGTATTCAACAATTCTATCTGCGGCATATACAACACTAGATGTTTTGACGCCATTTGTAGTACATATAAGTCTTTTATACGCTATTCCATTAACCTTAAAGCCTTCATTTGCTCTATCATAATCGGACTTTTTATCTATAATCAGGCATAAGTAGTCCTTTTTAAACTGCAAATCATATAATTTTGAATACTTTTCCGAGATTTTCGTCTTATTTTCTGCGCTATTTGGCTGTTTCTTTATATTTTTTATTTCATCTTTTATCTTTTTTGCGTCATTATCATAATTTTCAGTACCATTTAATTCGTTAATCCATGTTAAAATTTGTGAATCAGCCAAAGAAACAACGACCCCTGGTATTTTTCTTGCATCCGATAATGGTAATTTTAAGTCCCAATTATTTTGTCTGAGTAAACTTGAATTTATTTTATATATAAACTGTTGTGTTTTTTGTGCTTTTGCCAATAGTCATCACTCCAATCATATTGGAACTTAGTCCTCTATATCTTTCAATTCAAAACATCTGTCACAATAAACCTCATGACTTGGAAGAATTTCAACAAATTCTCCATCTATCCATTTTTCACATCCGTCACACTTACGAGCCTCTGCATAAACCCCTCCACAAGACGGACAGCCATTCCATTCTTCATAAGGAGGAGACTCAAGCCCGTGAGTTTCTACATATTTGCGAGGATTTTCAAATATACATCCACAATCCAAACAAATATACACGCTATCACCCTCCAATCAGTTTAAATCAATCATCCAAACATCATCATAAATATTTCCAACTACCTCCATATTCTCCTTTAACGAAAGAAGATAGAAGATATTTTTATCAATTTCTTTCGCACAAAATAATGGAGCTTCAAAAACTACAACAAATAACCTGTTTCCGTCTCGAATAATGTCTCCCTCGTACACTTTTGTTCCATTTTTATCATAACAACCAGTCCATTGGCCTACAGTTGACGAAATAACATCATAAATAGCGTGTCTATTACGATAAATGCTATAAAACACACCATCAAACACTAATGATCCATATATCCACTTTCCATCTTTAGTTTTTGCTCTATATCCTCTAAAATCACCCAAAATTAATACCCCCAATCGTTATTTTCGCTCAATTTTCTGCGCAAATACTCATTTTCGGTGGCAAGATCATCAAATTTACCTACCGTCAGCATTGAGCAAAGCATAAAACCAAGAACTGTGCCTCCGATAAAAGTCAAAATTAAAGCCATAATTTTTCATCCTCCAATTCTTTTTAGCCAAGCTGGTATTCTATATAATCACATTTGTTACACTTGTACTCATACCGAGGAGGGTTACTGCAAAACACAATATTTTCATGTTTGCACATCCCACCTCCACACTTTGGACAGATGTACTTTGGTTCAGACCATTCCCGCTGATAATAATAATATGGAGCGCCAATAAATTCACGGTATTCATCAGCAGTCGGTAGATCAGTTGTTAGACCAGTTACAAATGCATCGCCAGCGTTTAGACCATTATTATTCACAGTAATTATTTTATAATCAGTAGTGTTTGTTATATAAGTTTTATTAGTTATATGATCTGTTGTTTCACGAAGTGGCTGTACAATTGGAATTGTACCATTAATCATAAAATCATTATTTGGGCAATCCTCACAAGGACTAATAATGCATCCGTATGGTCCATTATTCGGACAATTTTCACATAACTTATTCATACATTTCACCACCTAGCTCTTCAATTTTCTTCAATAAGGCATCATTTGTTTGCAACGCACTCTCTAAAGCACTCTTATAAGCGTCTCTTTGATGAATAATTCTTTCAATTTCGTTCTTGATTGTTCTTGTAAAGATTTCTTCGGTAGCATTTCCGGTCGCCCTTGCTGCGGAAATACGAGTATCTATCAAATTTAATACCTGTTCCATATCAATCACCTACTATGATGAAGTCATTCATAAAAAATACAATCCCCATACTTTTTCTCCTTATAAGTTATTTATCTAAAAGAATCGTCCAAATTTAAACGAAAATTTTACCTATGAAATTACATTCGACAATCTCTATCTTAAAAAATAGAGTGATTTTTATACATTATTTATGTATGTTTTAAACTACGTCCCTTTGCCAACCTTTCTGCAGCCGCCAAACGCTGTTCTTCAGTCATTTCACGTTTCGCTTTTGGCTTCGGTTCGCGAAACCAGCTTACTGGTACATGTACAACAATTGAACTTTCATCTTCTGCAACCACTACAACATCATCAGGATGTTCATTTTGCAGTTTCTTGATATGCCTAATGGTTGCAAAATCATCACTATACCATGTTAGATATTTTTCGCCCTTTATAAATTCTACAGAAACCTCTGCCATAAAGTACCTCCATTAATTTTGTATTGTTATCTTTTATCTAAAGCTCTTTCGCAATTGAGACATATCTGTCTTCCTTCTGGAATTACCTCTCCACAACAGACACAGGTTTCAACGCCCGCATTGTTTTCTACCTCTACATTACACACACAAGTATCTGTTCCGTCATCCTTAATCTCACACTCTAACATGCAATCCTTACATTTATTCATTTATATCCTCCTATCAAATATTACTTAAGATCATCATCTAGTTTGTCAATCACTGCAAGACCGACAATAAAGACAATAAGAATCAGAAAAATTTCATAGCACATAATAAACCTCCTTAATCCCAAAACCTACCAAAGTTCTCGCAGAAAAGATTGAAGAATTCTTCATTCGCATTTTCTCTCATTGCATAATGGTCCTCAAAATTATGACAATCATCATAAATAGGGTTCCTTTCATCCATAAAATCAAGGAGTTCAATCATACGATTCAAAATTGAGTCCCACTTTGCCTTGTTCCATTCATCACTTTCTTCAATTGAAAAGACCGGAGTACCATAGCTCTCATCTCTGTGCCATTCCAAAATCTCCTTCATGATATCAATAAAATATTCATCAAATTCCCAAAGAGCCATAGGGAAATACCCGCGCTTGAGAACAAAGACAATACGTTTAAAGAAAATGGGAATATCCTTAATGTTTCGCCAGAAATTTTTGCCACGGTACATAAATAGACCACAAGTAAGTTTATTAGTTTTCATCATTCAACCTCCTACATCTTCGCCTCATACGCCAATCCCTTCGCATCGAACGAATACGCCATCTTCGCCCCAAATGGTATTATCTCCGTCCCAATAGGTACTGCAATCATTGCACGATGCAGTGCAGACATCCATAGGACCCTCAAAAGACTTCTTGCATCTCTTTCGCGGTTGCCCGTCTATCCCGATTCTGTAATCTCGTGAGAAACTGTAAAACACGCTTACTGTCATACTTCCACCACAGTGCGGACAATAGTCTGTAACCTCTCTAGCATCCGTCCCTTGACCACGCCGATATCTTGCAAATGGCATCCACATTCCACAGCTAGTACACTGCGGTATGTCTGCAGTATAAACTCTCCATTCAGACATTATTAACTATCCTCACAGTAAAATCTGGAAATATTAGCCAAGTTCCACCGTTTCGTGTCCCAAACCGTGGAACAAAGATACCCATCTTCTATGTGTACAGATTTCACGTGATATACCCGAGGATTCGTAAAGGCTCCAAACTGCCTTTTCATGTATTCCTCAAATTCGTCCTTGAAGACGATAGTTAACCGCATCACTCCACCTCCTGACTCCAGAACTCACGGCGGCAAGATTGACAACTCATTTTAATATCAGTTGATTGACATGGATAGCATTCATCTAGTTCCAGTGGACAAAAATCTAATACACCATCCGCAAAGACTTTGGCATTAGGCCACTGCTTCAGGAAAACACTCTGCCGCGTCTTGCGGGGGTGCTCAGAAGACCATTCCTCAACTATAGGAACAAGTCTCTTTGCGTCAATTTTATCAATCATAATACAAGCGGTGCCCCTTTCTCCATAATTGTCAGCAGGACACCCTTCACAACGTTTAGGTGTATATGTTGCACACATACGATTTCTCTCATGAATAAATTCTATAGCATCCATTATTTAACACGCTCCTTTACAGTATAAATCTTACCTTCAACTTTAATGATTTCATATTTGTTTTGAAACTCATTCATACTAACTGAATCATCAGTAGTTACTTGGTAGCGAGTTTCATATTTCTTTTCAGGGATAAGACAGCCGACAGTAATAGTTAGAGCTACGAACATAATAAGAATGGCAAATTCCATACCGAATCCTTTAGGTTTATAGTCAAGTAATGCAATAAATATAAAAATTGATGCCATAAGAAAATATATGAATAAAGTGATAGACCCCACGATACTCGCCCTATTAGTTAAATATTCATAACTATTAAGAATTGTTACTCCATTCATCAGTACAAATCCTCCGAATACAATTCATTTTCACTATGATCATTTTTATATTCAAGCACAGTTTCTGGAAGCTGGCCAATCTGCTGTGCCCACATAAAGGCTTCGTGACGATTATAAAAGTTGTTTCTGTCATCTACAAAGCCCTCCACAAGAAAATCAGATGTTGTATTATAACCAAAACAACGTATCATATCATAGATATCTCCATGACGAAGACCATGGAAAACCTGGCCTGTAGATGTATCTTTAATTGCCGCACAAATAATCATATTTTAATCCTTTCTTTCATAATGTCCATTTTATGTAATATCAATTTTTTGTCTTTTATCAAAAAGATTAGCATAATTACTAACTCTGCTGTTCCACGCTTCTATTGCATTTTCGACGGTAACACAAACTCTACTCGTAGCCCCACAGAGTTGGCATTGAATATAGACATAGTGGGTGTTATAAGGAAAACGCATGGAGGCAAATAACTTCTTTCTCTTAATGTATCTTTTTTCTGCATCTCCTCCGCAGAACGGGCATTGTTTTAATTCACTCATGTTTTAACTCCTTTAATTTTGTATTGTTTACTTAAAATATTTTTCCCAAGTAGAATTAAGGCAGTCTATATAGTTTAGATCAATATCATCATCCCATTCAACTTGTGGGCCAGTCTGTTCGTCTGCAAAGTGGCAGATGCAATTTACAGCAACACCATCTAAGGCATCTTGTTCGATTAGAGTTTTAATTTCGTCCAGAGATAGGTCATCCTCTAGGTCACAGACATACAATGTCATTTTATAAAGCTGTGCCATGCTAAGCCTCCTTTAATTTCGTATTGTAATTGTAACATAAATTGGTAGTTTTGTCAAGAGGGAATTAGTCGGAGTTTTCTGCCATATAGTCAAAAAACATAGCAAGCCACATTAGTCCCCATATAACCCAAGTGCGCCAATCTGCAAACCCAAAAGATTTTGCAAGAATGATAAGAATAGTAGTTGTTGTAGTGAATTTAAGCATTTCAAATAAATCCTTCATAATCATATCTCCTCAAAAATACCAAGGCTGTTCATATACTCGTTGTACTTCTCAATTACAAACTCAAGAGTAGGGAAGTTGCACACATCTTTTCCAAACATATCTCCATAGAACGGAGTGTATGGTTGTCCAAAGTCTTCGTCTAGAACTAGAATATTGTCAAAGTCATTCCAGTCATGGATGTTATCTTTGAAAGCAATGCCGATAGAAAATTCAAATTCGTAAGGTTTATAATAAAAACATTTTGATAGAAAGAGTTTAGATTCTTTATTTATCCAGATGCCACCTTCACGAGCATTGAGTGTTATTAGGTCGTTGGTGGTAATGTTTGACTTTAGTTTGTATCTGTTAATTTTCATTTTTGTTCCTCCTGTTCAATTAGTGGCAAAATACCATCACTCTTTAGTAAATCATAAATAAACAATCTGCCTTTCTGAGTCCAATATGTGTGAACTTTGGCAAAAGCAGAAGTATCTGTCGCATAAGTTTTTGTATGAGTATATCCTTTAGAAGCATACTTTTGATACAAAAGCCAAATATCTCCCCGACGATATTGAACGCCCTTGTCGTGCAGATATTGATTCATCCATTTAGCAGACTTTCCATAATCTTTTGCAATAGTGGTAATGGTGATAACATCCTTACATTGCAGGACAATATCATAATAAGTTACTTTAGGCTCCATCTCTGCAATTTGCTGATTCTGGACGGAGACGGTTTGTAGCAATTTATTATTATCTTCATTTAGTTGGCGCACAGTTGCTAAGGTGGTACGGAACATTAACTTTGTTGCCTCATCCGCTGTTGGTAAATAGGTTGAAATAAATAGTTCATCATTGGCAACATAACCACCAGTTTTACGGATAGATGGGATAACTTCGTGTGTAATCCACCTCTTAAATTTCTTAGCTACAGGTTTACGAGATCCAAGAACCAAAGTATAAAGACCTGCCTCATTAACTGTATTTAAGTTTTGAACTCCTCCAAGGGTGTCGGTTAAAACTACTCCCTTTTCATCATCATCCAAACGATTAATAGCATCTCTGCTATTAGTAATGTCCAATGCGTCACATATATCAGACGCTACAAACCAAGGTTCTCCATTAATCATAGTTGTTCTTACTTTACCAAATTCCTCGTTGTCAAATACCTTGATGTCGTTTGTCATAATTATTGTTCCTTTCTATTAATTAATTTTGTATTGTAGTAGATATTGTCTATAACTTTAAAATCTCTATGAAAATCACGCATTATAATTCTTCCTCTGGTTCTTCATAAAATTCATAGCCGTCGCCGCAATCTATAATGTATCCTTTTTCTATGAGTTCAGCCATTGCTCTATGGTATGAAGATTTAGACAGATTGGTAACGCTCATTGCATGGTTACGACGTAACTTCAATGTAAAGCCATCCTGATTCTGCATAAAGTACATATATAGACAGTAGGCTGATTTTGTCAAAGTTTCAAGTGCCCCCCGGTTGGCGGCAATGTTCACAATGCAATAGGGGTTATTTTGGTCGGACTCTGTTTTGTTGACTGTTACTTCCATTTGACACCTCCTATAATTTTGTATTGTGATGATAACACAGAATTTTTCATTTGTCAAGGGGAAAAGTCCCAAAATTATGACACTTTTTTAAAATAGTCCCATTGGCGGGACTTTTTCACGAAAATAGTCCCAAAATTAGTACACTTTTTAAAAAGTCCCAAAATTGGGACTACCTATATGAAAAAAGTCCCACCGGCGGGACTAAAAAAGTCCCAAAATTAGGACGCTTAACAATATAATATAACAATATAATATTTAACATTATATTTAAGAAAAAAATGATTGGCAAATAGGATTGGACAATAGTGTTTGTACTTATATATTATTATATATATTTATTATTATATTATATATTATTATATATTTATATCTATATATTATTATATTTATATATATTATTATAATATATATTGTTATGTGTCCTAAAAATGGGACTATTTTTATGTTGAGAGTCCTATGGATGGGACTTTTTATTTTTTATGGGTTATGTTTTATTTTGTAGGTAGGCTTGTGCAAAAAGTAGTATAGGGATAGTTGAAAGTACCCCGGTAGGGTGGAGTTTTTGCAGAGGATTGTTTTAAAAGTATGTGGAGAGGTGTTTATAGGAGTGTGAGAAGGTGAATTTTTGAGTGGTCTGTTTTGATGATGGGAAGGACGATAGTGGATCACTTATGATTTTAGATTTTGTATTAATGTATTAGTACAATATGATGAGGAATTTGGTGATTTGTTTTGTGTTGCTTAAAAGTAGAATGCTTGTACGATACGAGAGAAATTTGTTGGATGGTGGATTTGGAGATGTGGAAGTGGGATGCTTTTATATTTGGGAATTGGGAATTGATGGGTATATTATAGGGTGAAAATATGGATGGTTTGAGAGTTTGGTTTGTGGAGATATAGGTTTAGATTTGTTGCTTTGGATGGGGTGATTTTGGGTATTTGTTGCGATTTTTTGTTTTGAGAAAATTTTTCTTATTTTTCAAGTCAGTATACAAAATAACCTCATCTTACAAAATTGTTTATTTTCAATGCTTTTGCCAGTTTTATGTACCCCCAGGTTCAATTTTCTCAAAATTGATATTTTGAGAAGTTTTTTGGTTCAGACGGTATCTTTTAAGGTGTATAATGCAATCAGCAAGGGGAAATCCCTTGACTTTATTTTTGTTTTGCACTCCGTGCCACGGATGTGCAGGAAGGAGAACGTTATGGCTAAGAAGGTTATGTTTACTCAGGAGCAGGTAGAAGAAATCGTTGCTAAGGCGGTCGCTAAAGCCCTCGCGGAGCAGAAGCCCGTGAAGAAATCCACTGGCAATGTTCAGCCGGAGGCTGAAATGGTCAAGTATACCAACGCCAAGGGCGAAACCAAGCTCATCACCCGCAAGCAGGCGGAGAACTACACGTCCCGTAGGCACACCGACGAGGAAAAGGCGGCTTGGAAGGCGAAGCGTGAAAAAGCCCTTGCCGACTTCGAGTCCAAGCGTGAAGGCTATAAGCCTTCCAAGAAGCTCATCGAGGCTATCAAGCGTGACCGTGCGAGCATCTCTCGTAAGGTTGCCAAGGACGAGTACGGCTTCGTAGGTACGAAGAAGGACCTTCAGGCACTCAAGGACAGCATCTGCAAGTAAGCACTCTCCCAGCACGGGGGACACCTTCGGGTGTCCCCCATTTTTTTTGTTCTATTGTGAGTGTGTAATTTTGCATAGGTTGAGAACACTCTCTCCTATGTGACCACACACACGCATTAGATTGGCTCACTAAAAATTCCCCGAGTATGAAAGGAGTATGTATCATGAAAAAAATCAATAGCGAGTACAAATTCATCATCCGTATGATTATCTTCGTAGCCGTAGGGCTTATGTTCGTTGCCTATGGCAAGTATGTGGACAAAGTCGTTCGTAAGGAGACAATTCAGTCGGCTGAGTTTGTTGAGTTCACCGACGATGGCTACATCATCAGCTTCGACGGTGAAGCACATAGCTATAGCTTCGATGACTAATCACACGGGACGATGCCTTCGGGTGTCGTCCCAATTTTTTGTCTAATTATGAGAGCACAAATCCACACGGGATGAACACAGTTTGTCTTGTGTTTATATATACGCATTAGATGCGAATTGCTACAAACCTACGAGTATGGGTTAAGCATTATAGAGTGCTTAACCCTTATCTGTACCGATAGATACCGTAGTCCCAAGCAATCGATTGAGCGAGGGACGAATATTTCTTAGGAGGAACTCATTATGAAGTTCACACTCACAGACTTGCATAGTCTCTATCATGATTGCAAAATCATCGGTTGGGCAGAAGGTACAATGTCCACAGTCAAAGATGCGGACGTTTTGTTTGTAGCTGACACCAACCACAATATCATTGCCCAGTTCGAGAATGTGTGCGACAACGACGACTTTATGTGGTTCGAGTTGAATGTGGCATATGTAAGTATGCTTGGTCGTCATACAATTGACCTGATGGAATGGCTCGATGGTAGATGCACCATCAAGGAGTTTTGACTTATGCATCTTCTCAAACTATTTAGCAAAGATGCACACAGAGTTGTTGCCATATGTGGTAGCAACTCTTTTTCATCCCTATGCACCGTTGCCAAGTTCCACCACATTCGTGTCATACCACGAAGTGGTGGTTGGGACATCTTCAAAAAAGGTGTCCATTACACATTGAGTACCAAATCACTTAACCGTGATGGCATTTATGCTCGACTTAAAAAATTATAAACCCGTATCGTGCCCTTGAGTTGTATGGCTCAAGGGTATCATTATGGGCTTATGTTTGTGCCACTCACTTAGCGGGAGTTAAGGCCAAGTCCATAGGAAGGAGTAAATCATGACTAAGTTCGAGCAGGTAGGAATCAACTATCAATATGATGCGCTGACCAAAGAGGCGGCAATCAAGGCTTTCAAGCATTCTTGCAACTGTTGCTGCAACAAGGGGATGCACATTGACTGTGACCACTGTGCCATTGCCTGTACCCATGCTATGATCGTAGCAATTTTCGACAGTAAGGAGGACAAGTAACATGAAGATGACTAAGATTCAGAGAGACGCTATCAACGCTAAGAAAGAGGTGTTCCGTGGCTACTGTATCCCTTGGGATCACAGCCTCACCAACAAGTTTATTCAGGAATGTGCCAAGCGTCCCAACACCAATCCCGAAGTAATTCTCGATATTCTCACCCACGACATCATTGTGAAGAAGATTGAGGCCAAGCCTGTGAGCTACTACCTCAACCTTCTCCGTAAGCACTATCCTCGTGCCGATGCCATCTATGAGGATGCTATCATTGACATCTGCGGTCAGGATGGCTTTGAAGCCTTGAGGAAGAACAAGTGCATCGAGGCTTGTGGCTATCTCTATGGGCGTAAGCTCTACGCCGTTTAACAACCGTTGGACGAGTTCTGACGAGTACAACTGAATATCTGGTGCAGTCGTGTAATGCCGTGAGCATAAATGTCCATTGATTTGGCTTATGTTTTTTAACCTTGCAACACGATGTGCCGAGTGGTTTCTGAAGGACTTCCACTCAAAAAGTCCTATCCCAATGGTTAGCGCTTATGTGTTGACCAACATTTTATGGTTGACGAACCTTAACCGTGGAGGACTCTATGAATAAGCATGATGTGATGAAGGCTCTGGCTCTGTGCAATAGCCATGGTGGTGACGCATGTGCTAAATGTCCTTATGCTGGGACGAATAATTGCTACATTCAGATGACCCACGATGCCATTGCTCTGCTCCAGTCCAACGACACCAAGCCCACCTACCACACGGCTATCATCTACACCAAGCACACCAATCTGATGCCGTGGTTGCAGAGCAACTACCCCAAGTTTGGTACTCACGGTATTGCTGAACAGGCTCAACTCATTCGTGAGCGTTACTCCAAGGATCGTGATGTGCAGCTCATTCTCCTCGTCCGTCATGAGGATGGCAAGTGTATCTGCCGCATCAAGTGTCCTATCAATCCTCTGCCCATCAAGGGTGAGTTCCAGTGTGTGTCTACTGGAGAAATGAGCAAATTGCTCAAGTCTATGGGGTGGACATACAAGGAGAAAGTCCACAGTGGTATGTTTGCGTAAAGCAAAAGGCAAAAGCAAATTCAAAGCGAAAGGAGGTGATAATTTAATAATCAATCCCATCAAGCGAAAGGAGAAATGTTTATGTTCAAAGGCAAATTTCAAATTGAAGAAGGCCCAATCTATGAGGGCTACACCAAAGGAAATCACTGGAATGGATGGGCTTGTCCGTATTTCACAAAGGAAGTAGCCGACCAGATTGCAAGGGAGGTCAATGCCGATGCTCCCGACTGCACAATGTGCTACGACAAGGCAAACGATGCTTTTGCCTACAAGGGATATATGGAAGAAGAAGTCGTTATCTTCAAGGGAGAGGACATTCAAGGGAAACACCTTTATCCCATTGGTGCTTACTCTTGGATTTGGGACGACCTAAGCGAAATGTAAAAGGCAATGGCAAACGGAAATCAAATGTATGAAAGCGAAGTAATGGAAATGAAACTTAAAAGCGAAATCCCCTTCATAAGGGAAAGCTTCAACAAAATCACTAACTTGCCTGAGTATGCTGAAAGACTCAAGGCAAACGGAAACTACAAGGACTTCGGCACAAGACTTGCATGGGACTGCATTCACTGTTCCATCCCAAGCGAAATTGTTTGCGGCTGGTACGACAAGTACAGTTGCAACGATGACCACATCACTACTGCGGCAAAAACCGTACTGAGAGAAATGGGGGTTTTATAATGACTGACTACGTTGCTCAAGCGAAACAGTTTCTGGCTGACTGCAATGCCACAGTGGAAATTAAGTTCCTCTGCAAGACATCACCAAGGTGGGATAGCAACCTGCACAACTGCTACTGGTTCACCATCACAACTCCGAAAGGAAAATACAGCGGCAAGTTCTACGACAGCCTGCACAATACGGAAATCTCTGATATGTCCCTTATGGACTATTGTCGCAAATACCACAAGCGAAATCCGATGGATATGACATTCTATGAGAGAAACAAATGGACAAAGGAACTTGCAAAACTCAAGGCAAACGCAATCCCTACCGAGTATGACATCCTTGCTTGTGTAGAGAAATACGGCTATGACAGCTTCAGTGACTTCTGTGCCGAGTTCGGCTACAGTACCGACAGTATCTCTGTAAGGGAAACTTTCCTTGCTTGTGGTGAGGAATATGCAGGGCTTCGCCGTATCTTTACGGAGGAGCAAATGGAAAAGTTGAGGGAAATTTATTAAGGAGGTAAGGAAAATGTTCGGACATAAAAAGAAACTCGCTCAAAAGAAATATCAGGAGTTTCTCTACTTAGATGGACTGGCAATAACTGCTTCTATTCTTCTCGATAGAGCGGAAGTTGAACCAGAAATAAAGTTTGTCGCCGTAGGCTTGAAATATGCAATGGAGAAGTTTGCCGATGAGTTTGGTAAGGGAGAGCAGATGTATGATATTTACAAGCAATATCCGAAATTGAAATTGCTTGAAGGGAAACAAGACAAATGAATCTGATCGAATTTCTAAAAAGGCAAAGGAGTAAAACAAATGATTGCCATTTTACTTATCATTGATGCCTTCGTCCTCTTATTCGGAGAGGACGAAAGGAAAGACGGAATTATTGTTCTTATTTTAACAATTATAGGCATTTTTTACCAGCTTATCGAAGCGTTGGTAAAAATCTAAACGGAAAGGAACAAAGCAAATGTTTAGGGTGTATTTTTATGTTGGCAAAGATCTCATTGTCAATGGGACGATGCAATATCTTCCAAGACAAGGAGAAAAGGTAAAGGTAAACGGTAAACTGTATAAAGTGGAAGATGTTGCGTATCTAATTGAGCCGGGAACATCTTCCACAACAGAAGTCGTAATTAGGATGGTTTAAGGAGGTAGAAACCAAATGAACGTACTCGACAAACTTAGCATCCTTTCGGCAATGCTTAATTGCGGTGCATGTGGCAACTGTATTGCAAAAGGCCATTGCCAACATATACGAAAAGGGGATTACATCGTGGAAATCATCCATGATGTAAGAGAACTACTCAAGGAGAAAAATCATGACGATTGACCACCGATACGGACACTATGTTGTCCTCGATGACAACGGAGATGTGTATTGCTCTTGTGATACGCACAAGGAAGCGGCTGACGAAATTGCGGAAGCGGAAAACAACTGACAATACAAAATTACTGAGAAAGGAAATTACTATGAAAAAGATTATTGCTATGCTCCTCGCCATTATGACCGTCTTCTCCCTGACTGCCTGTGGCAGCAACAAGAAAGTCGCCAACAACATCAAGCGAAATGAACCATGGCAGGATGTCGACAAACAACTACGTGAGGACCTCGATGACATGATTCTCCACACAGAATATGACGATGGTGTCTATTATGTGTTCGTATCAATCGAAGGTGTAAACACCACCTCGACCTTCAATAGAAACGGTTTTGACAGTGCATTCAGCGACCTGAGCGAAACCATTTATGAGACTGCCGAAGTGGAAAATGCAATCGTTGTTCTGGCGTACAATAACACCGACCACGTTCTGTATACCACCTACAACGGAACCGACATCACTGACTACATGAACTAAATGAGGTAAATAATTATGTTTCGTGTTGGAGATAAGGTAAGAGCGCTTAGACATACTCCGTATATTATTACAACCAACGGATGGACTGGCTATGTGACAAGAGTCTATGGTGATACGATTTGGGTATCTCAACAGAGAACTAATCTTGTAGATGAATCCAACAACTTTATGGTGGAAGCTTGTTATTTTGAGCTGGTTGAACCGGCTTCAGAAAAGAAAAAGGAGGAAATTAATATGGAACTCGTAAAGGAAATCATCACTGACGAAGAAAGGGACATACTACTCGATAATATGAAGTTCCTGCTCGACCAGTATGACTATCAGTACACCGATGAAGCTCTCAACAAAATTATCGACACCTGGGCAACCAACAAGGCAGACCTCATCACCGCAT